GATGTATTAAAACATACGAATAGCCTTAAATATATTTAATAGAATATGGGATATGGAATTGATTTTGAAACAGAAGAAGAGGAGGATGAAGAATATGACGGATGAGGAATTTGTATTGGATAATAAGAAAAAGGTTGTTGTAAGAAAAAGAATATCTTATTTAAACAAAGGGGATAAAGTGTGGATCGTGTCTTCCGACGGGTATCTGCTGCACACGGACGTAGTTAGAGCCGAACGCGGACGGTCTTATGTGGATATAGACGGTATCCTGTATTGGAAGCGAGGATTAGATGGCAAGCATCGTAATCGTAATAACTACATGCAGTTTGCCATGACACCAGAAGACGGTAAGAAGTATGTCGTATATTACCCGGAAGGATTTAAAGACAATGACTTATGATAGTTCCGGAAACGCATTTGCTATATAAGGAGTTTAATGGTGTGAAACGTCTTGCCATATCTTATTCCCAGATGGACACGTTTCTTACTTGTCCAATGAAATGGTATAAAACTTATGTGGAGGGCAAAAGGTCTACGGAAAAACAAGAAGCTACGTCTTATGGTACAGTTATTCATAAGACACTGGAATACTTCTTCAAGAACGGAAGACAGCCTTCTGGCAAAGACCTGGGGAAAGCTATAAGTTACTATGCTTACCAAGAAGACATACCTTGGCAATCACCGGAAAATATGATGATAGCCATGAAGCAATCTGGAGAGCTTCTTGCTTGGATTGTGGATCTGTTTAAAAAAGACGGCAATAGGTTTATGATAGCTGATAGTGATCTTAATCCCTGCGAGAAACTTATCAGACACGGCGCTATAGTTGGAGTCGAAGAAGATTTTGTGCTGCCGTACCGTCTTCCTAAGCCTGTTAACATAAATGGAGTAATTCATACTCATGTGTACATAGTAGGATCGATAGACCTTCATCTGGCTATAAAAAGCAAGAACGTAGTTCACCATTATGTCATAGATTGGAAATCAGGTAATAAGGTTTTTGATTCTAAGAAGTTGGAAACGAATTTACAGCATCCTATATATTCATTTTACATCTATAGAAAATATGGTGGAGTTCTACCAGATATGAACATCTATTTCTTTACCAGAACCAGACAATACCAAAAGGTTAAGGTGGATGAGGAACGTAAAACAAAATCTATAGAGATGCTAAATGACACTTTGTCTAAAATGTATGATTTTGAAGATAATAGTGTAAAAGCATTTCAAGCATACATCCAGGGAGCAGAAGGAGCCAGGTATAGCAAGCGGCGTGCCACCCTAAGCGAACCTGTTTCGCAAAACAAGCTACCCTGCCCGTCAGCACTGTGTTATTATTGCGACTTTGGATTACATAACAAAAACGAATGCCCTTTCTCTTCGGATTGGGATCCGTCTAAAAAGATAAAACGATGAAATACGAGGACGTTCAAAAGTTAAGAACAAAATACCGGCAAGATCCGGAAGTTATAAACGTAGAATACATGAGAGACGTTGCTGTAAGATGCGGGAATTTCAAGAAAGCGTTTGAGCTTCAGGAAAGACTGGAGGATATATGGTTTAACTACTTAAAAGAAATACAATGAAAGAAGCATTGATAGCAGGAGCAGCGGTCTTTTTATTATCATACTTGTTTGTAACGATTCTTATAAAAATAAGCAGGGTAATAGATCGGTATAAGATGAAGAAGAAGACCGACAAAATAAAAGTTGGTCAAAGATACGAATACAAAGGCTACTTCATGGATCCATTTGAAAGAGGCAAGCATATAATCAAGATATTAGATATAAAGGAAGGGTACGCTCTGTACGAGTACGGAAAAAGCCCAAGTTTGTTATGTTCTATGGAGCTTGAAGATATTGTCGAAAGATATGTTTTAATTACTGATATAAAATAAGGGATTATGGAAAAGAAAGTCACAATCAAAGAAGGGATGGATATTTTTTACAAAAATGCAGGGAAAGGTATATGGGTCTATATTGGACTTTTTGGAAATAAAGTGCTATCCATTTTAAAAAACAAAGGTGTTATTGCATGCGAAAACGATGCTGAATATTGCGTGTTGATGGATGGAGAAGATCATTTCATAAGTATAGCAAAAGACATGAGTCACGACTATTGTTGTGAGTACGTTGTAGAAAGAGCAGAAGCCTACAGAGACTACCCCTCCAAAGGTGCTACATGCAGTGTATGCCTGTTTGAAGATAATGAGAATAAGGCAAGGGAGATGTTGAAAGAGGCGATAATAGAACTTTCAAAAAATAATATAATAGATTGTGATGGGCTTTGAACTTAGACCTTACCAAAAAGAGGCAGTAGATGCCGGGCTTAAGTTTCTTACAGGAAGATCTAAAAAGCCTGGCATAATAGTAGCCCCATGCGGAGCGGGTAAGAGCCTTCTGATATCCAAGATAGCGCATGAGATAAATAGACCAACGTTAGTATTGCAGCCATCAAAAGAAATTCTGGAGCAGAATTATGCTAAGGCTGTATCATTCGGTTCTAAACCTACCATATATTCTGCTTCATGTGGTATAAAGGAACTGTCGGCTATGACTTATGCGACATTAAAGAGCATAAAGAAAGACGTAGCAAGGTTGAAAGATATAGGGATAGACACCTTATTGGTGGACGAATGCCACTCGGGGTATTCCCCTGAGGAAGGTTCTGAATTTATGGAGTTTATGAGCGAGTTTCCCGAGGCGAAGGTGCTGGGCTTCACCGCCACTCCCTGCCGCCTCAGAGCCTACAGTTCCATGCTGGAAGGAAACTATAGCAAACTTAATATGCTGACAAAAGACGAGCATAACTTCTTCAAGAAGTTAGTTCATGTAATACAAATACAAGAGCTAACTTCTCAAGGTTTTTGGTGTCCACTTAAGTACGAACGATGGTCATTTGATGAATCGGCTCTGATGTTAAACAGTACCGGAGCCGAATACACCAACGAATCTATTAAAGAAAGCATCGTACGAAATGGCTTAAACAACTCTATCTACAAGCGCCTTCTTCAGCTTATGAACGAACGTAAAGCCATTTTGGTTTGTATGGATTCTATCGAATCATGTAATAGAATATCAGAGTTTATGAATGCCAGGATGGGAGCCATAACCGGTGTCGTAACATCGCTAACAACCAAAAAGAAAAGAGAACAAATCATATCCGATTTCAAAGAAGGCAAGTTGAAGGTGGTTTTTAATTATTCAACGCTTGCTACCGGATTTGACTTTCCTGAACTTGACTGTGTGATGTTTGGGCGTCCAACATTCTCATATTCAGTATTTTACCAGATTGTAGGCCGTGCCGTTCGCATCCATCCTGACAAGAAAGAGGCACTGATAGTTGATTGCTGCGACAACATGAGGCGTTTCGGTCGGATAGAAGACTTGACAATCGAACAATTCCCTTCTAAAGGCTGGTGTATGTTTGCCGGCGATCAACTTCTGTCCAATATAAGGATGGGTGATATTATTACCAAAGACGAGATCCTTCGCCGGGCAGCCTCGCTTAAATCTGTGAATGGAGATGGTAGGAGAGAAGACGATCTTGACAGTATAATAATGTGGTTTGGAAAATATGAAGGAATTAGATTCAAGGACATACCGGTGTCGTATTTTAGGTTCTTGGCTGAGAATATGGCAGTAAAACCAGGAGATAGAAAAGAAAAGATTATCGAATATTATAATAGGATAAAGGCATGAACAACAAGAGAAGAAAAAAAATATCAGATGTTGTCAAAAACGTAAATAAGTATAAAACAGATTTTGAATACATCAAATCAAAGTTATCGGAGTTGAAGTACAACATAAATTCAGCCAAGGATGATGTTGATATGATTTTAGATGAAGAGACTGAGGCGAGAGATAATATACCGGAATCGTTACAAGACTCAGAAAAATATTGGGAATCAGATCAGGCTGTAGCTAACATGGAGGAGGTGGTTGATGACATGGAAGGCATTATAAATGATATAGATGATGTGATTTCAACCATAGATGGGAGCATTAAAACCATAAATGGTTCTATAAAAGTAAATTTAGTAGGAATAATATAAATGGAAACAAATGAATTAAGGGAAATACTTAAATTGTATGGTCTTCAACATGATGTTGTTATCAACAAAAGTTCAAGAAGGTATTCTATTATCTTAGATAATAACATAATAGGAACCAATCACGACAAAGAGAGGGTGGTTGTGTTCCGTTCTATACCGGAAGGGAAAAACACATTCTGCATGGAGCGAGATAGGTTCTACACGGAGTTTGAAGAAGCTTTTGATGACGATAAAGCCATAGAAGCCGTAAGACAATATTTTGAAAACAATAAAACAGAAAGTCATGAACGAAAACGAAGTATTTAGATTAAAGGGCAGAATAGCTATATCCAACCTATCACGTGAGGACAAGGATATGATAAATAGCATCCTTGATGGTATCAACAAAAAGGATGAAGAGGAAAAAGGATATGTCTATACCGTGAGAGTAAAACTAAACAACGGAAAGGTTGTATATGCTACTTTATTTTTTAAAAGCAAGACCGGTCCTACATTTGAAGACTTAAAGAGGGAGCTTGATGATGTGGGAGTTAAAAATGACGATTATAGCAATAACGGCACAATCATCATTAACCGCATTGTTATGAGCGGAGAAGAATTTGATCGCTTTATAGGCGAAGAATAAAATAATGGGCTATATTATTATACTAATTGATTAAAACAACGATAAAACGATGGAAAAGATGGACAATAATACTAAAAACATCCTTTATCCAAAAGGATCTATTTTTCGTACATTGAAAGATGATAAAATAGATAAAAGTACTATAATGTACAAAGGATCTATAGTAGTTGCAGTAACAAATATAAAAGAAAATGACAAGTTTGCTGAAGTTTGTTACAATGGAAACACAATTATTATAGAAACAGATATTATGGAACTTGTTCTTGTAGGAGATCCAGAAAAAAGTACTTCAATAAAATCAGTGAAAAATGACATCATTGACGACAAACTACGATGGGATTTGCTTCCGATGGAAGAGATTGAGGACATTGTAAAAGTCTATCATGCCGGAGCCAAGAAATATGGGCCTAATAATTGGCAGAATCTTGACAATGGCTTTGAACGGTATCGTGCGGCGGCTGCCAGGCATATAATGGCATACCTGAAAGGAGAGAGAACGGATAAAGAGACGAACGTGCACCATTTAGCTGCGGCTGCATGGAATGTGATAACTATGTTGTGGTATGATAAACACGGAAAAGGATTAATACCATTAAATAAGGAGGAAAAGAAATGACAAAAAAACAAATGATTCAACTGTTAGACGACGAGCTTGATGCAATGAACAAACATAGAAGTAATATTGAAAGAATTAAAAAGGAATATTTCGATTCTGTTTATGGGTTAAAGAATGGAGATAAGGTGAGTGTTCTTTACAAACGTTCGAAAGAGCCTCTTGTTGGTTTCTTTAAGAACGTGCAAATCACGAATACTGGAACAGTTATATTTACAATCCAGAAAGCTAATAAAGAAGGAAGACCTGGAAGAGGATCTTATTTGGTGTATGAAGACGATTTGAGCGAAATCAAAAAAGTAGAATAACATGATTAGAGCAAGATTTTACATTAGAAAGGATGACTGTGACAATGATTACCGTCCAGTCAAATGGCCTATAAAATATCCATATTGGTGTAGTGCAGAATCCAGTAATTCATTTGTATTGGTGGCGTATGCTGAAGATGAAGACAGCATAAAAGAGCTGTGGCCGGAGGCGTATGATATTAATGTCTTAGAAAAAGATACCGAGATTAGATTTACATTAAGATTTCCTAAACCGGAATGGTATGAATTGTACGAAAGGGAATTAGAAGAATGTGATAGGTTTATATGGATTACAGATGCGTGCATGAGAGACGGTGTAATAAGAAAAGTAAAAGCTAAAATAGAAGAGTATGGTGGTCTTTTGTTAGCCGACATTCCTGATAGGATCACTTCTTATGAAATAGGAAGGGATGCTTTTGAGAGCAAAGAAGAAGCTTTAAAACATGCAGAGGAACGGAGAACGCATCTGATCGAGTCAATTAAGAAACAATTGAATGAACTTGAAAATCTAAAATTCGAATGTGATGATTAACTACGCAGCAAAAGCCAGGAAGGCTTATTTGATAAACAATTTCGATAAGATTCTTAACAGTCTTAACACGCTTCATTCAACGGTTGAGACTATGACGTTGTTCGTAAACGACCAGGCTTATAATTACATTCTTAAGCTGAAAGAAGTGGTTAAGGACGGCCCTATGTACAGACATAATGTCAAACGATTCTTGAATGATATGGATAAGGAGATAAGGAAATACAATGCTTCTATCTACTACATAAATAAAGAGCGTAGTGAGGTTATAGCTGATATAACACAAGCGATGGAAGATTGCCTCATGCCATACATAGACGATCTGGCCGGCGCTATAAGGGCAGCCGTGTGGTCGAGGGGTGTGTCCGAGGAGCGGACGGAAGCGGCGGTACTGTCCCTAATCGTATCCTCCTTGGCCACGACATCAGGCAGACTTATCTCAGGTGGATATCAGATCATGAAAGAAATGGGTGGTGGTCAAGGTGGTAATCCATTTACGTTTATGAGCATTGATAAAATAAGGCACTTGTCTACATCATTGTCTGATGCTATTACCGGTGGAGAAATAGCTCTTGAAGAAAAAGAAGCCAATGACATAACTAAGGCAATGGATGTTTTTATTGAGAAAATGTCTGATTCGGATATTGTTGATAAGGTAATCAGCATAATCGAGGAGGCAGAATCTAAAAACAAGGAGGAACGATCATGAATTATTTGGATGGGTATGTAGAAGAAGTTCTTTCCGAGCCGTATTATGATGATTACGGATCGGGAATTTTCAGGTGGTGGGTGAAAGTGTCTTACATTTGTTATGGCATGGGAGCCGTTACTACCTTAATGTTTGATACGAGAGAAGAAGCTGAGGCTGTAAAACCAGGTTACAAATTTTTATGTTGAAAATAATATGAGATATTTTGTTTTATTGATAGCACTTGTGTTATCATCATGTTCGCATGATGATCAGGTTAATGACGGATGGGTTATACATGATCTATGTCCTTTACATGGTGGATATGTGATGTATTATGGTAAAGACGAAAGAATCCCAATATTTGAAAATAATAGGTTTATAAAATTCGTTGGACGCCAAGGGGAATACAATCTTGGAGATTCTATTAAGATCGTAAAAGTGAAATAATATGGAAAAGAATTTAAAACTCGTATGTCCGAAATGTGGCACCCCTCACCAGCCTCATTCTCCGCACACGATGGATGCAGATGGATTTGAAAGGTGTGAGATAAGGACTGTCATGGAAGACAGGGGATGGTGCTACGAATGCTCTTTTTGGCAAAATATGTACGACAAGCACAAAGACGATCCTGGATGGGTTAGAATCGATGGCGTAAGCTGGATTATCAAACCTATGGCAGCGATCGTACCAGGTGGATGGAATACTCTTGGATGTGGAGGAAGAAAGATGTATATCAATATCGAAGGGAAAGGCATTGTTACATCAAATAACTGCTGGTGCCAAGGTGATGTTTCGGATGCATTCAAGGATCTGATGCCTGATAATGCTACTTGGGCTACGAAGGAGGAATTTGACAAAGCTTCTGTAGTAGGACATATTATAGAAGGTGTTGGTTTGGTTTTCACAGATAGGGAAGGTCATGAAGTTAATGCTTAGAAACTTATTTCATGTTCTGCTTATACAAGAAAAGATGGTAACTACAACAATCCCCAACCATACAATAGGCGTACGGTTGGGGATTGTTGTCATATCGTAAAATTAAGTGTTTTTTTTAATATCAGATATTCAGTATGAACTTTACTTCCGCCATCATCTATCAAGTCCAAATTAATATAAGCTGTATATGATACATGATGATCACCAGGAGCAGGACGTTTCATTTCTGGTAAGAACATAGAATTTAAACCTTGGCCAGACCATGATTCTGGATATGGCAAAGGTTTAAAGTCGGCATCTGTACATCTTACAGTCCAAGTAAGATTAGGATCTGCCCTAACTATTCTATCATGAGGTCCATCAATTACAAGATCTGGCATCTCATATTGGTAACTATCATAATTAAGGACAATAGGATCACCAAAGTTTACACCGTATATAGCAGCAGGTGGAGTAAAGCTTGTTATTAAAAAGGTTCTATTAATCCTATTAGTTGTTCTTAGCGTAAACTCATCAGGCACTATCACACTTACTCTAAATCCATAATAAGGAGAGGTTGTTAAAGCAATAGCAAGAACCACCGAATCCTGTTCAAGCAATTCCTCTGTCGTATCAACCTGACTATCGATCTCTTGCCTATCTTCTATTGGAACACCGCCTTGAATACTTATGGAATCAAGACGTTCTTTTTTAGACAGAAAGATAAATTGCCCGCTCTGTGGGATGTTACCGACTTTCTTGCCTTCTACGATTACCTCCCCCCCCTATACAATTGCTAACTATCTTATACTCATATAGTTTAGCATTATTTTCAAATCTTCTTCTCATAATTTCATAAAATTAATTCAGTAAAAGGACGGACATAACGTGGATTACTCCTTGTACTTGTACTCAAATGATCTCCTTGGATGTTTATATCATAATACCACGAATAGGAAAATCTTGTATCTTGAGTGGATGTCCACATTCTATTACTCATTATCGTACCTCCTACCATTAAAAGGCATTCGTTTATTTCATTAGCATACAATGATATCAAAAAAAACTCTCCGGCGCCACCTACATATCCATTTTGACCATTTTTAAATAAATAGCTATTAGCTTTATTAAAAGCGTAATCTGTATTACTGGTATCATATTCAAGATACACATTCTGATTTTCACGCCCCCAATAATCCTTTTTAATAGTTCCAATATGAGAACTATCTTGTGCAAATATATTGTCTATTTCTCCATCCTTACCCCAACGAAATGTGCCAATATATTCGGTGGCTATAACAAAACACACTTTATCTACAAGAGCTATTCCATTGCATAGATCATTGGAATATCCTTTATTAGACCAATTTTCTTTTGTATATAATCCTCCATCTACATGTTGGATGTATATGCCTTTATTGATTATAAGAGAGGGATTTACCCCCCCCATCCCTATTTGAAATCTTCGTCTCATGATTTTTTGTTTGCAAGATAGCAATAATTGACAACATAAAAGAAACCGGTTCCCTATCATCTCTGACTGAGAACCGGTAAGAAAACAATTTCAAAAAAAATTAAACCTACATAATCTTTCAAGTAAGAACAAAAAACGTACAATCTACTCTTTGACGATGCTAATATAGCATATTGGAATCATACCAAAACAATGCAAGTCCGATATTCTTCGTCTATTTGTAGCTAACATCATCGTCTCCTTCCGAATCAGGAGTGGCGCCGATGAAGAACATCATTGACTTGTTGTTCGTCTGCTGCCACCAATTATAGGCGCGCGCTACGTCTTCCGGCGTCTTGATATTATACCATTGTTTGATAAACGTCTGTTTGGCGAGTTGCCTAAATAACTTAGACTCTCCCTTGTATGTACCGGATGTTACTTTATCAAGTGAATAATTCCTAAGATCGGTAAGATCCTTCAGCTTCCGTCCCATGACGAACGGATCGTTAATGATATCTACCACGTTAAGCTCCATAATAAACGGCATCTGTGAAGCTATTTCGTTTATGGTTCTGAATCCGACATAGGATCCAAATTGAGTAAGCCAACTTTCTTCGTTTTCATCATCATCACGCCATCCGGCAAGAAGCATAGATACGGCCTGCATGATAAGGAACGTGCCGGCATAGACACTGAGACGTTTGAGATTGGTTTTTTCTACCTCATTCATATTGTCTTTATTTTCGTTCCAGGCATCTATGATGTTTTTCATACCAGACTCGGAAGCTAAGCTAAATGTTTTGGCTATCATATTCTTTAACGTAATTGACAGTCCTTCCTCTTCTTGCATTGTCTGGAAATTGAAGCCACGTCTTTTCCACAGACGTTGAGCCGCCAGCACCAACCATCCTCGGTGGGCAGTCATGAACCTGGCTATCCAGTTGCGGGATGCGGCTGTCCGGTTTTCTTCATTCAAAGATCCGTTACATATCTGTGACAAGCTACGAACCTGATTACGGGTTATAGCCATCTGGGTTTCTACTTCCTCAACAGTAACACCCGATCCGGGCTTTACAACCACCTTCCCATCCACGACATCTACCATACTCCATAAAGTACGATCTTTTAATGCGTTCCATTCTCTTTTTATGGTACCCTGTTCTTTATTACGTTCTTTTTCCATCTTGAAATCTTGGAACGTGTAGAACCGGCCTTTGTAATAACGAACATTGTCCATAGTGGCAATCATAACCTGCGGATCAAGAGGGTAGTTCAGGATTTCCATGAAAGCATACATAGGTGAACGCATTAAGGTCCTGGCTACTCTATTGTATCCGGCACCATACATACGATTTCGGATATTGAATATCCCCATTCTCTCACCTATGACATATAATTTGCTTTTTCTATCTATGTCTCCGGTTTCTGCTATACAAGATGGCGCAAGACGTGAAAACTCAGCCGATGCGTATTTAAGGGAGTCTTTGCTTATATACTGTCCTACGGCATATTCCATGATGAGGTTGATATGACCTGTCAGGGCGCCGGTAGCTGCCACAAACGGAGACAGTGCCAAGTTCATAACCGACATAAATCTTTCAACAGCCATCATAATTCTTGTAAGGTCTACCGTATATCCTCCGATGTTCACCGTAAGTTTTTTGGTGTTCATCCTAATGCCATAATAATGATCGTTGAAGAAGTACCTAAACATCTGATATGCTTGGGTTGCTTCAGCCTTTTTACCACCTTCAAATTGTTTATTCAGTAACATCTGCTCCAGTCCTTGAGCGAGCTCTATAGACTTCTGCTTTTCGTTGTATAACGATGACTGCATCATAAGCATAGAATAAGAGTAGCCAAAATCGTGAGATACATCATCTTGGTTCTCCAATTCATATATGTAGTATTTGGGTATAGACCTAAGTCTGTCTTCCGGATCATATACTTCCCCTTGTCTGGTTTTACCGTATAAAGAATCGTCTACTCTGTCCAGGCACAGATCTGATACAAAATTACGAACCGTATTTTTGAAGTTAATACCCAATCCTTCTATACGTTCTATATCTTGTTTTGATATCTGTGGAATAGCATACAGGTTCGGGCTCTGCTCTTTGTATAAGGAAAGGGATTGTCTTTTTATTTCCTTAAGTTTTTGAATCATATTCCATTGCTCTACGTTTTTAGTAGCAACCTCATTACCGTCAGCATCATACTTGATACCAAAGTCATTGAAATACGATTCATCACGATACAGGCTTTTCTTGGGCATACGATGACCATACCCATGATCTTTTACATAATCAGGGTTACGACCGCTATTTTCGGCTTCAGATTCAGCCACCCATGCCCTTGCAGGGTCGAAAGACAGGTATGATATGTCCATGCCATAATCTTGGGTGGATGTTCCGTTCTGTACGTCTTTAACCATCTGCGCCACATCTATCTCACCGCGGCCTATTTTACCAATCATAGCCGCATATCCGGTAGGTGCCATGCGTTTATAGTACGAAAAGAACTGGCTCCTGGCAAATTCATTAACAATAGCATTGGTCTCTTCTATGCCCTCTTCTCTTGTGTTATTTAAAAACAAGCTGGCCATCTTAGCATTAACAGCATTCCTGAAATCTCTACCGTCTAATTCTTTGCTTATACCAAGCTTTTCTGACAGGTAGTTGGTTTCAGATACGGTAAACAGATATCGGTTATCAGCAGCCTTAAACAGCTTATCCCTTAAAGTCTGAATCCTTTTTGCTTTCTTCGCCGTAGTATGACGTTGTACGAACTTCCATTCCACTTCCTTGGAGTCAGCAAGAGCATTTAAATAAGACTGATTTACTTCGTTTTCGGCCTTACTGCTTTTAGTAAGGTACTTATCAATATCTTCAAGACCCACCATCTTAGCATAATCTATTAAGATAGCGTAATCAGCTTCAATAGCTTCAGATGCGGCCCTAAAAGCATCTCTTTCAGATGAGGTAAATGTCGCTTCGTTAATTTCTCCGATATCAGCCACATCTCGGTTGTTTCCGATTATTTCCTTGATAATGGCCTTATTTTTTTCTATATCTTTCACAATCGAATCCACGTCAGTCGCATCTCTATCACTTGTCGTAGAACTAATGATATCATGCGCCATTTTAAGATACGAAGCCTTGTTATTTGATTCGGTACGCGCCGACTGTTCCGATTCTACTTCATTCCAAAACCGATCATTGAACGACAGGTGACCTCCCAACATAAGTGTCTTCAGCGCAGCTTCTCCTCCCGACTCGCTCTGAATCGTTCTTAATTTTTGCAAAAACGATTCTGATACGGCATTGGTAACATTATTTGATTCCTTTCTCCAAACTTCATTTATAGCTTGTATTTCTTTAGCCATCTTAAGTTGGTCGCCGGTTTTTTCCACTCTCCTGGTTCCTACATATATGTATTCTGAAGCTGCTTCCTTACGTTGTTTACGAAGCAGTCCTTCTTCTTCGTAATTGCTGCTTTTAAAATAGGCAACCTCATCAAAATTACCACCGCTATCAATAAAAGGCTGCCTCAATATCCGTTTTTGCCTGGATAGAGCATTAAGGTATTCTTTGGTTGTTTGAGAAACCGGATGCCCTAATTCTTCTTCAGCCTTTTTGTATATGGATTCCATTCTTGTGGCATAACTTTCGCTAAATTCCAGTTCCGAATTTTCAGCATCCCACTTTTCCATCTGTTCTGTATAAATCTTTTCCTGCTCGATGGTAAAAATATCGGTATTAACTCTATCAGACGATGGTTTGAATTTAGCGTTTTCAGTAACCGTATTTCCATCCTTGTCAACTACTTCTCTTTTAAATACGTAATTACGGTTATTGTCAACCACATCACCAATTTCTTCTTCTGATATCTCTATGTTCATGGCAGTCGCAAACGCTCGCATCTGCGCCAGCTTCTTATTACGATCGTATTTAGCCATATCAAGAGCACTACGAAGGTAATTAGAAGTTTTGCCGTCTACTTTCTGAAGCAGTTTTTCAAATTCAGATTTGTTAAAACCATGCTTTTTAGCATATGCCAGGAAGTCGGATATGGCGGGCTGGGCATTCACCATCGCATTGTAATTGTCTTTGGCAATCATAGCTCCAAGAGCGTTATTGAACGGACTGGAAGAATGCTCTAATATACCAAACCACCTACTTATCCAAGAAACATCGTGTTGAACCTTGTCGAAAAATTCTTTTACTCTCTTTACCTTATCTGCCGGCACATGAAGTTCGTTCATTAACTTATCAAGCAACGTACTTTCATCAAGGTCTTGTACTGATTTAATATCAGACTGAATACCATTGATGTCGGCAATGACGGTATTGATCCTATTTGTATAATCCTGCTTTTCACGTTCATCAAATTCGGTACTTCTGTTACGGATATATCCTCGAAGATCGTTCATGATCGGAAGAACCTGATTGTTGATAATATCTACGTTCTTTCGATCATTGGTATTGAAGTGAAGCTTACCGTCTTTGGTATCACCATGAAGGATGGTGTTCACCACATTGCTTAAGTATCTGACCTGAGCTTCGGCTGTGGAGATCATGCTGTTCATGGCAGCCGCCATCTCATTCTTGTCTATCTCGGTCTCTACTTTATTTATCTTATCTTCTATGGTCTTAAGCTGAGCAAGGGTCATAGACGTAGTTACAGCCCTATCAGAGCTTATCTGACGTAAGTCTCTTAATGTTTTTCTTAGCGATCTGATCTTAGACTCAAGAAACTTGTTCTTGTTCATAGAAGAAAGGGAGTATAATGTAAAGTCATTATCCTTTAACAGAGAAGTGTCAAATCCTTTATCTATGTCAGTAATGGCAAGATCACGAATGTTTTTAATAACGTTATTCAAATCTTGTCTTTGGGTTGATAAAGCTGATTTAAGCCAGCTTACTATTCCAGAGAAAAGCCGCCGGACGCGCCCCAGGAAGGAGGTGGGCTCTACCGGCGCCTGTGCTGTGCCGGTCTGCATCTACCTGGCGAGGATCTTTCCAAGAATTTCTCTCCTAACAGCATTATCAAGCTCAGCTCCTTCATACGCTTTACCGTATGTATTATAATACTGACCTGCATACTGGTTCCACTCTTCCGTACCTTCCACATCTTGCAGAACAGCCTCAACAGCATTCTGATCTCTGTATGCCTCTACAAGGAAGTGGGCTGTTTCTTCTACTAAATCAGATAAAGTAGCATCTTCACCAACTGCTATTACGTTATTAGCAATATCCGCCAATGCCTTAGCAGAAGGTTCGTGCCCGTATTTGGTTTGGTACTTCTCTATATAGTCGGTCATACCTATGACACTAACGCCAAGCGTTTTCAGTATCTCGACAATAGAATTTCGTTGGTCACGTTCCTGCCTGCTATAATCTGATACGATCTTAGCTTTAGTATCAGCATAAAGATCGTTATCTTCTAATATGAATGAAACTACAAGCGCATCAAAATGATCGTACTTGGCGTCCAATTCATTGTATCTTCCTGACTTAAGATCGTTCTTTATCTGTTCCCTACTAACCCTTTCCGTTCCTCCGGTGGCGAGTCTCATAGTTACCTTACTGTTATCCAACGAGCTTATGGTTATCATACCTTGGTCGTTCATGGAAACATCGGAACCAAAATGATTACGGAGCTCGGTGTATGATAAGGCTGAATTGAAAAGTCTAATTTGTCCTGTATAACCTTCTCCTGTAAGATAATAGCTTCTTGTTTCAGAATCGAATATCTTAGATCCTGACAAAAGACCTTTCTTTATAAGGTAGTTAATTATCCCGCCTTTTGTTGATAAAGAAGTAGAAGCAGAAGCGGTCATGACCGGTATAAAAGACTTGGGATTATTAAGAACATACTTTCCAGCTTTGTAAGTAATGTCTGCCACGCCATCCACGGTAGATTCTTGAACGGTTCCTGATAATAATCCTATTCTAATATCATTCCCGCCAGAGCGAAGAGCTTCTCCGTAATCTTCAAATAATTGACTACGATCGTTCATGAAAAACAAACGAGGCTCTCCAGTCTGATACGTTACACCCACAGGATTAGAATCTGTTTCTGGTAGCTCTTCTGGGCTAAATATCTTAAGACCGTCTTTTATAACCATATAATTAACACCCTTATCCTGTACCACAGATACGGGAGTGAAGTCCGAAGATATAGCATCTTGTAAATACTGCCCGGCGTCTATTCCTGGTTCTTCCGGTACGGAAATACTTGATGGGATCATAGCATCCACCAACATAATATTATCACCCAGATCTTGGCTATAGAATCCAAAGCCCGATTCTCGGATTTCATAAGGTGCATCTGATTTTGACACAAGAACAGGGTTGCTCATCTTAGAGGCCTTATCCAGCACCCTTTCTCTATAGGTCTCTGGAATAAGGCCGATGTTAGATTTTACCTTATTATAAGCCTGTTTGTTGATAGGCACTCTCTTTCTCCAGTCGCCAAAAGCCTTTAAGAACTTGTTGGAAAATACGGTTTTAAAAACAGTAGTAGCCCGTTCCCTGTTCTCCATAAGAGGAATAGATGCTATTTTATCAAACAACATAGACCTGTCCCCTGATCTGGTAGAGACAGAAACAACTTTCTTTTTATTATCTCTTTTAATAATACACGTTGATGTCATAGTAAAACATTTTTGTTATGAGACAAAGGTAGTTAAAAATCAAGCATATCATAGAAAATAAAGCCATCTAACTTCTCAGTCTGATGGCTTAAAAATAATATGAAAAAAAAAATTATAATCTGACGAAAAATCGTCAAGTTCAGCTTATATGTAATGCATGTACCCATCTCGGTGTATAAACCTTCCCGATTCAAAGCGCTCAATATCTTCAGGGCAAATAGGGCCTGAATCTTCTCTCCTGGCTTCAAACCAAAGCCCTGGCTTGCGAAGTCGGCAAGTTATGATATAATTGAAGCAATTGTGCGTAAAATGGAAAACAGATCCTACAGGGAAATACCTATCAGCTTGAAATACGATTCTTTTTCGTTTAGTATCAAACGTGATATCCCCTACTATCTTAGCCACGTAATAGCTTCTGCCATTTAACGTTTCATCTGTTTGTGGTATCCAATAATAACCTCTTGCCATGCCACAAATATATAAAAAAAGTCGGACAAGATACATGTCCGACTTTATATTACTTTGATTCGTTTTCAAACCGCTTTATAAGAGAAGCAATATCATCACCACAAACAAACATCATTCGACGTTCTTCTTTTGGTTTACCATATTTCCCAAATAGTTTGTAGTATCTACGTTGTAGAGCTAACGCATGATTCCATACAAAACAACATTCACGAAGCATCCTTTCCAGATACTTTGTTTTCTTTGAATGGTATATGTTGTATTTGTATGAAATCATTTTTTTATCTGTAATTTTGATTCAAAATTAATCAAACCAATTCATCCACCTACTAAAGTATGGTGGTTTTGCTGATTAAATAATCATAAAATCAGCTTCGTTAGCTTTACCTTCTATGAAGATAACGGTTTTGCTTCCAGGTCTATGATCGTCTAAGCTTGCCGGGATTCCTAATATCGTCCATCCTTTAAACTCAGCTATCTTAAAACGCATGACATCAAACACCTTATAGAAATCATCACAATCTACAGATTCTATTACCTTAATATCCTCTTCTGTGAATTTACCTCGTATTGGAATAACGTGATGACCGGGGCAGCCATCGGTTCCGAAATATGCGATTCTAACCACGATATTTACAATATTTTAATTTATTTTGCTAAAACATTCATATAACATGGCACATCTACCACATCTCTTCTACGAAGTCCCTTATCAAAATAGGAAACCATATAAGTATTTTTACCTTCGTGATCAGGTCTGGGATCAAAACATTCAAAAACGAATCTTGTTATACCTTCCAAATGACCAAGCATGAAAACAAATTCGCCACTGTATCTTTTATTAGCCAATTCTTCTACAGTCATAATCTGTCCCCTCCTAATCCTGAATTGATGCTAACGTACTTAACACGGACATCATTTCCACGTCCAAGCTGACCCCAGCCGGGCGATGGCGTTCCCTTGGCCGGAGCAGGGACAGCCCTAAGCCGAGACCAGTCCTGCTTTTGCCTCATGGCTTCAGCCTCTTTGTAATATCGGTTACACAGTTCCTGATCTTCGTAACCAACGTAATCTTCCTTATTTTCCATATAGAATACTTTTTCAACAAAAGTACGACATTTATGAATTAATTAGATTTAAAATAAAACAATATGAATTAAAATAAAAACCCGATACGTTAAAATCGCATCGGGCCTGGTATTGAAAAAAAATAGGTTCAGATCTTTGGTAAAGATTCGAGCCAATTTTTAACATCTTTATATTTAGGGTCTTTGTCTATTCTATCTTTCAGTTCATGCAATGCTGAGTCCATAACCGTATTCGGTACGCCAATCAACTCTCCTATTAAATACAATGGGGTTTTATTTGATTTAGATTCGTGTGCCATATTCATATCCAAAAAAAAGTTATGTGAAACAAACCGGCCACGGGTATTCTATTGCCCGCCGACCGGTATAACATTTTTATTCCTTTTTCCAAACGGGAAAAACGGGAATGCGGGAATCATATTTTTTACTATGGCTCCCGCACCACCGGAAGGGCCTGGGCCTGGATCTCAGGTCAGATCCTTCCAGTTTATTTTTTCGCCGAGGTAATCTTGCACGGCAAGCCATCTTATAAAGGCTACTCCTTCGGGAGCATCCGGATCATCCAAATACATTAACGTAGCTTTCACCAACTCGTTCTCACATTTGAAGACCTTCGGAAAACCATCCGAATAGTACATTGCAAAGACATATTGGACATCGCCCCATGTCGCTTTATCCGGCTTCTTCGCTCCGCACTTTTCAAAAATATCTTTTATTTCCGGCTGCTTCCAGATCCTCTTGGATCCATCGACGTTGACCATCTTCTTTACCGCCTCATCAGCAAGAGCATTAGAAAAATGGTAGCCGTAAGTATCTACATATTTCTGATAAGCTGGATCCTCTGCGTCTGCTCCTCAATAAGAACGACCTCTGCCACGTCCGCGACCTCTACGCATCTGAGGTCCGTCACCGTAGTATCTGTCGTCTCCATAGTAATCGGTCGGGTAGGATTCGTAACACATCCTCCGGTATTCCCGGTCCTCCATTTCATGACGACGTTCGCGCTCTTCGAGCCTTCTTTCCCTTTCTTCCAACTCGTTTTCGCGTTCTTCCATTTCCTTCATCTTCTCATGCATACCATAATGATCGTAAGGAGGAAGGAACCCATGTCCGTACTCCATGTACGTCCCATCAGAACGACGGCTTCTGCCTCTGCCTCCACCTCGTCTGTCTTCTATCTCGTCATATCCAGGATATTCTCTGTGTCCTGAATTTAAATCATATACTATCATATTATACTTATTTCAAACGTTCTACAATCAACTTCTTTAAATCTTCGAATGAATCAGTAAGGTCATTCACCTTATTTTCTATACCAGCTATTTTACGATCCTGCTCTCTCGTTTGTTTGAATGCCGGATTGATGTCTTCTAATATAGATTCACAAGCCTCTATCTTGACACGATGGGTATCTACGCTGTCTATTATGTCTTGACTGGTGCTTTTTATAGCATTCAGTTCGTTCATAATCGGATCTATGCTGGTAGATAATGTTATACCCATAGCCTTAGCCACATTCTGGGATTCCGGGACCGTATAGGTCTTGGTTTCGCCAGTGAGCTCTACCGTCAGATCCACCACGCGGGTCTGCATCGCCTGATACTGACCTGGCTGAGGAGGAAGATACCTGGGTTCGGATCCATTTTATTACCACCTATCAAATTAGCAAACATGCCGGGAATCATTGAAAGAAGACCGTTAGTGGCTGCACCACCACCGTTAGCCCCGGCTCCATCTAAAAGGACGATTTTATCACCACCCATAATTTTATAGTATTTAATTGTTAAACATACGTGCATGAAGCACGTAACAAAGATCATGATTGCAGGGTGGAATACAGGTGTGTTTGTTTCCTATAGAAGAGAAATATTTTCAGCAAAAACAGAAACAAAAAAACAGGTAGTACTTTTCATTCTTAAAAAAAACACTACCTGTAAATAAACTTAAACAAATTTGCCATATTTTAGAAATACATTTTTGAGTTTTCCTTTTATACCATTTAGAGTTACTTCATATCCGGCGCCAGTCATGTAGATAGTTTGTTGATTGATTCTATCACCAGAATACTTATCTATGAAATAAGATCTATACACTCCATACCCTTTAGCTACAACATTACTGTACAACTCCCATTTGCCAAGACCGTTCCTAAACATAAACTTGGCTTCTTCAAGAAACAAACGAAGATTCTTTTCGGCTATGATAACACCATTTTGCTCTAACTTCTTTGCAATATCACGAATTAGCCACATATTGTTATGGTCTACTTTCCTAAAAGACTCGGCAAATTCTACATCGGGCTTGTGTTCTTCTATTGTTTTCAAAGCCTGTTGCTTCTCTGCCTCTGCCTGAGATTTTTCAGCTATAGCTCTCTGAGCAGCTTCATACTGATCGGCCCATGCTCTTGCTGCATCTGCTGGATTAGAAAAGTCAGGAACCAAAATTCCCTTTCCACCAGAACTTGTTTTATATTCTCCTGTTTTACGAATAGAAGGAAGGACCTCAGATGTTACCCATTTCTTAAATCTTTTAGCAGACTCTAATTTTGAAGATAATATAAGAGAATATAAACCGGATTCATTAATTATTCTTATACTATCTATGTATCTGGTTTTCAATAGGGATTGATTAACGCCCCATTGATTATCAGATACTTGCAAAAGCATAGAATCATCATTATCCACATGTCTTTTTATCGCATCTTTAGCATTTACATACCCAAGAGATTTAGCTACATCTGACGCCACGAACCAAACATCTCCTTTTGGATCTACAATAATCCTAAGCTCTCCAAAATCCGAACTTTCAAAAACAGAAACTTTATCCATAATTAAAAAAAAATAGGCCCAAAAGAGAATGTCAGATCCCACTATGACAAACCCTAATGAGCCAAAAATATCTTTCAACATCAAACAACCAGAGGTGGGATCTCGTCGTTTATTGTTTCTGGAGCAAAGATAGGAACAGGATTTTAAATGGCAAATATTTTAATACTTTTTAAAACAAACCAGGGCCCGCATCACTGCGAACCCTGATCTACACTAATCTAAACTAATACCATGAAAAACTTAAATCTAAAAACTAAAGAACACACAAATGTATGAAAATGTATGGTTTTCACAAAGAATCTGTATCCTGTTCTTTCGTGTGATTCAAGACATGGGACATAGTTCTGATACTTAATCCGGTTTGATTTTGTATCAGATTATAAATATAGGATTTTGAAACTACAGTTCTTAATTGACCTAAATCATTCATAATGTTTCTATACATAAGATGAATGCTGTTGTTACGTTTGATGGTACTGATTCTCATTTCCTACTGTTATTAGTTACGTCCGGTTCTTACTTTTTCCTATTTCTATAATCCCTTCCCGAAACTAATATCGCAAATTTAACAAAAATAATCCATAAACAATGAAAATCTAACTTTTCTTGTATGTTATTGATATACGTGCATATACAAGAAAAGTGAGACTTTCACAAGCCTCACTTCCCAAATTATAACTATGAAAAAGCTATATTATATATATACAAAAATTATTTGCATTCTAATTTGTTAAGATCATCCAATTCAGACTTGCTTATGGTCATATCTTGCGTCAAGCCAGATCTGTTTTGGTATGGAGCGTAATCGGTTCCTACTGTCTTAGCCTTCTGGGTAGAATCGTATTTCACCTCCGATTCGGTCCCTGTTAGATTTTGGTAGATAGAGCCGGAACTACTTTCGCTTACTTTAGACCATATCTTATTACCTACTCTTATAAAATTATCATAAATACCTTCGGCTGTTATAACACCATCTTGCTCTACGATATTAGGGCCCGATTTTTCTTTTAACAAATACGGGTGCCTGGTGTAAAAATAGTGTTCAAAATCATTCCCGGCATACGAAGGGTCATACTTCTCCAAATAAAACAATTCTGATAAAGAAGGGTCGGTACTGGTCATGCTATAATCAAACAACATCAACCTGTCTTTTCCAGATAAAGATAATTCTATTGATTTCAAAATATCAGGATCATCAGAAATAAGGCCCAAAGATGGACCAGGTTTGAAGTCAAGATACTTATAGGCATTATCATATAATTTTGTTTTATGGAGTTTGTTGTCAAGGTAAGATTGGTATAAATCGAATAAGGATAATGGGTTTTCGCTATCTTGTTTTTTGTTCATGTATCGACTATACTCCCGATCCACATCCACGTAAGGAACGTCAAGTACCTCCGGGTGCCCAAACGCCATCCTGGTCATTATCATGTCCTCTGTGTTCTGAGAATCCATGAACGATCTGACGTATTTTTTAATGGAATCCATGAGCGTATTATTATCTACGTTCCGTACTTTCTCTTTATCCAAAACGCCGTTCTTAAAACAAGATTCAGGATATATTTTAGTAGAAAAATGAGTTAGGTTGTGCTTGGCTAACACTGTTGATATTTGATACATCTCGTTAAGATCATCTTTGCTGATCCTTTGATATAGATTATCTCCTACCTTAAGCAATGAATGTTTCTCAAACGCTTCTACTGGGTCTATATCGGATTCAGAATAAACGATATTCAAATTATCCATATACTCCGGTAATAATCCAAAATAATAATCTGTGCTATCACCAAGAACATCATCTATAGAAGATGCCAGCGTTGGAGCATAATTTACATCATTATGCCTGGCCACATAAATATCAAGATCCAGCATCAAATTATCTATCTTATTCAAAGATTCTTCTGTGCCATCATAAGTTTCCGATGTCCCTATTATATCTATGCCAAACCACGTACAAGCCTCTTCTATATCCCATATCATGCTTCTTAAATCAGATTCGGTGTCGGCATTAGCCCTATGTAAATAAGCTGATATACGAGCTCTTAGGAACTCTATTTTGCCAGGATTGTAATAAGACAGATCTTGTAGCTTAGATAAGGATCTTCTCTTGCCTTCCACCACATCATCCCCTTCTATGTTTATTACCGGAATCTTATTCGTAGATGAGAACTCATCAAACATAGATTCGGCAAATTCTTTATCAGAAACGAATTTCTCAACCAGTTCAGGATATGAATTTCTCAACGATTCAAAAGCAGATGAAAATTCAGAAAATTTTTTTATGCCGGCTACTGTTTTACGCATAGCATAATAAAGCTCAGAAGGATTATATGGTACTTTTTTACCAAATTGGTTAAACACTCCCTCCTTGTAAACAATAGGACCATACTGATAGTCAACAGACATAAAATAATTATCTTTTTCCCTATCATGTTCGTTATTGGAATAATCCAATAACTTCCTCATGGATGTCGAAACTTCATTAAGAACAGAAGGATCAGATAAGATTCTACTTATCTCTGTTTCATTATACAAGCCTGATCTTCTTAAATTCTGCTCATTCAGTATCAAACTACCATCTACATAAAAATAATGAAGAATGATGTTGGATAATGATGGTGCCGTATAAACACCATAGGTAGATAAAAGAAAATCTCTTACATCCTTAACATCCTGATCCGTTAGAGGATCGGCAAAATAAGTTTGACGCTTCATCTACGACAGCACGTCTTCTAAAAGAGGTTCACCATTGGGATCGGTATTAAACATCTCCCCTGGAGCCGGGTTATTCCAATGACCATAATACGACAAAAAACCAGGAGTGTAAGCCTTAGCCCATACCCGAAGAGCCCGCTCGCTGTTTCCTAATACTTTTAAAGCACTTTCGTAAAGAACGGAAGGCTCCCCGTTAGGAGCCTTAACCCGTTTTATTTCATTTTCCTTTTTTTCTATCTGACATTTGACACCCATTATAATTAACTTTTTTGCAAAGTTAATTATAAAACCGACTTATACAATGACGGATCCCAAATTCCTTCTATATAAATCTCCGGAAAACTCAAACTGCCATCACGAAGAGTGGAGACTTCCAAGCTGGGAATGTTGAAAACAGTACTGGTATCACCAAACTCACCATTCAACTTGATAGCATTTCCGCTGTTATTAGCCTCATAATAAAAATAACAATAATTTTCATTAATGCTTGGATCATATTCGTACCAATATGTTAGATCTTGTATATGATCTTCTATGTTACCAATTTTGTTTTCACCTAATATAAAAATACCATTATTGCTATGATTATAAACCATAGATTCATAACCACCATAATTCCAATTACTATTAAACATTATGTAACTAACATCAGAATCATGATCTTTTAATACAGGTCCTATATGTATATGAATTTTATTAAACTGACATACATAAGGTCTTTTTCCTCCAAGCCTTTTTATATCTTCATTGGATAACTTATTATAACATCCTCCCACGAAATTATCCGCAGCATTAAAAAATCTCCTTCTCATACTTAACACTCCTTATTTAACTCATTTATCGAATCCGAATTATCAGAACCTTCTACGAGATTCTTATTCCTATCTATCTCTTCCTGGCTCATATTACTCATCATATTTTGTATTTTTCTACCAGATTGAGATAAAGAGCGGATGAATGCACTGGAACTTATCTTAACTCCAAGATCCGGTTTTGCCCTAAACGCTTCACCGGTACTGATATTATACAAATCATACACACCTGAGTTCATATAGAATTTATATATCCAGTTTCCACCAGCTTTTTTGTACCCTAATTTGGTTAACTCGACTACACTCATACCAAATTTAATGCCATTACGACCCATTATCTTCTCCGGTATAGGTTCTACCTTAGCCGGAACAGATGTATATGCTTCATCACCGCCGTACAGGAAATAAGGGGTTGTTACCCTTGATATGTGAGTAAGCGGTTCTTCGGATATACGAGGTTCGTCTTTCTCGGCCTTAGATTCTTTCCTTGGATTGGATATTCTAATAAAAGGATCGTATGTTAAAAAGGTTAAGCCGTATTCTACTTTATAACCTGATACGCCGTTAAGATCCCTTATAGCCTTAGTCGTATGCGAGTGATTGATGGTGTCTATACCATACCTTGATTCCATATCGGTCATAATACTATTAACCTCATCTCCCTCTACATAAACCTCTTCTCCTTCCGGGATAGAGGTTATGCCGGCAGCCCTTCTAAGTAACCATAAGGTAACTTCAGAAATGTCAGAAAACTTATCTCCGTTCTTCCTATAGTTATCTACTCTTCCTTCTTGAGATCCAGGTAATTCGACATTTCCTTTAACTTCGACATTTGTTCCGGATTGTCCTTCGACTTCTCCATCTCCCTTTTTATCGCCATCTTCCTCAGTGCGTACTGCACCGCCTTCTGCACTTCCTTCTTTTCCATCATTTAAAATATTATCTGATTCTGACTCTATAGACTCCACGACAGCATCATACTCTGGTATGCCGCTAAGGAAATCTGCTACGTTATTCAAAAACTCTATTTTTTCCTCGTTTGTCATATCAAGGCTTTCCACGGGCCCCCATATGGCGGGCAAGTTGTTTGATTTTATTACAGTAGAAACATCTTCTATAGTTTGGTTGTCCACCGTAGGCAAAACTTTAGAAACCAAACTATTGATATCAGATTCCATTTTTTCTACTTCCTCTTTTGTGCCATATTCTTTTAGGGTATCCATGCCATTGACTCTAAGAGAATAATTCAAAGCCTTGCTTGGAACAAAATTAATATATTTCAAAAAGTTTTTCAACTCTGATATAATTTGTTCGTCAGATCTTGGACCAACATAATCAACCACCACCTGATCCGTTTGAGAACAAAGCCAAGAAACATATTCTTCTAAGGTCTTACCTCCCTTTTTAGAAGGAGTGGATATTTTATCACCTACTGTTCCTTTAGGTTCTAATCCCATTTCCTCCTTAAGGCTTTTAGGATTACCTCTCTCACGAAGAAACCTCAAATCACCTCCTACAATCTTCCTTGCTATAAAATCAAAAATATTAGCATAAGGCGGCAATCCCTCTTTTTCTATATGAGATTCTATTTCGTTTAACATAAGAGAGAAGTTTTTCCTGGAGGTACGCTTCTTGCCAGGTAAAGACTGCGCATCTTGTGCCGCAGGAGCCGGCTGAGCTAATGGCGCCGGCCGAGTCCCCCGGACAGGGTCTTCCTCTGGCATTTCCTCTTCGTAAATATCCACATCTTCCTTGGAAGTAACGGTCTTACCCTCATCGGAGAAAGGGAGATCATCTTCTATAAGTGATTTAGGTCTGGAAGATGATTTACCAAACTGAATCCTGATCTTAGGAGCAACAAACATCTCACCTTCGAAATCTATTCCAGATTCTACTTCAGACGTCACAATGTCTTTCACACTCCTACTTTCATCTTCTACCCACTTAACAACATCAGGAACTGTAGATAATTTTTCTATAGCCTCACGAGCTTTTCTAAGACCTGAAATAGGATTCAAATACGATACTTGATACGAAGCTGGATCAAGACCTAACTTGGTTAGATACGCATTAAGATCTTGTATGTCATCTTGACCCATCTGTAACAATTCAGAGTCACCGGATTCAAGCAGCATATCTATAAAAGAAATCCATTTCTTTCCTTCCTCTGATTCCACAGAACGTAGACTAACCGGGAAAAGATAATTAAGACCGTTTTTGCCTTTGATGACAACTACCGGAACTCTTACATTTTTGTAATTATTCCCCTTGTCATTTAATATAGAATAAGCAAATGGGAAGCCTGTGTATTTAGAGCCGTTCTTAAGCACGACTTTGCCATTTAAGACATACCCCACATCAGATACTTTTTCAGCTCCTTTTTCGGTAATAGGGAGATTTTCTACCTGACCATATCCTTGACCGTTTACTCTCATGTTAAACACCGGTCTTCCAGGAAGGGTCTGGGCAACAACATGCGTGCCGACGTTGATGGTGGCCGACCGGCCGGCATCCTTCTTCCACTTGTTAAAAGCCGTTCTTCTTATTTTACTTATACCATCTATGCCACCCGTGTCAGCTTTAACAACAGAAACGAATCTGTTTCCACTCATGACCTTGATAACCATATTGGATACCAGCTTATTTTCAGCAGATTCTATTCTTTTTTTATCACCGGACTGAACAGCATCATTGTATTCGGCAAAAAGAGACTGATTATAGGTATCATTTGCATCTATCTCAAGATTAACCTTATCTCCTTTCTTCAAAGAAGATAATGCTTCCTGATCTATTTTATCTACTTCATTCTCTCCGAATCCAACACCTGTTCTGTACGGAACCAATTCGTCTGAATCAAGACGCTTATAAACCAAAGAATATGAATTACCCACGTCCTGAATAGACACATCTGTGTAACGGTTGAGAATACGAGCCGATTCTTTGTCTATAGACCATCTCGCATGATAAGGAAGTTCTATCACGGTAGCTGTTTCTCCACCTATGTTAAGGAAATACCTTTTAGCCCCATTAGCGTTCGTTTCAGAACTTATTTGAATAGGAACCAATGATTTTATTGAAGACATAAATTTATCGGCTCTAAGACCTGCAATTTCATACCTTTCATTGCCGTCATTGGAGATTCTTCTCACCATCAACGTCTCTGGATTCTGGGCGCTATCTATATTGGCTCCTGGCGTATTATCGGATTCATCTAACTCATTTACAAGAGAATCTATATTAGTATCATCTTCCCCAAAATTACTCAATGTAGATTCAGAAATACGACCTTTGTCAATAATCCTGTTTTGTTCGATATAAGGAAGGAGATCCGTGATGTTTCCAGCCTGACCAAGATCTTCTATGGTAAATACCGAATCAGCAAGCTTATCTTCATCAACTTTCTCCCCTTTATCCCGTCTGTTCATTATATCCACATACGAAGAAATAGCATCATCAAGTTCCTTCCTTTGATTTGGTTCTAAATTGGATTTAGCCATATCAATAATAGCTTTATTTTCCTCATATACTGATCTCGGACTTGTAAGTCTGTCAGCCTTTTCAGATAATGATTTTATGAGATTAATAGGGCTGTCACCTAAAGACGACACATAATCATCAAAATCTTGTTTGTATTTATCATACACATCTTTTTCTCTCGCAGTAAGAAGATCAGCATTCCCTGTATATAATTTATCAATTATAGACTGCCTTACTACCGGAACCATAATAGGATTATCCATAGCAGCCTCATAATCTTCATCTGATACAGACTCCGTAAGCGGTGACTCTTTTATATTATCTTCCGCTTCCTTCATCCTATCTTCTCTTACTTTATCAAGAGCATGCATAAATGCTTTAATAGTCCAAGCTTCGTCTTCCGAAATCTTACCTTCTGACACAGCTTGATCTACTACCTCATCAGTGTCATATTCACCGACTTTATTAGGCTCTGCAAAATCAGGAACCTTGTCATCCCCCTTATAAGGAGTAGACCATAGAGAAGACAGCGCTTTTGAAAATCCCCTGTTTTCCTCAGCTAAGAATCTTTTATCAAGCATCTTAGACAAGAAATTATTCATATTCCTATAGTCCATCAAACTCCTACGGTATTCATTTACCAAGGATCTCATGGCTTTGTCTTTGGCTGTAAACTTCTTTTCCTGTCTTGATTTTACATTAAAATAATCATCAAAAGCCACAAGAGTATCATAGGCTTCTATTACATCTTGTGAACTTATGGGAGAAAGAGGAGATGATAAAACAGATCCGGTTTTACTTACCAACTCTTCTATCGAAAACTCTTTTCCTATTAACGTTGATAACTCAGACAACGAATTATTGTAATTGGTTCTAAGATCTTCCAATTCTTTGGTTTTTCGTTGTATGGACTCAGCTTGTGGGTCTTTTCCATCTACGTTACGAGGACGGGTGGCAAGATCTTCTATTTCGGATTCAAGTTCTTCTATTCTTGACCGTATGCCACGAATAGCCATAGCCCGCTCCCTCGCCCTGCCCGACAGCCGGGAAAACGTACTTAGCGCATCCGCCACGCGAGGCTGCCCCGAAAGCGTTTCTATGACAGAAGCTATGTCTTTCATCCTTGATTCTGATTGAAGGCCAAGGAAGGCATTACGAGCTACGTATTTTCTAAATTCGATCTTAGAGTCATCACCTATAAGATCTTCGGCAAAACTCTGGGTAGATCTGAAATCAGAAAGACGATTGTTGTAATTATCAATAATAGAATCCTTGTATTTCTTTGCCTCTTCCAAAGACATTCCGTTAGCTTCGGCTATTTCTGAAATAGGCATCATATCAATCATCTGCCTGAAATTTTCAGCCGAATCCTCTAAGGTTCCCATTTGGTTGTCAATAGACATCTTTTCAAACATAGCATCATCAAGCTCCTTGCCGGTCATAGACTGAGCATCGGAACGAACTTGAGGCCCTAAACTCATTGACTTTTTCAACGTATTCAAAGCCGCCGTATTAAGATTAGAAGATGCTTTGTTATATTCATTTACTTGCCTTTCCAGCAATATCCGACTATTACTATACTCTTTCACTCCAAAGAAGCCTTCCCTCATACCGAACAAAGAACCGATAATAGCACCGATTCCTATTTCAGTCCACCCTTCTTTAGATGTATATTGCTTTTTAAATCCTTCAGAAATAGCATCAAGAACATCGACGGCTCCGTTCATAGCCACATTGTCATATCTTGACTTAACATATTCTTCAGCCGTATTCTGTACAGCACCTTGAGACCCTTCTTCCCATAAGCCTTCGGACACAGGTCTTTTCATGATATTGAAAACATTACCAGCTATCTTCTGCCCTATATTGGGATTAGTTATTTTAATAGCCATCTCTCCCGGCTTCGCAACTTCCGTCCCTAATCCAAATAAATGCTTGTTGAGCTTCTTTTCCAACCCTGGTATAGCCTTGCCTCCTAAACCTATATACTTGCCAAAAAGAAGCCAGTTAGATAATCCTACTATACCCATATTGGCAGCAAATATCGCACTACCTACATCAGCATTAGAATTACGAAAAACAGCCATTTCCTCTGCATTAGGATCACGACCATAAATCTTACGATAATAATCCTTGAAATCAGACTCGGATTGCTTCATAAAAGAATTTGCCTCAACCGATGATTCGAATCCGGCACTGGTAGCCAACAGCGTCATGGTCTTAGCCGCCTCCCCTACATTTCTTCCGGTAGCAACTCCTTTTCTTACATAGTCATTAAACACACTTTTAAGGCTTCCTATGCCCCTATTGGCAGCTTGCCTTGCTGCTAACTTAGCTCCGATTCTTCCGCCTAATTTGGCGCCTATATTACCTAATGAACCAACTCCCAGTCCTCCGGTCATGTACGCTGATATCATGGCTCCTACAGTAAAAGACATTCCATTACCAAGGACGTCACTCCATAAGAAATTACCGGTATCCTTAAAAAGCTTCTGACCGAAATTATAATCTTCTACCTCTTTCCTGTAATAATGGGGAAGAAGCATATCTATTTGCTGGTCAAGATCACCTACAAACTTATCCATGTTGGTGTTTAACGCATCTTTGTAACTTCCCTCAGATGCCATATTGATAAGTTTGTCAGGCAATGACACAACTCCTTGTGCACCGTACAATGCAGACTTTAAAGCGAATTTACCTACACCATTCCAAAACTTACTCCATCCACTCTGTCTTCTGGCATAATAATCCTCATTGTTTATACCCGGAATATAGTTGGGATATTTTGTACGCCATACCCCATCATTACCCATCTGATGACTTTCACGGATACTTACCTTCGGTCCATAGGGATTAAGAGGCAGCGGGGCAGGTGTAGCCCCCCTGTAGCTGTTACGAGCCAGTGCCTCTGAGTAGCTGTTGCTTATCTCCTTGGCTATATACGGTTCTTCGTATTCGGCAGCAGCTATCCTTGATGCGTAATCCGGAAATTTAGGTTGGGCATACACACCTTCACCAGGCATATAATTAGGAACCAGAGGCGTTGTCGTCTCTGGTAATGTAGCCGGAGTGTAATTCTCTTCTTCGGCTAATTTCCTTTGCCTTGCCACATCTTCGTAAGTGGTTTTAGCAGCAGGATTATATCTATCTATATTATTGTCAGCCATAAATTTTCTGCAAAAAATCGTTCAACTTACTAAACTTATCATTCATGTTGGGCGTGATATTTATTCCTCTCATATACGGATCTCTCATCTGATCAAGACGTTCTTGAACAGCCTCCTTCACGTATTTTACAAAGAAGTACTGAGGACACTTCTGGTGAATGTTATTCCAGTAATCCGCATACTCATCATTACCTGGATCCAAAGGAACAAAATCCGAGAACAACAATGCAGGATTTTTAGAATTTTTAGTCCTTTTGTCATAGAAATTGACCGCTACTTCTCTCGAACCCCTATCATCCATTCCTTCCAACTGAACTGATATGTTATCAGACATGTCAATAAAATTATCAACAAGGGTTTTAACAACATTCATTTCTTCTGGCTTAAGGTAAGAACCATGAACCTTTACTATATCATAAAGATCATTCTTAACATCAGCCTTAGAAGCCAAACGGGGAAGGCCATTACGTATAAGATACTTATCATAAGAATAACCTTCCTTCTTTCCGGTATCTACAAAATCACAGGTTCCAAGACTTGATTTGTAACCATCCACCGGATAATTACGCTCCTCGACCGAAGGATCTATACCTGCCTTAAGAAGTTCATCATTCGTAATCTCAACCCTTTCTGTAACATAAGAGTTTTTACCAGACCCTACTTGAGCAGTCAAAAATCTTCTGACAGTGCCATTATCTATCTCGGCGTCCATATTGATGGTATTAATAGCAGTAGGATCCAGATTGTTTACCTTTCCTGCCATGTAACCAGACAATCTTCTAAACTGAGCCTTCTGCAAAGACTTTTCCGGTGAATCGGCATTCCAATTGTATCTTTTGTAAGAATCAAGGTAATGATGCTGAGATAACTTATCAGAAATCTGATCAGGAGATACAGACATTTTTATCTCATCCTGCATCTGACCCGCTATCATATCAGATACCCTACTATTTTTCTCAGCATATCTTAGCTGGGTAATAGTCAATGGCTCCCCTTCCTGATAATCTTTTAGATCTATATCACCGTCCTTATCTATGGTCATATAATCAGATATATTAAAATCAGGATCGCCATTCAGTTTCTTCATTCCATTAATAAGAGCCAACGTACCAGTAGAAGAACCATTATTCTCGCTTGTAATAGCATCAGATATGTTTTTCCCTAACTTGCCGGCACTCGCCTTAGCTCCTAATGACGGAGATATAGCACTAAGAATATCTATGCCTCTTGAAGGGTCCATCATGTACTCTCTAAACCCTACGGCATCAGATACACCAGTTGTTATAGCTGTAGCGAGCAGGAAAGCTCCAGCCTTATCATCTGTATCGGTAAGATTTATAAAAGAATTTCCTTTCATAAGCTTAGCATTACGAACTTTCCTGATAATATCCTTATTTTTTTCAGTAACTATATTATCTATTTGATAATCAGTTATGTCATTTATAGCTTTTGTGGCTCCATTTGCCTTAGAATCAGAAAGAAGTAAAGCATCATAAGCTTCAGATAATCTGTTATTGCCTTGTCCGAAATATCCGTTTTTCTGACCTCCATTATTTTTTAAATAAAAATATATCCGTTCTTCAGGAGTCATATTAGCATACAAACCAGGATCAGACTTTTCTTCTTCGTATGATGCTGCAATGATATTGCTTCTATCTGTAGGAGATAATGAATTATATAATTTCAATAAATTTGCTCTACGCTCCGTGGAAGAGGATGTGAGTTGTTCATAAGGGATATTAGCCAAATTAATAGACCCAATCTTACCCGTTCCGGAATTGATAGCCGTAGGCCCGTCCATAGGAGCCATCGGCACTCCTACACCGCCTGCTCCTCTTGTGCCTCCGGATGAGCTTTCAGTACCCATCTTGTAACCGTAAGTACGCATGTATTCGGTTTCAATCTTAGCCTGAGCAAGTTGCTCTTTTGCCAACGATATTTCAACCATAGACTTAGCATTATCAGTCAAAAACTTTTGCTGAGCCCTATCCTCTGCCAACCTTGCAAAATAAAGATCATCTTTCTTCCTTTCAAAACTTGTATTGTCGTATCTCCATGCATCAGTCATCTTATCGAAAAGATTATTGGTAACAACAAAATTAGCAGCCGCTACCGGATCTGATGAAGCTATTATCATATCTGCCTCCCTCTTGGCTTCTGCTTTCTGATTTTTAGCTTCCTGTATCTGACTGTCAATACGATCAATAATAGCCTTATTATCCCCTACTGATTTCTTTTTTGCTTCCAATGCTCCTATGTGTCTATCGTATCTTTCTACATAAGACCCAATGTATTGACTAACCAAATCCGGATTACTAAACACCGGATTGGTAGCCGCCATGTATGATGCTTCTATTCTCATCTGATTCCTCATGTTCTCAGATAAGTTAGCAGACACAAAATTCCTTATCTGGGAATCAGTAAGCTCATCTACGTTGACTTCTATGATTCCACCAGTAGGATTACCTTTAACATCATATTCTGTTGTCTGAATCTTCTTGCCTTCGTTGTTTTTCCTAAAGTCACTGACCAACTTATTTATCTCCTTAGTATAATCGACATAAGGAGAATAATGAAGACCTCCTAACCTCGATCCGGCTTTACCATCTGACCTCCATTTATAATAAGGATCCAAAGCATGCCATTCATTAATAGGAGAATAAAGTTCAGGATGATTCTGTTTTATAGATTCTATTTCCTTCATAACCCTCTTGCCTTCTTTTGTGCCGGCAATAGCGTTAATGACCGTATCATCCAACACCGAACTTATCTCTCCTTGTATGGCTCTCGTAACACCATCAGAAGAAAGATCCACGCCTTTGAATTTTTGATTGATGTTAGCAATCACACCTGACATCTTATCTTCCATATAAGCGCGGGCTTCAGGCTTATCTATCTCTTGACCCATAAGATAATCTACCTGGGTATAGATCTTTTCACGAGCAGCATCAACCTTCTGCTGTTTGTACATCATGACGTCCTTAACAAGATCTATGTTGTAAGGACTAACATACGGGGCATATTGCCTTAAAATACTATACTGTGAAGCCACTATTTGGTCCTCCTTCTTCTTTTAATTTCATCATCTTCTTCATTTAAACTTCTCAAGTAAGGTGTAGAATAATCACCCATATTCATCACATCCTGATTACCTTGAACGTAAATAATTTGACCACTTGGAAGCATTCTCATATTCGGAGCTATGGAAGCTATGGTATTCAACGATGTACGAACATTGAACTTATTCTGTATTTCGCTGTTTATGCTATCATAATAACGAGCAAGATTTTCATCCCTTATAGCCATAGCCTTCAATAACCCAGATTCATAACGTTGCCTTTCCGCTATGTTCTTATCGTCTGTCTGAACATAAGCCATTTCATTGAATCTATCAGCTTCGTTTATTTGCCTTGCGTTATTGAAATTTACTTCGTTAATGTACTTGGCTATATTGCTTCCGGCTATGGCGTTCATATTAGCCAGAATAGCAGAGCGCTGGGAGTCGGGCACGTCACCTACTGCGTCCAACTGAGCCGATGTCGCGCGGTTGAGCTCGTTGATATACTGATCAGCAGATTGAAGAACCGGATCTATTCTCGGAGCCTGATGTCTTTCCAGACCTTCTATCTCCAAGCCTGTATCGAGCGTTCTCAGCATCTCCGGGAAGATAGGACCGAACGCCGCCGGTCTGCCCTGTCCTTTAGGTCCGTTGTCTTCAACCACCTCCTCTGTATCGGTGTCAGTTGCAGTCGTAGGCGTACTTGCTTTCGGTTTTACCTCTATCCTTCCAGGAGATCCAATCTTAGGCGGTGTAAGGCCTGGTGCTATGGGACCGGCCTCAATAGGCTTCATTTCTGGTTTAACAGACTCAAGAACGAAGTCTATTTCCGGCATTAACCCACTATCTCTTAAAGCAACAAACTTATTATAATCGGAGCCCAGAATCTTCTTAGCGGCATCAGATTTATCACCAAATAAGTCAACATAATTCTTTATTCCTTTTTCGTTTAACAATCTTTTTTGCTCTGCCGAAACAACGTCCAACCCATAATAAGAACGAGTAGCTGTTGTCTGACCAAACTTATCATCTACGGCAAATGAATTATAAGCCTGATTCCCTCCGTAGCTTCCGGCGTCCTGGCCCCAGAATCCGTATTCATCTCTGAATTTCTTGGCTGCATCAGCATTCGTAATAGCGCCTACATCAGCTAACGCCCACAATGCATTTAATTGCCTGTTGTATCCTTTCTGGAAACCTTCTGTATCAAAATCACCATCCGTATTGTACTTGTTGGCCCATCGGTTTATGTCGAGCAAATTAGATACCGCCTTATCATTTACCCTGCCGTATCCTAAATTGCTTCTATGTTGGAGATTCTGATTGGCATTGACACTGGAATCAGGATTAAGAATCTGCTCACGACCGCTAACATCAGATACAGTCATATTAAGAGTTCGTCCAAATAACTGATTGATAAGATTATTGTAGCCGATAGCACTCTTTCTAAGCTCCTCCAGTTCCTTCTGAGTAGGTCCACCTTCAGCCATTTTTCTGGTTTGCTTAACATACTCGTCATATATCCAGTTCTTAGCATCTGATTCTGCAATATTAAAAGCCTTAGCTTGTTTCTTTACCTGATTCAGATCAACAACCCCGCCATCCCTGAAGAAAGCATCCATCTTCTCGTTACGCTTAGATTCTTCCTGTTTGCCATAAACGATTTCGGCAAAAGAACGAAATTGTGCTTCAAGCTCGTCTATCTCTTTCTGGTTTTCATTGACGTACTTGGAAAGAATAGAAGCATTAAGATTAGATGTATTTTTATCTTTTACATCTTCATTTTTCTCTAATCTCTTATATACACGCTCCTGATCTTCGTACTTATCAGACAAACCAATCTTCTTCTTATATCGATCAAGGAGTGTAGCATACGTATCTTTTGACGTCGCCTTAATACCGTAATTTTCTCTAATGTAAGAGGCAAAATCATCATCGATAGTACGGTAATCTGAAATAATATGAGCTTCAGGCAAATCAACGGGAGTGCCACCATCTTCATGTCTGTTCCCTTTGGCTTCCATAGGTCCTACGGAGTCAAGAGTCAGTACATACTCGCCTTTCTCTATCTCTACGTTAGCATTATCCTCCATAGATTTAGGAAGAGGATAAATGTATTCTCCAGTCATATCGGACGTATCCATCTTCTGACCATTACCCAGGTTTATTCCACCACCTTCACGTTCCCATCGGATAAACTGCTGCCGGCGCTCTTTTGCAAGCTTTTCCCTCGCCGCCTGCTCGTCCCTACTGGCTGCATACGCAGCAGATGAAGCCCCCATAATATTACGAGCAAGACCCATGCCAAGACTCAATCCCGAAAAAGCGGCCTGAGCCACATTAGCACCAACCTTATTACCGGCTCTTATCCGACCAAGACTTGTACCGAACATTTGAGCCCGACCTCCAAGATCAGGAGAATAATAAGGAACAGTCATAGGATCCAGAGGATTCCCGTCTTGTGATCGCTTTTCATTTGATTGATTTTCTTCTTTATCAGCACTAACAATAGTTCTTTTGGGCATAGACTTAGGATCGAATATATTGTTATTACTTACATTCATAGTCGGAATAGAAGGTTCTTGCATTTTTATAGTAGAATAGTCAGGACCTATAATATTGTCAAATCCTGCCTCCATCATATCTATTTCCGAATTTATCTCACTCATACCAGGAACATTAGACATGTCCATATCAATATATGGATTAGATGTCGTATCAGCCTGTTGTGTAACATCCTGAACACTACCACCAGGAGCGAATACCGGACGATTTTTTATGATTCGTAATCTCATACCATCTTTTTTCACAAAGATAAGAGAAACGAACGAGAAAATCCAACGTTATGGGATACGTTTAAAAATCAATCATATACGACAGACAAACCACCAGAATCAGGGTCGTACTTAAGGCCGCATGCCCGGCGATAGTTCTTAAGCGCTCTCTTATACAAAAAAAGCACTGTCTTGGAAACTATTTTCTTCATAGACTTGGTTAAAATCTCTTCTGTTGAAACAGACATCAGACAGCTATTCAAGAACGACCTGACATTGGAACCAAACAAGGTCTTCACCATTTTTCTAAACGTTCTAAAAAGATATGATGCAGAAAGAGCCTTTAACCCATTGCGAACCAACCTCTTGTTCAAATACGAAACAGCCTTGTCAGATAGACATATCCTATTCTTTCCTTCGCTGTCTACCTCTGACGAGAACCACGAATATAAGGTGGTAGAATGTTTCTTTAAATGGTTGATAAAGGAAGTTATAATCCTCTCTTTTAAAGCCCTTTTATGGGCTACACATGCGGCAATCTTCTCTTCTCTTTTCAAAGAGCTGTCAAGGCATCTAAACACCGTCCTATCGTCTCCAATGAAATACTGAGGGCATTCTTCTTTAAACTTAGCTCTATAGGCGGCATATCCCTCCTTACGGAGCACATCTATCTGAGACCGGATATAGAACCTTACGCACTTTTCTTCAGCCTCTTGCACGCTTTTAAAATAAGGAACTGACTTTCTTCCATATCGAAGATAGTCATAAACCATAGCCTCAATAAAGTCATTGTACGGGAAAAATCTTCCAAAGCCAAAGTTCCAAACTATGAAACATCGCACTCTATCTTTCCAGTAATCAGATATGATAAAATTACTACAATATCTCAACTTCCTGTCTTTCTGATAGAAATGATGAGTATGTTTGTCATAAAATAGATTAAAATATCTCAAATTGCCTAAACACTGACCGGCTGGGCGGCGTACTACATTGTACCATAAGTTGCTGAAGCTATTGTATATAACTTCTATCGGAGAGACCGGCTCTTTCTTAAAGAGCTTGTCGTGTAACTTGTGATGATCTATTATTTCAGTTATTTTTGTCTCCATATTGTTTTTTTTGTTTTTTAGTGCAAATATATGATTTTACATAAAAAGAAGAAAATGCACTGCCTTGTATCCGGTTTGAGAGAAATAGGATACAAGGTTTTTTATTTTATGACGGTTTGGATAAGAGACGGGAAAACGGTTCTGAGCGTAACCGCCTGACCGTCAGGAGTGGGACAACAAATCTTGAATTAAAACTACGCCTATAAATAGTCTCCGTTTTCCTTAATATTAAGACCATTTTCAATGATCTTACTCATTATATTATTTGTATTATTTTATATACTTTACCATTTATTCATATAATTGTTTACAGTGAATGAACTTAATGACCGAAGGGAGTTAAGTGAGTGAACGGATTGACAAATTACTTTTTCCGTCATTGTATTGTTTGCCTAATTGTGTGAAAAGATTGAGTATCGTGACCGAAGGGAACGATGCGAAAGAACTTATAATATTTAAAAACAACTGAACCTATCGACGAAGGAGATAGGTGATGGAATGACGTTAATAGTTATATTAGGTAGCCAGTGGAGAATTAGGCAGGGAGTAGGCGAGACGGGCGCCCATGCCTGTCAGGACAGTGAAAGTACGTAGGTCTGTTCCGTCCAACCAAGGCGATGATAGTTCCATCCTTCACGAAATCGCACAAAAAAGCCGGATTATCTTGATATCGTTCTTCAACCTTCGGTATCCGTATAACGAGTCTCAAATCCGGCTTCGCTTTATTAATATGAGAAATAAAACAATCTTGTTCTAATTATCAGTGACGCCTTTAATGCGAAGCTGAATATTGGGAAGCACGGCATTAATCAAAGCCATTTTCTTATCCTCTTCGCTTTCTTTTTGATGCTGTCTATACATCATGCTGTAATCACTGTCATCACCATCCTTTTTCCCGTCTAACGTCAGTAAATGATTTACGATGTCTTTACCATACGTTTCAGTCCATGTACGGAATCTCTCTTCCTCGGACTGTCTCTCCTGGGACTGGGCTTCCGGGTTAGGGATGGCGGCTGCCACTTCTACCTCTGGAAGTGTTACCGATGCTGCTATTTCTCCATCATCTCCGAATCCCATTTGACCATACAAAGATACGGAATTTTCTTCAATTTCCAAACCAAGATTTTTAGCAACTTCCATAGCATAGTCATAACGATCATCATTTCTTATAACACTCTTATGAGGACGTCCTGCTCCTTGGTTCCAAGCTACTACAGCATCCTTAAGGTTATTGGCGTTCATAAAATCCTGCCGGCTGTAGTTGTAATACCCTGGTCCTTCTTTTCCTTTTCTTGTGTACAAGAAATTAGAATATCCGGTTTTCCCTTCGTATTCGTCAGCCAAGAACTCAAGTTGGTCTTTGAATGTGGGTGTAGAATGTCCTTTCTTTTTGGCGTGCTTGAATAGCTTATCCATGCGTTCGTTGTGCCATTGCTGTATGCCGTATGACGTTCTGTTGTCTCCGTATATGTCATCTTTAAGGCCGGATTCAGCCATGAGGTTACCTATGATGGCGAGCGCCTGTATCTTGGACATGCCGCGCTTATTAGTAAAGTATTCATATGCTTCACGCTGCTTGCCAACTACGCCACCTTCCTTCTTGATGTTGGTATTGTATCTCTTTCCATTCCATGTAAATTCCTTAAGACCTCTTTTCCTGGCTTCTTTAAAGGCTTCACCTCTTGTAGTGGAAATAGAGTCTTGTAGCTCAAGATCATTTTTTATTCCAAGAATAGCATCAACAATAGTATTATCATTTTTATCAACATTATCCAAAACATAAGATTGACTTATCAAATTTGATACGCTCTTTCTGTTTTTATAAGTTCCTTCTTTATCTGATGGAGCTTCAAAAGCATATACAAGTGGATACGAATAATCCGTATCTGGATCTTCTGACATAAATTCGTTTACTGCATGAATAGCTTTTTTGTATTTAGTATCTTTTATACTATACTTCCCAGCATCTTGAACATGATCATAAAATCTGTCTATCATATAGTTGATATATCCACGCTTATCGCTCTTAAATCTCTCTTTATCTCTTTCAAACTCTTTTGGCGGATATCTTTTGTAATATTCTTGAAAAAGTCCCCTAAATTTTCCATCCTCAGATACAGCGTAGGGGTTTCCACCAGATTCTTCAATAATATTTCCAAGTACGGCTTCTATCTGGCGTTGATTAAAACCTTTATCATATAAAGCATCATAGATCATATTCATCCCTTCTACGTCCATAGTACGATGCTTACCCTTACCCACACGCTTCATATTTTCATATTTGGATTTGAATAAATCCCAATCTATTTCCGGCTTAGAAGAATCTCCTCCTTGTTTTTTGGATCTTATCTCCATCCTTTTATCCAAATCATTCTTTGAATCAATAATGGATCTAAACAGGATCTTGTTTGGATCATTCTCTTCGTATGGGATTTTATCTTCTACATAATCCCTTATTTCAAAAGGATATCCTATTGTATCAAGAGTCTTAGTAACAACCCCAACACCAAAAGGTTGATCGCTTCTATAAAAATCGTACTTATCTTTCACAACCATCCTACCTCTATCATCACGGTACATGGTAAAACTTGATAAGCCTGATAAATCATTTAAATCTCCGTAAGCATCCGGTATAAAATTATATTCGTTAAATACCTGATGTTCCCCGGTTCTGGCTTTTTTTAAGAGATCTATACCCTCTTCTACCATTCCAAGTTTCCTACTTGTTACATCCCTTAACTCCTCCAAGTCAGATACGTCCTTGCCTGCAACTTTTCCATCAATTATCTTATTATCTAAGGAATCAAGCTCCTTTCCATATTTTTTAGCCATTTTCTCCCACCCACCATTTATCCTGTCAGATATAATGGATTTGATATTGTCTGGTATTCTAACAATCCCGTTTTCCTCTTTCAGGTTATTTGGTTGGTTTAAGAATCTAAACCAAAGATTCTGACTAAAATCATCTACATTGGCTTTCGGAACATCTTGACCAAAAAATTCCATTATTTTGGTTTTTAATCCTCTTTCATTGGCATACACATCAGGTGTTATATTAGATGCCAGATATTCTCTAAGTCTTACAAACGGACCAATTTTATTCCATAATGTTTTTGGTTGTTTGTCCTTTACGTAATTTTTAATTTTCTTTGCCATCTTTTTCTTCCTCCTTCTTGAATTTGTGGTAGGCATCACAAACCTTATCAACTAACCATCCCATCAGATAGGCGGCATGCTCATCTTCTCCGGCTTCAAAACTGTAGTTAATGTTAAGATACTTACAATAAAGGGAAAGACCATGCAGACATTCGTGTCCTATGGTTCTCACATCCATGTCAGACAGCGAATGAAATAAGAAACATATTTCTTTCCTGTGATTGGTTCGGTTTCCTACAAAAATAGTTCTGCCACCATAATCATCAGTCCATCCATCCCAGCTCTGATCTTCTACTTCCAGGTTGGCGAACGTCTTTACTATATACTCTTCATCTGCTCCAAGTAATACCCTTATGTTGTATGGGCATATATCATTTTTATACGATACCTGTTTCATAATAATCTGTTTTCCAACAAAGATAAACAAAAAAAGCCGAAGATATACTCACGCACTTCCTCGGCTACGCTATTAAAATTGTTACAATGAAAACTACAATTGAAGCGAAATTATTTTAGAGCCATAATTGGATTACCCCATCTCTTTTTCCACTCTTTACCTAAATACATTCTTAATTCTTCGAATGAATGAACAAACTCTCCATCGATTATAGCTCCAACTGCATTCTCTATTGATATTATTTCATTTAACTCATTCTTCGTTGCAAAATTTCTAATCCCATCTTCATGTTTATTAAAAACAATAAAATTTATGGCTTTGGCTACTATTTTTATCTTATCAGATAATTCGCTTTTGTTTTTTATTAAAGAGGAAACAGATTTGCACATCTTAATGTAAGCTTCACCAGCTATATTTCTATTTTCTATAAAATTGTCGGTAAGCCATAATATAACCTTAGCATATATTTCAGGATCTAACTCTAAGGCTATCATAACGAAAAAATACGGATTAACAAACCATTTTTGATCTTTTCCTTTTCCTCTCCTGTATGCCATCCCGTATTTCTTCAAATCAGTTAATTTACTTATATTCAATGAATTATCTTTGAGTGTACGATATCGTACAGTACAAGTCAATTCATTGATATTCAATTCTTTAATTAATGCATTCATTTTCTCTTGAAAAGACGACGTAGACATTAAATGGTCGAGTCTTTTAGGCTCCAACCCCATAGCCGCTCTTTTCTGTGACAATACATCCATAACCTCTGTTATACACACAAAACCATCTTTTGACATAACAGAAATGTTTCTACCTAATAATTCTCTACTTTCTTATTGTAATAATACGTTACTTTTCATAATTTTACACCGTTTTATTGTTAATAAATAAGCGCCTACCTGTCCGCGATGGATCGATAGGCGCTACAAATATATTCAACTATTATTAAATCACAAAATAAAAACTACTTATTTTCAACTTGTTAAATATTGTAATTTATCTATTCTTAATCTTATCTTCAGAAATCAACCACTGGAATATGATTTTCCGGTTACTAATTACTTTCTTTATCCTCATCAGCATCCAACTTCCTCTTAACCTATCCAGCCATGACCGTCTGAAATTAAGAGCATCAGGATTAACTGACTTATTTATATCGTTATCGTCCTTGATCCAGATAGGTGTTTCAGATCGGTCATCGTCAACCCTGTTGAAGAAGTCATTTAACTTATGTCTTCTATATACCTCAGTATCCAGAACCTCGGTATGGTCGCCTACGATCTTCGGATACGATATGCGTTGCGCTAAATTATTCTTTTCTTCTGGAACAAGATGAATTTCACCTGAGTTGTTTGTGTCGTTGTAGATAGTTATCGTATCTAAACCTACTTTCCTATCAAGAGTGTAATTCACATCATCGACGTATTTCCTTGCATCAAGCTCGTATTCTACAGAAGCCAGCGTAGAGCCATTATATTTCTCTTTTATCGGCACTTCTAATATAAACGGATATGTTGTTCCGTAAAATGTCTGGAAGCTCTTATTCGTCAGTAAATGACTCCATAAGCCGCCTTCTTCATCTGATGCCGGGAAGTTTATTCCTGTCTGGAAATATTGTTGCTGTTCTATATAATAGTCAGGGCAGAACGAATAATAAGAAATCCATTCTTGTTTCAGACACGAATATCCGATAGTGAACGACACATCCTTGAAATACTGTTCGTCTTTTAAGGATATTTCCTTATCATTTAACAGCACCTCTGTTTCATTGTACAAGAACCTTCCACCATCATATTTATAATATGCCGGGTTCTTAACAGGTATATAATCTTTTTTCGTGATAAGCACCCTCTTATACCTGTTATCCCATCCGAGAGACAGACCAAGACCGATAAATTTATTATCCGTATCTTCTTCTGTCATCTCTGTACCGGTTAAGATATTAGTTATTCCGTATCTAAGAATCTTAAACGGAAGATGACGCTTAAGCCAATGTCTGATACCTACACTAAGTTCCTTAAGATTACGTCCATTAGGATCGGTCATAAACACCTGTGCTCTTTTAGTATCTACCCAGAAGTGACCAAATTCTGAACTAATTATTTCAGTGCTCTGGGTTCCAGAATAACCAAGGTCGGTCGTGTTGTACTCCAGAGGCCGGGACGCGAACAGACCGCCGGTGCCCATCTCGGCCTGCCCTGGGGAGGTGCGCTCCTTGATTACGTCTATGGCGTTATGGAGTGAAACCTGATCCTCGAACCTAACAAGAATCTGATCGGATTCAATACGCTTCATGTGAATAAGCTTCCCGTTGTTGGTTGGGAACTCATGATAGTCCATAGGCTTGTACGTCAGCCACGGATCTGTTTGACTGTTTTCAGATACATCAGCCCTACTCCATATAACACCATTAGGACGTTGGTAAGCACAGTCATAAAAACGACGTTCGTACGTTGCCGGCAATACATTTGGTGTTAGTGTCATCCTCGACGAATAGATAGGACTTATCTTGTAATCATTATCCCTATGGATAGATACGTTCTTTTCTTGTGTCCACCAAACAAAATCTCCTACTTTTGGATAGAATAGTTCATGAGGCTGAGGGCCCTCTAATCTGAAATTACAATTTATTTCAGACTCTACAAGGAACTGAGGAATGCCATAGAACCATGTATAAAATCTTCCATTAACGTACTTGCCGGATGTGTCACCATTTAATTCGTATAAGCTCTTCCTGTTTGGATAAAAAGCGTATCTTCCTTTATTAGATGATGTCCAGCTATTGAAACGTTCGTTATCTATTGTCTCAAGAGCGTCTTCTCCAGTATCATAATTAACAAAATATCTTGGATACCCTACATTTCTGTAATCCATGTATGGGAATGGTATCATGTCTCCAATACCAAAAGCGCTATTATAAAAAACAGGAAATTTTCTCTTTAATGAAAATCTGGTTATCACCGTATCGCCACCGAATATCAGTTTCTTTTCATTAGTGAAAAAGCCACATCCGCCTATGGAAATCCATTTTATATCTTCTATCTGTCCATATTGATCCGGCCTATATCGCATAAGTCTCATATACGGAGAACAGATGTACGATACTGTTTTGGATTGCTCGAATGTTCTTCCTGCTACAACATCACTTCCAGCAATAACCGAATCATCTATGCGGCTACTGTCGTAATTGTAAACATAGTTCGGATATTCCAATAAATATTTCGATTTACCATCTCCTTTTTCACCTGGATCACCAAATGATAAAAATAACGAAGATTCACGATCTATATTATTAACGAATAAGAAACGTCCCTCATTATCATTTCTACCGGTTCCCCATTTAGAAGACATACTGGCATCCATCATCGGATATACGCCAGACTTAATGTACTTAACAGAAGATAAACCACGGGCAAAATTTCGTTCATACTTATCCTGATCTGTTATGCCTATCATTGAATTATATAATCCCACAGAAGTATAATACCATGCATGATTACGTCTTGGTCCATTGTTTATAAACGTATTAAGCCAATCATAACGGTACTTACCGTACAATATCGGGCCTTTAGCAAGAGTCTGACTGATGGTTGACACCATTGAAGAAAACAGCATGGCCACACTTAAATTAGTCAGGAATCCTCCTCCGGTAAGACCGGCCGACCCTCCTATGTATCCAGACTGCGCCCTTATCTGAAGCTCTTCTGCTATCATAGCTGCTATTGTAGCACTTGATTCAACTGCGGCAAGCGACGCAGCCATCGTGTATGCGGCAGGACCTAAGATAGTCCATTTTGGATGATCTTCTACAGGTACGAAACTGCCCACAGACATTCCTCTTTGAAACCCGTCTATACATACTTCATTTGGAAGTTCTGGCTTGTTGAAATAAATATCAGGTGAACAGAATGAATACCACACGTTTCCTCCTTTATCGAAAGGATGGGATATAAACTCGTCTCTTTTGCCAGACGTATAATTATATTGATCTTGTGACAGGTCATTATATGGGTAATTAGGATAGATATTCACATTACCATCGTCTCCTATGTATCTAAGCATATCATAGGCTAATCCTGAAGCCACAACCGACCTATTTAGTCTCCTATCTCCACGATACAGTTCATATCCTACAATCGTATTTCTTTGTTGTTGCGTAATCAAACCAGAATCCACTGCAAAATCCAAAAACACTTGTATGGTGTTCTCATCTACCATAATACCTACCGGATATATTTCAGAAGCTATGTCATATCCACGTTCATCACTGTTCATGAATGGTATATGCTTATTATCTGGAAACCGGTAATGACGTATAGGTTGCTGGCAAAATACGGTAGAAGTATCTACCCCTCCATAAGAATGACCCTTGAAATAAGATAATCCATTTTTGTCTGACAAAGGAGCACCATAATATTCTGTTAACTTATTCATAATATTAGAATAAGCTTCTGATTTTTTTGGATCACCATAAGATCTGCCTGTGTCTATTTTCATCCTGCTACTATCATAAAGTTCAAAATTAGCAGGATATTTCTCAGATGATTCCCAATATGCAAAATCCCCGTATTTATAAGGACGAGGCTTGCAATTGATGGGCCTATCTCCACATGTCTGACATTTTGATGCAAATAAGACAGTTGATCTAAGTGTTATAGAATCCACAGACAAATCAATCTTATTTACCTCCTTTTCTCTTATACCAAAAATATACGGATATATAGTTTTACCTGTAGCAAAAGCGACTCCAAGAATAGCACGGGAAGGCTTCTTTCCTTCTTCTTCCTCTTCTTCTGGGGTATCATAATTTTTATAAGAACAAAATTGAATTTGTCTAAACGTCATTATCCAAGGAACTGCTACAATAGGAGATTCTATTGTAACATAAAAATAATTTTGACCTATAGAATCAAAAAACTCTTCATTTATTTCTCCGAAAGCCGGTCTTGCTATGTTAACAATAACGGAATGAGATGATTCATACTCAGGTCTATCAAATTCAACTGGTACTATTCCAAGAGGGGACCATGTTTCAACATCCTTCCAAAAAGAAACACGAACGTAATTGGTAGACACAGCATCCATTATGCCATCTACCTTTCCAAGAGCTTCAAGATAAAGAACTTTGTTCTCGTCTTTATAACCTTCTATGTCCCACTCTTCTGGTCTATTGATTCTAATAAATCTTGCATTTGTCATTACATTTCTGACAAACTTCCATACCACAAATTCAGATGCGAATCCAATATTAAGCTTATCCCCTGTAGGATTATTAAATGTAGCATTGTTTACATACCCTTCAAATTTCCAATCAGTTTCATCTATACCGGTATCCGAATTTTTATATATCATATCTTGCAACTTCTCAGAAGCTTCAGGCCAAAATTGCTCAATACAATACCTGGGTCCGTTCTTTGATCTATACTGATTATTTATGACTGTACTGGTAGATCTACCGGCTCGCCAATCTCCTACATCATTTATCTTTTGGCTCCATCCATCTATATGAAGAATATAACTTCCAAGAAGATAATTATAATTCTGAAAGTTGTTATAATCAGTTCTTGACACAGTAGGATCAGAGCAATAACTCTCAATATAACATCCGCATGTACAAGGCATGGTATCTAATACGTATATAGCATCAGACACGGTTTTTAAAACAGATCCAGGTTGTAAGTATGGATAAAACTCAGAACAAAGGTGTTGATTGCCATCACCTGATATGCTGCCAGCGCTATACCCAAAAAATGCTTCCTCCATCCATTCAGATAAAGAATCCATTGTCTCGTAATTAAACAACACAGAATACTTATTCTGATTTTCTCCTCCTGTGGTATATAGATAATCTGTAGAGACGTGTTCCATTTCGCTAAGAACCTTATAGATATAATCTTCTACAAGGCCTGTTGTTAGTGGAACTGGAGCAGACAATATAGATTCTTGACGATGGGGAACTTCGCAGTCTCCTTCCATTTCTGGCAACCCAATATGATCAATTGGTTCCATATAATCCTGTGTTCCGTCTTCTCTGTATTTGGTAGCTATATCGCATATCTGTCTTTCATTGTCTCCATTCTCCTTATTGTTACAAGCTACAAGACCTATATTTTCAGACAAATAATTTATAGGGGTTCCTACAATATCATCATAATCGATAATAAATCTTGATTTCCCTTTAAAAGTAGCGAAATTGCTTTCCACTATAACAGTTTGACCTACAGTAGCCGGGTTGTTACACTCTTTCTGTTCTTCATCTATAACAACCGCATCGTCGTCAATCAATACCCCATCTCCTGCCGTATTGCTATACTGCCATACATATTTCCTATCAACACCTGAGCAATCCGGAGCATATGCGTTTATAGACTGGTATGGGATACTGTCTTTGTTCATTTCCTCTCTTGCCTTATCAGAAGGTGGGGGAACAAGAACGAATGCTGGAGTTTTATAACCAGTAGATGTCTTAAACGAGATAGAAAACGGATACACTTCATTCCTCATATATCCCACATACAACGAACAAGCATTACCATCCTTATATAGATCTTCGTGGGCTACCGATGCCTGCCATTTTAGAAAATGCCCCATAAGAGAAACTACAGGCTGCAAATTCCATTCTTTTTCTGCCGTAAGACCATATTGAAGAAGACGATTTCCGACTGACACTATTCCTCTTGATGTATTATATATGGCTCTTTTTAAAGAAATATGTTCAAATGTTGTCCTCTTATTATTAAGATCAGAATAATAGTATATGGTCTTCTCTGTAATAGGATGAATACCTTCTATAAAATAATCCACTACAGGTTGTGTTTCGCCATTGTATCCTACAGTATTCTGAATAACAGCCACCTTGTAATGGCTGACTTGCCTATCCAGATTAGACACCTTAAGTCTTATACCAAGATTAGTTCTTTCTCCCCATTTACCATCATTTATCCTAATATATTGCTCATCAAATACATGAACAGGATTAGTCAATGAAGTATAGTTGGTTTTCTCGTTGCCAAATTCATCGCACAAGGCCACAGCAAACTGATACACGCCGGCACGTAGGCTGCCCCCGTACTCTATCTGTACCGGCTCTACGCATGGCTGGTCCAGTAGCGGAAACACCCTAAGTTTCTCACATGCCAGAAAACAACCATTCTCCTGCATGAACTTTTTCCTATCGTATTCTTTATCGCATATCTTATACCCATGATAATGATACCATATATCACCTTCATCATCAGGAGTCAGAGCCTTGTCTACAATAACATACCTGGGAGGATTATAATCGTCAGTCCAGTAAATACATTTCCCACATTTCTCTGTCTTTATTTCTATGGTTTTTATAGGATGATAGATAGAGAACTTAAGGCACGGATCTTGCTCGTTGTCTTCCAGCAAGGTCTTCATGCCAGAACACAACGACTCCGATCCTTCTACCATAGATTCTATATCGGAATCGGATAAGATACTTGTATCGGATTCAGGCTTGAAATAAGTTATCTTAGATACGCCTGTTTCAGGATTTGTTATAAAAAAATAGATATTGCCCGAAGTAAGATCATTCTTGTAACCAATAACCTTAAACCCATCGAAATCAATGCATTTAAGATTACTGTGCTCGTTAGATCTCATCCCAACATTACCATCCTCGGATTCGATGTTGGCATTCAAGGCAAACGTATAATGCTGATCCGTAAGACTCGACGGATGCAGATCTCGGTTCATACCTGTTTGAGGAACCGCTATGTTTCTGTTATCTTCTAATGCCATGTTAATAACTGTTTGTCACAAAGATAGCAAAAGAGATTTAATCATGGATTTCTAAAGTAGGTGAAGAAAAGAAATACATTTTCAGTCTCCTACTTTATCGACCACACCTACATAAAAATAGGGGATAGGATTATCATTGAAATTTCTTATTTGAATATCAATATAATTATAGAAATAATTATCAACTGGATCCATCATCTTCACATTACTTTCTAAAACCCCGTCTTTGTATGAATACAGTTCCTTATGTTCGGAATCAATGTAAAAAATATATCTTGGTAAATCCTGGGTATTAACTGTTAGATGATTATTAAACAAACTGCATTTAGAATAATCATCAGACAGAAGTAACAATAGAAATGTATATGCAGATTTATCTCTTATCATAATATCACAATTAGATGATACATTAGACAAAACCTTGGATAAATCAAATTCTCCAAAACCTATCTTGAATTTCTTTCTTCTTATTGGAGTTACATATCCTGGACTATTAACTACAATATTATTCCATTTAAATTGACTCCCTTCCATTACAGGAGAGAAACAATTACCCATCACCATATTAACATTTTCAAATCTTCGTCTCATAACATCTACTTACTATTTATATCTTTTACCCCTAATCAAAACAGTACCATCACCGCCGGCTCCAGCATAAACCATAGAGTATCTGACGCCGCCTCCTCCGCCGCCATAACCTCCGCCTCCTTTACCGGATCCGTTTGTTGATCCTCCTGTACCAGATCCTTCATCGTAATCGGATATTCCGCCTTGGAATACTACTCCGGTATTGGTTTCTCCGCTTCCACCACCAGCATTTCTTTTACCGCCGGATTCTCCAAAATCTCTGGTAGTATGACCTTGACCTTTGATTATTCCATACTCTTCTCCATTAGTGTCTCCACCATCCGAAGCACCATCTTGCGTATATGACGAACTGCCGGCACTACCACCCCCACCAACTAAAAAGACGTCTACGGAAAAACAGCCTTCAGGAACTATCCATGTGTAATTCCCGGCTGGATAAAACCTTATGATAAAATCTTCAAGCTCCCTGTCTTTATTTTCAAATCTTCGCCTCATGTCACACAAATATATAGAAAGAATCATTGTGATATATACTACTCTCTGTTGCAGAAGTAACACAATCAACATCTTCATCTGCATTATTAATAAGATCTCTCATTCCATCGTATCTATTAGAAAACATAAAAACGTACCTCTGATCATTTATCTGAAACTTGTATATAATACCCTGTTGTTCACTTGGAGCAGGATAAGGGTCAAATCTAATCCTTATTGACATTGGTTCATAACCGGTAGAGGTGCTTGAAAACGAAAAAGAAACTGGACTCTGAGTATGAATATTAAAGGCTGTTCCTTCTCTAAGCTGATTCAGTACACTATTTATCTTATCCTGGCTAATTGTATCGGATTTGATTTTATTCATTAAATTAAATAATCTGATTCTATCTCCAGGCTCGATTTCTGTTTCCACACAATGATAAATAGCTCCATTACCAGATCTCTGTTCCTCAAAATATCTTCTCCTACTCATAATGATACTCCTTCCTATAATAACCGAGGAAGCTAAATCCTTTCGACTCCTTCCTCAAAACATCATGCTTATTCCAATACTTTTCCAAGTCGAAGGCTTCTCTTTCAAATACGATGTTATGATATGCCTTATCATGATCGCGATATATGCACAACCTAATCAGGTACTCAATCAAATACCATGCATAGTATAAAAATACCGGAATAAGAGACAGCCACAGCATCCACCATCCTACATTACCGAATAAGAGACATAATCCTATTGTAAGCAGCGATATAAACATACCAAAACAAAACATTGTATGATACTGATTACAATGCGCCTCTTCATGATATTCGGCCTTCAATGATATAGCATCACGTTCGGTAAATACGGCTCCAAACAGCATAATTGTTTTATAGCCGTCAATGAACGTAAACAACTTAGCTATTTTTGATTTATAGTATATTTTCATGATGCATATTTTTATTCATATTATTAAATCTGTTACCTTTTGTATCATAAAACGTTTTAACCTCGATAATTTCAATTTTTTGTACGTAACGTCTTTCGGGGTCTTTCCGTCGATGTCACGGATATTGAAACTGCCGGATTTGCGTCTTCCGTATATGAAATAAAAACGGTTTTCAAACATAACCCTGTCAAATAACCTGAAACCAAAGACTTCGAAAGGAGCTTGGTTCAGTTTCTTCTTTCCTTCTTTCAAAACCTTTTGTTTGTGTATTTGGCGGTTGTGTCTCCTAATCGATTTTATTTTATAACAGTATCCTAACCTTACGGCATCAAAGTTCTTAGAAATAACAAACGCATCTGAAACATGAGATTTTTCAATACCATGATTAATCCTATTGTATTTATCCCAAAGACCTTCCATCACCTTAACCTATAACAATAACACAATCACGCTTTTCCTTATTATAAACCATCGTACCCATCTTAGTGTACAAACCTTTTATATTTTGGTAATTGGTTTCACCATGAGCCGAAACGTTAGTAGTGATGCTGTCGGAGTAAACTTCCGTACCTCCTTCATTAATGAAATTAAATCCTTGTTTAACCATCTCTCCTCCAAGGTAGGCTGTAAAAGACACAACAACATTTCCTCGCCCTCTATTTCCATACCAATTACCATAGATATCAGCATTGATATTAGGTTCCGACTCGTCCATTCCAGGCGCTGATAGCAAGGTCTTCATCTTAATAAGCGCACCTTCAAGACCGGACTGCATGTTATCACCACCATAAACAAGGTAATCACCTACCTGTTGTTGGGTAGTAGCCCACTGCTTACTCCATCCAACGTATTTATTATCTACATCTGAGATGCCTGTATTGGTGAAACCGGTTGCAGTATCAAAATCGGAACCGTCTTCCGATTCCCATCCGTACCTAAGAACAAGATAATCGAACTCAGGAATTACAACAACCTGCTCGCCGGCAGCTTGTGTGATTGTAACGTTCTTACTCTCTCCACCAGCCGTTACCTTAGCTACGCCTCTACGATCTTCGGCTACCGGATTAGGTCCGGCTGTGAAGATGATGTTTGCCGGTCCTATGCCTCTCATTTTGTCGGCGGTTACTATTTCGCTTGCTTTAACCTCTAACATCTTATTTCATTTTAAATATTTCAAATACATATATCCAGCTCAACAAAAATACTACCGGGCAGTACATTGTCTCTACCAAACTCGCATCTCCTTTAAATTGCCTGATTGACCAAACAATCATAGATGCAATAACGCCAGACAAGTATATAAATAAAACTACCTCAATCATACCAATTTAAGTATATTATCAATTACAGGATATGCCTTAGAATAAATCTCAAACTCGGCATGACGCCGCCTAAGAGGTTCGTACATGCCTTTTAATGTCATACCCATCATCTTAAGTTCGGTCTTAGCATTTTTCAGCTTAACCAAATCTTGCTGTGCATACAACTTAAACAAATCGGCTGCTCCTTGCGCTTCTCCATTATACATCAGTTCCTCAAAGAATCTCATCTTTACAAAATTATCCACATAATCCAATACCAGACCTTGAGGCGTGTCTGGTATAATTATATTAGATTCTCCGTCAAATGGAAGAGACCGGTACTGCATGTAAATAGGACCATCGAAATTAGCATACAAGAATCCGTTTACGATATTTATCTCATACGGACTATCCTTGATTACCTTATTCCGGCATTTACTTAAACAAGAATCACGAAGCATAGGCTTAGCAAGACCTAACATTACCGGCCGGTCATAATAGCAACGAACTTCATGATCGCGATCATGAACATTGATATAAAATTTTTCAACTATCACCTTCTCGCATTCTTCTTTACAACATTCGTTGCACGAACACCATCTATAGCTTCTTTCGGTACGTTCTTTCCAAGCTATTGTATTTTGAAGCTCTGGTATCACCTTATCACCTTCAGGCACCTCATATCCTTTAAAATCGCATTTGAAAGCCAGAATAAGATCAAAGTAATCACCAGGCATACGGGCCTGCCCTCGCTTGACATCCACTACCGCTTCTTTGCGCATAGTAATATCACCTCCAAACTTCTTCAGGGCAATTTCTACCCATTTGTAGATGGACACCTCATCTATCAGATCACGCTTGTCAAATGATCTTAAAGACGATTTTAACTCTATGATATAATTTTCGACTGTCATAACAAAAAATATGGAGGACAGGAAACGAACCTGACCTCCACAAAGATATAAATAATTTGTCTAATGTCCTATTTTGTATTTTCAAAAGTTAGGATCTTCAAACTTACCATACTTCAAGAAAAGGCTCCTACACTTTTCCTTTATCCCCTTAAGTGTAGCCTCATATCCGGCTCCTGTCATGTAGATGGTTTGCTGATTAACTCTTTCCCCAGAATACTTATCCACAAAATAAGATCGATAAACACCAAATTTGTTTTTAACAATGTCACTGTATAACTCCCATCTACCCTGCCCATTCCTGAACATGAACTTGACTTCCTCAAGAAACAAACGGAGATTCTTTTCGGCGATGATGATTCCATTCTGCTCAAGCTTCTTCGCCACATCTCTAATCAACCACATGTTTTCATGATCAACTTTCTTGAACGACTCCGCAAACTCCACATCGGGACGCTGCTCTTCTATGGTCTTTATCGCCTGCTGTCTCTCCGCCTCTGCTTGCGCTCTCTCGGCTATGGCTCTATTTTTAGCATCAATCTCGTCAGCTAATGCTCTTAATGCAGATGGATAGTCTTTCGGTGTTATAGAATAGGAACCCGTTTTTCTTATAGAGGGGAGAACCTCGGATGTTACCCATCGTTTAAACTTCTTTGCCGATTCTAATTTTGATGACAAAACAAGAGAATATAACCCAGATTCATTGATTACACGTATGCTGTCTAACTCATTGATTTCCAAGGGAGCCCAAAACGAGCCCCTCTGAAAATCAGACAGTTGCAAAAGAATGGTATCTTCTTCATCAACATGTCTTTTTATTGGATTTTTAGGCGTAGCATAGCCAAGTGATCGAGCTACATCTATAGCCACGAACCACACATCTCCATTTGGATCTACTATGGTTCTAATATCTCCAAATTCTGAATTTTTAAAGATTGTTACGCTCCCGTTTGTTTCCGTTTCGCTGGATTTTTGCGTCAAAATAATGTTACTGTTCTTCGCATTGTTTTGAAAATTGTTTACCTTTGTTCCCATAATAGGAATTGTTTTTTTGTATCCGCCTGCTTGAGAAAGTAGACGGATATGCAAAAGTAGCGATTATCCTGTATCTACAAAGGGTGATCGCTACTTTTTTTCTACGACTTTCTGTGTCCTAATTCTTTATCTTCGAAAACTCTCTTAATCTGGAAATCTTTAAACACTCTTCTTTTAGCAAGTATTTCATTGTACATAAATCGATATCTTCGTCCTTTATTCATTTTAACCCTTAACTTCTTTTTCAAGCTATCTTGTATTACAAAATGGTAATATCTTTTAGAGTCTGCGAAATCCATAGCCAGGTGGTTGTAGAGGTAGCCGTTGGTGCCGAGCCTGCTCACGATGTCCAGGTCCCGCCTGACGGTAAAGCGCTGGCCCGGTATAAGCACATGGCATAAGTAGCCCACGTTATCTACGTAAACACCAGCATCAGCTTCCACATAATGCTCTGATACGGTTTTCCATATAATAGACAACAGCCTTAAAACCTCTCCTCTGTCTCTTATCATGCCTTTCTTAAAACCATTCTTTCTCTTCATAAGACGATGGTAGTAGGCTACAAAATACGGTGATTGTATCGATGTTCTTTTCATTATTCAAAAATTAAAATTATACATTTCAGATAATTAACATTAGAACGTATTGTCGCATCAAAATACTATTCTATATTTGCAAAGTCTACCGATCCTCACGGACAGGTAGACTTATAAGTATTAATTTTAAAAACGTAGTAAAGTTATGAAAACGAACGTAGTTTTACAATCAAAAGATCGAGTTTTGTTAGGAATGAATGTGTCTGTTATGTCTAAAGATGGTTATATATGTATAACAGACGCCGTATCAGCCATGAACAAAAAAAGAAAAGAAAAAGGGTTAAAAGAAAGATGGATTAACGAAATAATGCTAACTTCTTCTTTTAGGGAGAGATGCTTCGAGCTTTTTAATAAGTTGAATGACAGGGACTTATTGAGTAGGAGGAATCTCGGACTCAAAGATAATATCCTGAATATCAGCAGCGTAATGGATCTTGGGAAATTAGACCTTGCCTACAAAAAAGGAAAAGGAGTAGATCAAAAATGGTTTGTAAATCCCTATCTGTTTGTCATGATAGCATTAGAGATGGATCCAGAAATTTATGCTGAGGTGGTTATATGGCTTACCGATGGATTGATAGAAAACCGGAACGAAGCCGGTGATGCATACGTTAGGATGTGCAGCGCGATAAGTAGAATAGTTCCAAACAAGGATGACTTGAAAGACAGTATAAAAAGAGTTGCTAAAGCTATTAATTTCATTGTTTTTAATAAACATGAAGATGGGATAAGGAATACTGCCAGTAAGGATGAGCTCAATGATATAATAGCCATAGAGAATGTCATAGCCTCTGTTATTGATGACGGTTTCATCAAAGATTACAATTCCTTGATAAATTACCTCGGAGATAAATGGAAAAGAAAATGGGGAAACCCTGTTCTTGCATTGAAATAGTACAAAAAAAACACCCGGTCGTGGCTACATAGCTATGGCCGGGTATCCAATAAAAAGAATCACTGAACAATTTGACTTTTCTGATTGGAATCAAGATTCGGATTTTCATCGACAGGAATCTGTAGCCTGAACGCTACTTCCTTTATCGTCTCTGCTACCACGTACTCAATTAGCTTAATAGGACAGATAAATTCGTATTCCCATTCAGACTCACACCCTTTAGGTGTAGGATCGCAAGCCATTAACTCCAGCGCCTTCTTTCTTCTTGTTGTAAAGAACTCTACGTTAATAAGCTCTATATGAAAATCCGGTATATAAATATAGTCGTTTTCTACATAATAAAAAGGACGACGTTCTTTAACGTATTTAGCATACGGTCTTTTTTGTTCATTGCGATACGACTTTATTTCAGCGAACTTAAAAAATATAGTGTTATCTACATTAGTCACCTTAGTAATAGCCGGTCTAAGGGCAGAATAAAGAAGTCCTGGAAGCTTATGCTTTGAACGCATAAGTGTATTACACAACGCAAATTCGGCATCGCAGCAAACTATTTTATCAACTTCAATCATCTCCAGGCAAGTAACGTAAGTTAGGAGCCGGTGGTCGCCAAGTAACGTTCCGTCATCCCATCTCTGTGCTGTATAAGATTCGGCTTTAGTTCTACCGATATTCAATATCCATCTCCGACTAACATGCGAATCTTTGTCAAGGGCATGAATACCGTTTACAACTCTTGATACAAATTCACCATTGGTAATCATGCTCCCCTCCTTTCTTTTGCTCTTGATTCTCTTGATTTAGCATTCAAGATCCTCATATAAATCTCTCTTTCACTCATGCTGGATATGGTTTTTATGGCCTCATCCAACATAACTTTCGTATATAAAGGTTTAGGGAATCCCTTTATCTTAACCGGATCAGGAACCAACTTAGCCTTACGATATTCATAAAATCTTTTAGAAGTTACATTAAGATAAGAAACAGCCTCTTCTCCGGTATAGTACTTAGCCGGATTAGCAAGCTGCGTCCATGTCTCAAGATCGTTGGCTGTAAGATGATCGCATTCCCCGCTTAAAAACATCTCCTTTATCTTATCGCATACCGCCGCACCGCTTTTACGCAGCGTCTCTGTCAGAATTTCTTTCATTTTCAAAACATCCTGTTTTAAACCTTAAAACAATAGAGTCAATGATTATCAAAAGAGTAACAGCCATAACAGACCACACTACGATATTGTGTTCAATAGGCATCTCAATATTAACCGTAACCCATTCTACACAGATATTAAAAATCATACTATAGATCAATAACCTATGCCATATACAAAACCTGAACATTCTTGAAAAAGCCAAGAGAAATAGGTCCCATGATAGAGAAGGACCTAATATCGGATACAGCCAATTAGTGATACTAAAAGGATAAAACTCATCAAAAATGCTGGCTAACATAATAACCTGCATCAACACAGGATAATACTTCACAAACGTCACACAGACATTCCTCTGTCCTTTGCTAATAAACTTGTTGCTCATAATATGTTGTTGTTATGTTATTAAAATGGGGAAGGCGATCAGCACCTTCCCCTGGTTTTCAATCACTTTTTAGTGCTCGTCTTCTTTCTTTTCATCTTACCGCCAACACTACCGCCTTGACGCATTTTGGGTTTGTCCTTTTTATCAACTTCCCCACCTTGACGAGCTTTCTTTTTACAAGCCATGATACTAAAAATTTAAAATTGAATGATGTGCAATATTAATCATTTTTATTCTAATAGACAATACTTAAAACACAATATTATAATCTAAAATATTCAAGGGGAGAGAACTAAATTCCCTCCCCTTGCTAATTATGCTGGATTAAGATCCATTTGAGAATAAGCGTATTTCAAAGTACCATTTTCATCACCACACTCAGCTCCATCTACGATAAAGTTGTAAGAAGCAGGAGATTCATTATATACATTGAAAACACCACCTTTCTTGGAGATATTTTGTTTTTCATACTGCCTAACAGTAGCGGTCTTATACACTTTGCCTTCGTAAGACACGTTTATAGTTCGTATATACCATGTAGTATATCCATTCTCATCTCCAGAATGAACATATCCGGCTAATATTCCTCCATTAACGGCCCCGAAATACGAACAAGAGCTTCCGGATTGTTTTCTCTGGGTTGTTGTTCCGATGCTTATAGTAGCTCCAGATATCTCACGATAATCAGCATCCACCACCTTAATATCACAGGTGTAGATTCGGATATTTCCATTTTCATCACCAGTCCATTCGAATCCGGCAATACACTTACCGGCGCCAGGGTTATAAGAAACATTATTCCTCCTATATGTAGCCCAAGAGCCGTTTTTCAATGTAATATGCGCCGGAACAGGCTTAGCCTCTGCCTTGCCTTCTTGGTTGACTGTTATGTTAACAGTCTTCCCAGACTCATTTTGCTTCAATGTCACAGTGCCACTTCTGGAAGATGAAGAGCTGTTTGCGGATGAGATTATTACAAATGAATAATCATAGCCTGACAAAACAGGACAACTTACTCCTGATGGTTTTTCTGTAACTTCTGTAACACAACTTGGTTTAGATGATACAGCGTATCCTATCTTACTTCCATTTTTCTTACTTTTTAATTGAATACATAAATATGAGTTATTTGCACCTCCATTTGCATCGGCATTCCAAGTGTTTTGGTTGGTACTAAATTCGTAAGTAACTGCAACATCTTGTGTGATGCTAAGAGTAACAGTCTTTCCAGATTCATTTTGAACAAAAACAATGTCACCAGATCTGGAAGAAGATGTTGTATTGGCAGATAATGTCACCACAGCCTTCATGCTTTCAGATGTCTGGTCTCTGTAATCAACAGAACACCAAGAAGGTTTCGATTTAACAGAATATTCTATATATGAATCATTCTTAGTACTTATGATAACTTCTTCAATATCCTGAGATTCTCCAGTTACAGACCTTGACTTGCTCGTTCTTCCATCATGGAACTGAAATTCATATGGTGCATATCCGCAACTTCCAATAACATACTCTTCTTTAGTATCAGAATTTCCGCAATCATCGTAACGAATAAACTTAGTTTTGGTTCCATTACATCCATTTTCTTGCCAAGAACCGTAAGATCCGCAATTACAGCAATTTCTACAACTTACAGAATATTGACGATCTATGCTACCAGAGCAACTATCACGATAAGCATTGTACTGAGTATGACCTACGCAGTCTCCTGTTCCATAGTAAGACCAGTCAGTACAAGACTCTCCACCTCCATTAACCCATCTTGTGTCGTTATAAGAAGAAGAGCATGGATTGGTGTCACGTTGTTGCTTCTGAGACGTACACCCGTCACAACGGGTGCTTCCGGTATCCGACCAAGAAGGTGTTGTGCTATCAGGCAAGCAATCAGCATTCTTATTAGCTACTGCCTGACCTTGGGAATTTACAGCATCTTGAGCCTTCTTATTAGCATCAGCTTGACTGATATTGGACGTAAATGGACCACCCACCTGATCTTGGGTTACGGTAACAGACGAACCATGCTGACAGCTTCCGCAATTGTTTCTGGTGAAGACCTTACTTGCCTTACCGGTCCAAGTACAAGTGCCCTGTGCGTCAGCAAGAGCCTGACCTTGGGCCTCAACGGCAGCCTGAGCCTTACTATTTGCGTCTTCTTGACTTACGGTAGACGTAAAAGGACCGCCGGTTACATCATCTTGGTCTATAGTAACCTCAGATCCGACACCTCCATCAGCACACTGTTTTGTAAATTGCTTGCTATATGTTCCGGTCCAGGTACATACCTTATCTCCACCTTCTACCCAGCGTTCATCTGCTCCACCATAACATTCGTTGGTATTGACTTGCTTCTTATAAGATTTGCCTCCTTCACATTTGGTTTCAAGTGGTTCAGAATCTACCCATACAGGATCGGTGTTGTCCATTTCGCATGTCCCGTTCTTGTTAACATAAGCCTGACCTTGGGCTTCTACGGCTTCCTGAGCCAGCCTATTTGCCTCTTCCTGACTTTCATTGGAATAGAACGGTCCGCCTACCATATCTTGTGTTACACTCATCGGAACACCATGATGACATGATCCGCAATTGTCTTTTTTAAACTGCTTGCTATATACGCCTACAAACCTACATTTACCTTTTTGGTTAGCAATAGCCTGTCCTTGAGCTTTAACAGCTTCCTTAGCCTTATTATAAGCATCCTCTTGACTTACGAAAGAAGTAAAAGGATTGCCTTCAACATCAGCTTCACTTACCTCTACTTCTGTTCCTGAATCCGGTATTTCACAGTCGTTCTTTTGGAACGTTTCTGAGTAATGGCCGGTCCAGCTACAAACTTTGTTCCCACCATCTACCCAACGTTCTTGATTGTGGGTTTCAGAACATTCGTTGGTATCATGTTGCTTTTTCTGAGACTTACCTTCATTACATCTAAGTTCTTCCGGAACAACGTCTTACCATACAGGATCGGTGCTAAGTGGCGTACAGTTGCCGTTTTTATTAACATAGGCCTGGCCTCCTTCTTCTACGATCCTACGAGCTTCTGCGTCTGCCGCATCCTGGCTTTCTGTAGACGTAACAGGACTACCATTAACCATTTCGGCCGTAACCTCCATTTCTACACCCTTATGGCAAGCTTCACATTCAGGAACGAATCTCTTGCTGTAATGACCGGTATAGACCGTCATATTCTCACAATTACCCTTACTGTTAGCAATAGCCTGTCCTTGTTCTTTGACAGCAGCTTTAGCCTTGTTATTAGCATCATCTTGACTCACGGTAGATGTGAAAGGAGCACCAACAACATCTCGTTCGGTTACAGTAATCTTAGACCCTACCTGACCTTCATTACAATCGTTTTTGGTAAATTCTTCACTGTATTTACCAGTCCACGTACAATGGCCGTCCCGGTTGGCTATGGCCTGGCCCTGCTGCTCGACGGCAGCCTGAGCGAGCGCGTTAGCCGCCTCCTGGCTTTCGTATGAAGTAAAAGGACCACCGGTTACATCATCTTGGTCTACTGTTACCTGCGAACCTACGCCTTCTCCGTCGCAATTGTCTTTTGTGAATACCTTGCTATATACACCAACAAATTGGTTTTTATCTATGCAAGTGCCTTTCTTATTTGCAAGATCCTGTTTCTGTTCTTCCATAGCAGCCTGAGCGAGCGCGTTAGCCGCCTCCTGGCTTTCCCTTGATACAAAAGCATCCGGGTATCCAGCAAGATCCTTTTCAGTTAAATCGACAAAGCTTCCGGTCTGAGATTCAGCATCGCAATCATTTTTCTGAACACGAGCCGAAGCCTTTCCGACGAAATAATTTGGATCAGTAACGCATTCTCCATTCAGGTTTGCCTGATCCTGACCATTTTTCTCTATATCATCAAGAGCTTTCTGATCAGCATCTTCTTGACTTACGTCTGATGTGTATTTACCGGCTTCTACCGTGTAAGTGTAAGGTGCTCCGATAAACCCATCTTCGCAGTCATTCTTATAAAATACTTTCGACTTCTCTACGTTATACCATAAATTGGTTTCACAGGTGCCATGCTCATTAGCATACCCTGGACCTTCAGCTTCCAAGGCTTCCAAAGCCTTCTGATTAGCATCTTCCTTAGAAACAGAAGAAGAGAAACGGCCGGCTTCTACAACGTACTCTACCATAGATCCAACTTCAGTTACCTCACAATCTGTCTTTTGGAACATTTTGGATTTCCTGTCGTTGTACCATTTTATGGTATTGCAAGTGCCATGAGAATTAGCATAGTCTTGACCTTTGGCATTCAACTCGGCTTCAGCCTTACGGTCAGCATCCTCTTGGCTTATGGAAGAAGAGAACTGCCCGGCTTCGATCGTCATCGTAACCAAACTTCCTTCTTCGGTATCAGGATCGCAGTCGTTCTTTCTAAACGACTTTGATTTCTTGACATTGTACCATAATATGGTTATACAACGACCATGCTCATTAACCCAGTTCTGACCATTTTGCTCAATGTCTCTCATAGCCTTGTCATCAGCATCAGACTGAGATATGATAGACGTGTATTTTCCGGCCTCAACAACGTACTCAAGCTCTTCCCCTTTCTCTGTCTCAGGATTACATCCTTCTTTTGTGAAAAGAGCCGACTGCCTTTTATTTCTATAAACTACCTGTTCTTTTTTTTTATGAACTACCGTACATTCTTCAGATACGCTACCATCCCTGGAAGACACCCTTATCTTGACACTTCTGTTGGCACCAGTATCATTTTCATCAAAGTAAATATTAACCTTACTGTTAAGACTGCCTTCTTTCTTATCTATGTTCGCCCAACAATTACCTACTTTCATTCGCTAATCCTCCATCTTAAATTTTCGGGAGTTGTACTTACGTTGATTACCTCCGGTGATCCATCTGAATCAAGATCAACAACATCCTTGTCCAGGTAGATTTCCTCCTTATCCACAGACTCGCATTCAACTATTTCAATAACATAATCTTTTATATTACTTTCTATACTTAACTGCGTGCTTGTTTCATCACCCTCAATTTGTTCAAATTCCTTATCCAATTTAATGTAAGGAACGACCTTTCCAGGCTGATAAATAGGAATCAGTACACCATTTATAGTTATGTTCTCATTAACTTCATTCCCATCCTCATTGCCAGGCATGGAAACAATCATCGAAACCTGGAACGTGTCTTCAAGACCCGGATCACCAGGGAAACCATAATCAAGCCTAATATCATTGACGTCAATATTAAGACCGGAAGCGGTGGTAAATGCTTTTATGACACCCTTTATATCTTTCTCACCCGTAATAAGGGCATTGATAGAAGCGGAGTTGGTAGTAATAAGGACCTGCTTATCTCCACCAGATATAGGGAACTCCAGCCTACTAACCGACACTTCTGTGATCTTAATACCTTTTTGCTTGAAAGTAATGGCTTTCATGCTTTCGGTATCGGACTTCTTCACAATTCGGATAGTGATCCTGTCTTCCCTCCCTTTCCAAGATGGAGCATCGAAATTCATTTTATCACGACCGACACCTTCCTTCTTGTCCGAGGTAAGCCAAGAACCATCATCCATCTTATATATTTTCTCTCTCGACATAATCATCCTCCTTAATTTAAAGTGTCAACTCCCATTCAACTCCATCATCGACAACCACCTGTACCGTAGCCGTACCGCCTGTGGCTTCAAATGTTATGTCAGTAGGAATAACATCAAATATCTCTTGTACGCCAACACATCCTAAGCCGCAGATAATATCCTTAAACCATTCCTCTTTAGCGTATTTTTTAAGAACTTCTTTAAAGAACTCACGAAGCCAATCTGAATCAATAGATTCCTTAAGTATGGTTTCTATTATTTCCTTAAGCCAAGATTCGTGCATTTCCTCTTTCAGAATCTCTTTAATAAGCTCGATAATGGTTTCTTTATCTAACTTATCAGAAGGCACAGAGCCATTAACGAGATTACCCCCACATATAAATCCTTTGCATTTTTCTGCCATTTCTTATCCTCCTAAATTAACAATGGAACCCATAAGAACTATTTGCTTCTTCTCGGTACATAACCCTCACTTCAGCAAGTTCATCTTGTTGACACATATCCCGGCAGAACCTAACAGTACGGCCCTGGACTTTATACATATCAGAAGGCACGACACCTCCGCAATAAGACACAAGCAAAATCTCTGCCGGATCTTTCTTTAGAACCACATGAGAAGTACCGTCAAACACTTCTGTATTAACAGATCCACTTACGTTAATAGCCCTTGAAACGTATTTAGCTAAATTAGCCAAAGCCCTGTTTAAAGGCATACCATGATACAAACCAGCTTCTTCTATAGTTTCCCCATCATAGAATATTTTAGAAGAAGGAATATCGCAATGATGCGGGCGTTCGCACCCACCATGACTGCCAAAACAACCGTTGTTACCTGTTATTGTCATTATTGCTTAAAATATTTATTTTTTGTTTTAAAAATTCTATTTCCCTATCCTGATATTCCATACGGCATATCATTGCATTGATTAAAGCCGTAAGATCAGATTTCTGAGCCAGACTGAAGTAGCCAGCGTTAATGCCGTCAGCGCAGTACACGCAGTTCGTGCAGGTGTATCCGTCCGGGCATGGCACCGGCGTCTCGTCCACATGTGGAACATATACGTGTTTGCCACTTAAGTCCTTACCAATTTGTGCACTCTTTTCCATTTTGTAACTGTTTTTCAAGTTGTTCAACCCTTTGTTTTAGAAGCGTATTTTCTTCAACCATCCTATCCAAAAACTTATCTATGTTTTCAAAAACCAGCTCTATATTATGCATAACCTCATTATAAGGCATACCTGGAGTTAATTTGGATATGAATGTCTTGCATCCTGTATAATGAATGCAATGATCGCTTAAATGACCATACGGGCAATCGCATTCTTTTGGAAGAATTTCGCAATTGTCCGTACAGTCATTACACGGATCAGACCCGATACAGATATTAGATCTCAGAATATCAGGTCTGTCATCTTTACAAGTGTTACAATTCATGACTTTCTTTTTTTTGGTGCAAGATAATAATTTTCATTCACACCATCACAATAAGAAGTCAATCAATGTATTCCAAGCGGTTAGTGCTGCCTTTAAAAACGTATCCGCATCTGTTTTCTATCTCTACATCGGTAATAGGGAGAATAGCATCTTTGCCATAAGTAAGTTCACATTTTGAAATAAAATTTACTATACCTTGATAATTACCATGAAATTGCCTTGCGAGTTTCCTGCCAGTAGGAATCCCTTCTTTATTGGTTTCAGGAATACCTATCAAGCACTTTATCCAGTTTGGTTCATTCTTGTTATTACTTCGTATTTCGTAGTTCACGATATCAAATACAATACCTTCAAGGTTCTTGACATCGATGCTGTCCGCATCCATTTTCTTATCAATACGAATCGTGCTTGTTAAATCTCGTAATTTCATGATATTTTCTATTTTTGACATTAATGAATAACTGTCACAGTGTTTTAAAAGACCGAAGTAAGAAGACCAGCTTTCATTTGTAATACACTTCTTCGCGTCTTTGGCTACCCTCTTCCTTATTGTCACATAACCTTTATTGTGTTCAGATACGCCTTTGTTATTACGGTGGAAAACATACCCGCAAAAATCAAGAGGTCTATCCATGTCTGTTATAATACAAGTATGCCTTTTATATCTTATCTTAAGCTCATACCACCAATAATTCTTAATCCTCCATTTGGTAATATTAGCATCCTCCTTAGTATAAAAAGCAAGGAAATTATCATCAGCATACCTCAATGAAAAAGGAGCCATTCTCTTTACAAGATTATCGAAATATTTCATAAGGAGATGATGAATGAAAGGACTTGTAGGAGTCCCTATAGGCAGCTCTCCAGATACGAAACTTACGTCTATTACAAAATCTATAAACTTTTTATTTGAAATAAAGTTCTTAAGTACTTTTCTAAACACTTTGTCTTTTACATGGTTATAACATTTACGTTGATCTATAACCAAACAATACTTCAAATCAAGTCTATCATAATAAACATGCTTCATCTTTTTAATAAGAGACCTTGATTTAGACGATGCTGTTATGCCAAATCCCGGCTTACAATTAAGACCATTCATATTATCCTTCTCATAATACAAAGGACCTAACTTTACTAAAACAAGATGCTGATAAATTCTGGTGGTAAGATCCGGGCTGTTTATTTCACGAACCTTACCATTCTTGTTTTCTTTTACAAGTTTGCGATATTTGATTTTGCTAACATAAGTACCATCTAAATACCATTCATACAATTTTAACGAATTACCATCAAAATCAGAATTGAAATTAACAACATCATTCTTTTTAGAATGGTTTTTAAATGCTGCTTCGCATGCTTCTCTAATATCATCCAAACTTATATCTATATAGTTTGAAACTGATTTCAGTTGTGGGCTAATGACGGGCTTACGACCGTCGCGCATCTCTATCATATTTTTATCATATAACCTCATACGCTTGTCTTTTATTGATTCTCCACTCCTGGGAAAGATTAAAAAGAATATACCCAATTTTTTAGCCCACACAGGGCAAGGCCGCAATTGTTGCGATTCGTATTAGAAGCGGCGTTATTCGCATTCAGATTACGAGGCGAACAATTGCCATTGTTCGCATTACCGCCGAAACGAGCAGCCAATTCTTTTTAACCTTTTTCTCAACCGTTATTTGCTATTTCAGAGGTCAGATCCCAATGTAAAACTTGTTAGCAGACTAACGGATTTCATTGAATAGATTTTTATTGTTTATAATGTTAACTATCTCTGTTGTCTAATGACATTGCAAATGTATGTATAATATTTTATAGCTACAAAACAATTTGTATTAAATATTTTAAATTTTTGTTTTGTGGCTATAAAATATTATATTAACAAGATACGGCTGCGCCGTGATATAGTATATAAGGCTGCGCCTTAGCGCTGCGCTTATGATGGCTGCGCCATCAATGGGTTGCACCCATCAAACCTGCGGTTGACTGACGTCTAATAACAACTGGGCAAGGCCGCAATAGTAGCGAAACGAAGTAGAAGCGGCGTAATGCGCATACAGAGTACGAGGCGAACAACGGCCATAGTTCGCATGACCGCCGAAACGAGCAGCCACTCTGGACTTTATACCAACAGATGAAGCCCAGTAGCAGTTGTCCCATGTATAAAAACATTCTCCTGATCCGATACCTCCGCCTTTTTTATCCTTCCATCCGGTATAAGGGATACGGTGTAAAGCATAACTATCTCCTAAATCTTGGGTAGTTGCTATCTTTTTATATTTAGATTCAAAATTAAAAACCTCACCATTATTTATAGTAGACCTTTTCTCATATGTCCATTTATTTTGATCTGGCTCTATATAAATATCAATAGTATTACCTATTCGAGTGACATTAGGATCATTTAAACAAGTCCCTACCTGTTCGTATCCTCCTCCGCAATACCTAAAGACGTCTCCAAACAAATTCATACCATCGTACAAAGACATCCTTAAGATAACTTCCAAATCAAATTCTGCCGGTTCGTCATTTTCGTTTAAGGCTGATATGGTACCAGTCATTTCCTTAAACACAATAACATTCATATGACCTTCAGCCATACTCTTGGCTCCCTGGACGTTCTTATACCAGTATTTTCCTCCATAAAAATCAAACTCTGATCCTTCTTCTACGCCTGTTTCAAATGCAAAAGAAGCCGCCATCTGGCTTTCCATGCACTGTTCTTTAGGATATTCTGAATTTATGAGGTAAGAAAAATGAGTTTTTTTAGTAGGTTCATAATGTATAATAGAAGAATTTGTAGCCCATGATCCACACAACCATGTCTCTTCTCCTTTTTTACGATACTTTACACCTCCGTATTTGCGATAATTAACATCATTACCTACTCCGGAGTTACTTGATATCCCTGATCCAAAAGTATCTGGATTAGCTAAGTATTTAGTACCGTACAGCATTTCAAGGTATATGATATAAGCATTCAAGGTCAAAAAACCACCTTCAGAAAAAGGATAAGAAGATTCAGGATCTACGTTATTAGCCCTCGAATACTTAGCTATATTGATTTGATTTACATCGTTGCATCTCGGATAAGTTCTTCCATTTAGAAACATTGTGCAGGCGTTACCAACTCCGGCTCCGGATTTACAATTTGTTTCTCCTTCATACAAGAAAAAGAAAGATCTTGCCTTGGAGTCTACTGTACATACCGGTCCAGGAGATAAGGCTGTGGGCGGCAGCACAGGGCACGTCTGGCGCAGGTCAAGTCCGTCCAGCATAGGAACCGTGTCTGCGTCGTACACACCAGACCATATTTTCCCGCTTTTACCAACTACCTTATCAGCTACATATAGACTCTTGCTACATCCTAAGAATATGCTATAATTCTTTGAAGTAGTCTCCCAAGGTCTTAAAATCCTTACCTCTGATCCTGAAGCATTATAAAGTTTTTGACTAATGCCATACTCTTCGTAAAAAGCCTTAGCGTCAAATGCTCCGGCATCACAATACTTATTTTTATGACCGTTATCTAAATACAGTTCCACATCGCATTCGGCTCTCATTTCCTCGGTTATGCCCACCGTAGGAGCAAAATCTCCGTTTTCAAATCTAAGGAGATTATTCTTACGAAGCTTTCCTACCGGACGCACTTTGTCTCCGGTATTTTGAGTCATGTCTATAAGGTAAAAATCCCAAGAAGGGAGAAGGCTTTTGTCGCCAACTGATTCTGTGGCTTCTGGAGGAAGCTGGTCATCAGCCCAAGCGGATGCTGATCCTGAAGCACCTTCTTTAAGAACGTTGAAAGTATTACCATCAGACAAAACAAAAGGCTCAGATTCCTCCCCTTTCTTCGATAAAAACTTTTCCCTTTTACCAACTTGATTAACTACGATGCTCTTCTTAGCCTTATTCCCTTCATCGGAAATAGTGTAATTCAAAGTCGTATCAAGACCTTCATTTATTTCAGAAAACACCGACACCAGTTTATCATTCTCACCTTCTGTCGGATTAAATTTTACGTTGCTCATTTTCAAAAATCAAATTTGCATTCATCAACAACAGGCTCGCATTTGGTATTTTCATTAACCCATTTCATGCCCTCTTCTTCCAGTATCTTCTTAGCCTTTTCATTGGCATCATCAACGCTAATGAAAGACGTTACGGTACCGGCGTATATCCTCCTGTATTTCTCAGGAGCCTTCCATCCTTCCTTACAACGTTTACTAAACCAACCATGTTGATCTTCGTTGTAATAAACGGTTTTACATACTCCAGATTCGTTAGCGGCAGCCTGCCCTTCTTGCTCAAGAATCTTCGCAGCTTCGTAGTTGGCTATTTCGGTACTGAACTTAGACCATACACGCCCTGCCTCTACCACGTAATGTGTGGGTTGTTCTTGTTTTTGACCATCAGGACAATCATTTTTAAAGAAATATCCTTCCTGTCTTGTGTTATAATATACCTCGCAACAGCCACCTACTTTATTAGCATACAACGGACCTTCTTTCTCCGCAAACTCTTCCGCTTTCCTATCTGCATCATCTTGGCTTATATCCGAACAAAATTCAGCTTCATGAACGATAAACGTTTCTTCAGAACCAAGATCTTCCGGACAATTCGATTTCTTGAAAGCTTTTCTGTATTCTTTGTTATAATACATCTTTTTCATGACAAGATCTTATTAAGTTCTTCTTTGAATTTCTGAATCTCGTCCGGACACAACCCACATTCCCCTTCACAGACGATTCTTCTCATACGATCTATTTTAAGAACCGTATCCATATCAGGCTTGATACCTACCTTATACTTATGATATTGTAGATACTGATCAGCCTTACATGCTATAAAACGATCAGCACACTCACATAAGTAAGATGAAGGGAAAAGAATTTGCTGTGTACTTCCGGTAGCTGCCATATCATTTCACGGTAAAATACCTGGCGTATTCTTTATTTATGTATTCGGAATAAGTAGCAAGATCATCCGGATCCGGGCACCCGTTCTTTAAATTAACAATCCAGCCTCTTACCAACTTTTGAATATCAGCATATCTTTTACTTACACCCCCTACAAACCTAAATTTTCGATGAAGGTCTATGATTTTCTTGTCCAAGACAGCAAGTTCATCATATTTCTGAATACAAGCCGCATTAGAATCAGCTTTAGGTGTCGTATTCGACTGAGGCTTTATAGCCCGACTTTTATTAACAGAAGCAATGTTGCTTCTTCCGCATCCACATCCCATAATTTATTGATATTTAATTAATTATATTTTACAACCACAATTTTCACAATTATTGAGAACATAAATCAATTTAGATGCTTTTTCATATAATTGTTTTACGTTTTCAAAATTCCCTAATCTCATATTAGCTTCAGCCGCAGCCAGAAGAAACTCTATTTCTTTTATTTTGTCAATAACGTCATCATCCTCATGATCACATAACACAGTTGACCTGGCCCATACCTTATCTATGTTAAGACGGATCAGATCTGTTTTTAAATACTTTCTGTTAAATGAATAAGAGGAAGGACTGCCTTTTATGGTAATATCGTATATACCATCTTTCAGGTTTTCAAAATCATTTCCGCGACCCGGATTTATGCCAAGAGTCTTACTGTTGAATACATTCAGCTGATTCTTACCAAGATAATAAACATACTTATTCTCATCTTCAGGTGGTACAATCTCTATGATAGCCGGTCTGTCGGCCAATATCCCCCATTCCGACTGATCGGCTATGCGAAGCGTTTTAGGGTTGTTGGTGCTTATAACCTCAAAATCAAGATGGATGTTGTTCATACTCTCCTCCCACCCCATTCTGGTAAGGGAATCATCGTATCTGGCTGTTATATCAGCTCCCTCTACCTCAGTGCTATTAACACGTACCTCGGTACCATTTATCTTGACTCCTACTATTTGGGCCACCAATGACTTAGCCATACCAAACATAGGAACAATGATTTCACCGTTGTAATCAGTTCCTTCATTTGGATACTGTACTACCTCCGTCTTGTACAGACCATCATTTCTTCTGGCTACTATTCTAATAACCATCTGATTTTCTACATCGTAGTCGGTCATTACTATCCTGACATAGAAAATGTTATTTCTTATCTGTGGTAAAATATCGATATAATTCATAACTTACCTTTTTCCACAAAGATAAGTAAATGGGGTGATAAAAGTTTAAAATGTTGTGTATTAAATAAAATAGGACGTGATTATTACCATATCCGATAATAGATTCCAGCGCCTAAGTAGGGAGAGAAGCCCTCGCGCCCAACTCCATACCCTGCCGTCAGCCCTATGCCCCAGCGCCGGCTCTTTTCGTATATTATTTCTTTTTTGTGGTAGATGATCATAGTGTCCAAATTAGGTCTGTATCCGCTTATAACAGCCCGATAATCATCTGTGTTGTATGTTTTTCTTTGTATAGGAATATTGATATAAACAGTGTCTTTTATCGTATCTTTTTCAACTATAGCATCCATAGGGAAAGGTATTTCTACCTCCCCTACGTCAACTATATACTGAGGAACAGGAATAGGTTGGATAATGGTATCTATTACCGTATCTATTTCTATATTGTGTATTATTTCTTTCTTCTTACATGTTTTACCAAACAAGAAAGATATAAAACACAGTAGAAGAACTCCTAACACATGCCCTACCCTCATTTTTTGCAAACACATTTCTTACCCTCCTTTTTATTATCTAAAAGATCTTGTATTTCACCATTTTTTATACCTTCTTTTAACTCCTCTCCGAATGGAACTTTTTGCCACCAACTTACTTTACTAAAGAAGTACTTAACGCCTTTTACTATCATCAAATCAGGTGCAAGGTCGCCGAGGCGCTTGAATGCCATTCCACCGTATAATATTAAGGAAAATATTGTAATCCACTGAAGAAGCATGTCTATAAACTCTGGGGATTTATGCCCTCCCATAGACATAATAAGGTCCATTCCGGATATGGTAAACAACCCGAAAGAACAGGCCGCGAACTCAAGAAGAATTTTCAAAACTCCCATTTCGCTTATGCATGTCAATATCTTAAAAGGTCTCTTTCTCTTTCTTCGGATATAGCAGTGCTTGATACTTTTTATAGTAGCTAACAAAAGATTTATAGCTAATATAAACAATATAGAATATATAAGGTGGTGAATCTCCTGGAAATTCATCCACAATGCTGATAATCCGGAAATGAGAAAAGCCCAGAAACTTTCTAAATTCATCCTTCCTACAAATCTGTAAGCCATATTAGAACATAGTTACTTTCTTGTTACTTCCAAGAGAGTCATATACGTCAATATGGACCCAATTGGTACCTGATTCTAATCTAATAGGACAAGGAAGTAAATCCTGCGACTGAATTATTTTATTCCTTGCCTCCTCTGCCGTCATACCCTTGGCGTCGAAATCGATGGCTGCCCCAAGCATATGAGGACTGATATACAACGACCCTGATACGGTCTTTGATTTTACTATATCCGAGATATTGTTCCTAAACCCACGCTCATCAAACCTACCACCCGACTTCCAGGTATTAACCGTCATCGGCGTTTTCAATATGTCTTTCCTTAAAACCAGTATCGTGTGAAGCAATTCAGTTCTTAAATACCTCCAGCAAAGATCTTTGTCTCTACCGTATTCTTTAGGACCAACTAATTCAACAATACTAAAATACTGACTCAATTCTTTTATAATATCACTTCTTTCCATAACTTAACCTTTTTCACAAAGATAATCAGAACCTTACCAAATATTAAAATAAGCGGAGTTTGGATTAAAGAAAAACCCCTGCATAAATAAATATACAGGGGCCATCCATAACATTAACAACAAATTACGACCTAAACAACCCTTACGTATCCGGCTGATACAAGATCAGAAAGATTCTCGTAAGCCAAAGGGATGCCTGAATCTCTTATGCAAAGATACTTAATTTCTTTGTCTATGTAATACTTTCCGTTCTCTAAAATAGAATTATATACCCAAGGAATAGGATCGTCTACGGTACCTAAATGCTTTTCTTGAACAACCATATACAGACTTTCGGCTCCACCTCCCTGGCCAGGAACCCAATCAGCTTGTAGATTGTGATTTTGCCTTACTTCAAACAAAGTCCAATCCAAATCCGAAGGTTTGTTTTTGCTGCGGAAACATTGCCCTTTTACAACAGCCGTACCCATAGGAAGACCTTTGTCGCCATAAACTCCATCCTTATCCCAAATAGGATACAATCCTTTTATCTTAAGAGCCAGACTCTGGTCAATATTCTCCAACATAGCCGGCGTATTGATCATCGCCCTCATGTACATGGCTGTAGCCTTCTCCGGATCGTTAGCTTCAAGGATCTTATTTTTTTCTATGATCTGATCCTTTGTCCTTGCCAACTTCTCAGGATATCCTTCATCCACTTTCATAGATTCAACTTCACTCCTGTCAATTTTAGAAGCTATTTCCTTTTCTATGGCAGCAGTACGATCATCGCATTCAGATTCATATACATGCATTTCATTCATTGCCGTATTAGCAATATCAAGCTCGTATTCTGAATCTGCTACAGATACGGTGTATATCCCGCTCCCTTTTGCTACATCAATATCGTTTTTAACCTTCTGCCTCATGCTGCTGTTATACCATATCTGTTTACCATCCAAGCTATAAGAGCGGACAGCATCAGAATAAGCATATTCCCTGGCCTCAGAAACTTTTTTATCCTTAGCCTTGGCAAGCAACTCCTCTTCAGTTGGTCCAGGAGGCTCCGGGTCAAGCTGCATGGCAATAACTTCTTTCACACTCGCATCAGGATTGTTTTGATGGAATTTTTCTTGATCGGAGTCAAGTTGAACCCATTTACCATCTAAGAAATCTTGGTAAGAATACCCTACTTCGTAAGAAGAGGAGTCCAACTCGTATCCTTCCCAATAAAAACCTTTTATATTCTTATTTACATAAAGCATACTCTATCCTTTCTATTAAGCTTGTTCACCTACTCTGATAACCAACTTATCATTGATATACCAGATACTTAATTCTATAAAACTGTTTTTAGGTACTATTACGCTATCGCCTGACATACTCTGGAACTGGCCAGAGGTAGGAAGTGGCTGTGTGATGTCTGTGCCGGTGGTGTTGTTGACCCGCACCAACCACTCCCTCCCAACATACTCAGAAGATACGGTCATAGACAGATTCGTAGCAGAAGCGACGTTGGCTATGATATTATGAGCACCTTTTGGTAAATTTGCCAATGTTGTAACAACCTTAGGGGGCATAGCCATAAAATTCAAATAAGACAATATCGTATTAGACAACGTAACCATATTGTTCATAACCTCATATGTCTTATCTTGAATAACAACAAAAGTCCCCACCTGAATTTCTATATCATATTCAGATGCGCCTACCGCTGAGTCGGCATTAGCAAATGAGGCAAATACTATTTTTAATTTAAAATTATTTTCAAAATCATTACCTTCTAAAAAATAATTCAAATGATAATAATCACCATCTAACTTTCCTAACGTAATTTTATTATTGTAAGCATCCAGGACCTTCCCAAACGAAGCTTCATCAAGTGTTCCTGAATTACCTGAAAACATAGATAGATCAAGATAATTCGAATCTACTCCGGTACTTACTATACCAAGCGATTCAAGCACCTTACCACCACTTTCTTCAGTAACCAAAATATATTCGTTATACACGTTTTTGGTTTCTGTAGATGCCACATTGTCTTTTACGAGATACATGACATTATCCTTCGCTTCTTCAACAGTAGGAAGTTTGCTAACAATCTGTTTCTTCCACCCTGCTGCCGAAACAGCATCATCTATGTACTGTTTTGTTACATGATCTCCCCATGTCATATTACTAAGAAGAGTCTTGCTACCGTCCTGACTTCCGGCAGGGGGAGCCGGGATGAGGCCTCCCTTCCCCGACTCCGAACCTGTTCCAGGAGCAGCCTGCACCACATTCTCAAGTCTGGAATCAACCTCCTGGCCTTCGAATTTACTGTTATAACCTATTTCTGCCATATTTATTTTTTGTTAATTTTATCCAACAACTTCTTGACCTGGTCTACGATGTCCATCACCGCACCAACCTTGTTTTTTACGTCCTCAACCTTCTGATCAATCTTAGAATCCAAAGCCTTTAAACGATCTTCGTTTTTACGATACACTAAATACAGGGCTAAACCGATGATTGCTATCGTAAGGATATTAGCCAAAACGCATCCGATTATTATCTGAAACATGATGATTATATGGTAGATAACGCTACCACACGCTTTAATTATTCAACTTTTTACAAATATAGTAATTACCCCAACCATAACAAGATCAAAGACACTCGTCATTAACATCAGACACCCATTCTTTAGATGAAAGAACAGATTCAAACTCAGAAGAAGGGCTATCATATACCGGATACGGATATTGAGGTTCGTCATCAGCCTGCATATCTAAAGACTTAAATAGAAGGTCATAATGTTCTACATGTAAAATAACTTTAGAGCCATCTACGCTCGCTCTTGGGCTGCCTATTCCTAATTCACGTCTCTTTTCTTCAGATACGGAATCATATACTTTTTTGGGTATGATAATAAATTTCATATTACTTTGATTTTAGGGTTTGTAAATAGTTGTATGCTTTGATACAGTCGTCTTTGGATAAAGCACTACTATAAATTCCAGCTAATTTAGTTGCCGACTCAGCAAATTGATTACTTCCATCAAAGCCTAAATTTACCATTGTATAATTTGATGAAGTAGTCTTTGATCTTGGTCAGTTCTTCTTCGGTGGCATCGTGATCGAGAAATACAAGTTCCCAGATAGCAAAATTAGCAAATTCATTTCTTTGAGGATATGACCTGCCTAAAACAAGTGAATTTGTCGCATCTTTGTTTCCATTGGCAATATTAACTCCATTATACTTAGATGTTGTTTGCCAAAAAAAAGGAGATTTTGAATATTGTAATGTTATTTGAGTAGCTCCATACGAAATAGTTTGCTCTGCTCCTTTATTGTAATTTTCAAAAGTGAACGCACCATTAAAAGATTGATCGGATGCGTTTGTCGCTATAGCAGATATTGCATTTGGATTATATGTAATCCACTGTCTCAACGCCACAACCGTATATCCCTTTTCCTTAGTCAAAATAGGGAAATTCTCACAAACACCATAATCGTCTACTCCGTCAAAGACGAGTGCACCAGGGTAGAGAGGTAGTTGTTCGATGGTAATTGATCCCACTTTACCCGCAGCATTAAAAAGATAAACAGCTAAAAAATCATCTTCTTTTATTGCAGGAATTTCAGTGATGCCATTAGGATTTAAAGGTACTTTTACTGTTGTAGTCGTTGATGTAGAAGGAGCATAAAATGACAAAAATAGATCACCTTCATTGTATCCTTCACTTGATATTTTTATGAAATAAGATTTATTAAATTGGTAAATATTCTTTGGTATATAAATAGCGTAACCCATTCCTGAGGTTAAAAGGGTTACTTTAATAGAATTGCTACTTTGCTCATCAATTCTTACTTTATCTACAGTAGCATTGTTTCTGAAATAATTAAAATTCTGAACATAACCATTTACTCCACTCATTCCACCCCAAGCGAAATTCTTCATCTGTAAATCATGCCCATTACCTGTAAGGTCTTTCCATACGGGATTGGCAGCCATCTGCTCATTGGTAAGACCGGAAGCTGAATATCTGGCTACGATACCTTCTATATCCGGGAAGGAATCTACCTTGCATGGCAGGTCTAATATCATTTTAGCATACTCTTTAAAAGGTATGGAAGTAGGTACATCATACCCTTTGGATATAAGGGCTTGCCTTATATCCTCTTTGGTATTTATGATCCTCATTAACTTATCTGATATGGTTCCCATTACACTTCCTCCCCATTTATATAATCTAATACCGAACCTATGTCTCCGATGTCTGATTTTATTGACTCTCCTTGAGAATGTATTTCAATAAGTTTCTGATATAAGGTGTTATCCCCTATACGATTCTTATCTGTAGCTTGTTCTTCTATTTTGGATATCGTATCAGGATCTTCGTACTTAACACCATCAGGGCCATACCATTCGTCTGTTAAATTCGTGTATTTATGACGAACTGGAGTCGGTTTAGACTCCAGTGTTACTAAAAAATATTCGTTACAGCTCATGACAATAAGATTTAGTGGTTGCAACAATTACATCTACAAACTGTTCTCACGTAGCCAGAGGGAATGGCAGCCAGCTCCGTCCCTACGGCTATCGCCGGGTCAGTGCTTTCCATGACCGTCAGTGCCATCTTGTCTATGTCAAGGTCATTGTCGTAAACGATTTCTCCTTCAACGTAAATGCTCCCTGCATCAGAAACGTAGCAGTTTTTGACCTGTCTTATATGACGCTGTGTAGCAGACGCAAAATCACACTCGATACTTAACCACCCTACCGGTATCTGATCGATATTGGATCCGATATTGTAATCAGGATCGGTTGTTTTAAGAACCATATGTCTCAATTCCCTCGTATTTCCGTATCCGTCCATTGTTATATACGTCCGGATCTGAACCTTGCCCTTTTCCGTCTTATAACAGTTTTCTACTATTTCTGTGTCGGATGTAGTAGCATCAGGGAAATCACAAACAACACGCTGCCATCCTTCTTGTATTTTGTTGAATGTGGCACCTCTTTGTATATCAGGATCGGTCGTTTCTAAGACAATAAGATACTCGTCCCGGACTCCTATTATGCTATCTACCGACCTATATCCTCCAAGATGTATTTTACCACCAGGAGTTGTATAGCATTCATCTACAGACATAATATGTCTTTCCGTAAGATCAGGAAAATCGCATTCGGTTTTCGTCCATTCGTTAGGTATCTTATCTATTCTCGTCCACTGAGGATAGGCGGCGTCAGTTGTCTTAACAATATAATAATACTGTTCCCTTACACCAAGAACAGCATCAATAGACTGATAACCTTTTATATTAACCTTACCGCCATCCGTCTTATAACATTCATCCACTTCAACAATTTCCCGGTCCGTCATGTCAGGAAAATCACATACCATCCTCACCCAATCTTCGGGAATAGAATCCAGCACGGTCCCTACCTTAATATCAGGATCGGTTGACTGAAGGACGGTGTAAACCTCTTCCCTGGATCCAAGAATATTATCTATGGCTATCAAGCCTTCTACCTGAACTTTCCCTTTTTTAGTAGTGTAACATTCAAGAACGTAAGTTACGTCTCGTTCTGTCATGTCAGGAAAGTCACAAACCATTCGAACCCAATTCTCTGGAATTAGCTTAAAAACATGCCCGGCAGGGAAATTATCGTCAGTTGACTGGATAACGGTATAAATAGATTCCCTGATGTTTATCTTGTCATCTATGGCTTCTAATCCTTCTATTTCAACCTTACCATCAGGAGTTTTATAACATCTGTTGACAAACGTAATGTCACGTTCTGTCATATCAGGAAGATCGCAGTCGATCATAACCCATTCGTCCGGTATTTTAGTAAGAACCTTACCTACCGGATTATCCATGTCGGTACTGTCGGTAATTCTATGGGTTTCTTTAAGAACATCCATCTGATCATTAAGAAGATACCAACTCCATACTTCAACCTTTCCACCAGGTGTACGGTAACAGGTTTTGAAATCTTTGATAACCTTCTCAGCTATGTTAATCCACTCCCATTCGGTTGTGGCCGGAATACCAGAAACAGGATGCTTCTTACCTTCTTCGTCAAGATACCAATAACAGCCATTTAAGGACACAACCACTTGGTAGATTTTGTCCCCTATTTTTATACCGGATTTGCTGTCATCTACCGGTTGGGAGGAACCCCATTTTCCAACTATGTTGGTTATTTTATCAATGCCCCTACCAAAGGCACCGGATAAAAAATCCACGCCATTCATATGAAACTAACTTATTTCAAATTGTTTTATTACAAAAAGGGGGTGGAGGACCAGCCTCCTCCCCCTTGGGATATATAGAAAAAAGGAAAATCAAATCTTGCAGGGCTTGATATTTGCCGAAGCAGCTAACAAGTCCATAAGGTCTTGAATACCTTCGTGAGCGCCATACGGTACATGGAAGTGTACTGTAATATGATCATCAATTACCCTACCGAAGCCGTTAGAATAACGTGCCGGCTTCAACGTTACTGAATAATCAGCATACGGAGCCAACAGGTCTAAGCGGGTTTCTTCGTTGGTAAACATCCGTTCCATAAGTTCTTGGTGAGTCTTACGGAAATCGAAGAACATACGTTGTTCGCGTTCCTTATCCAGCAATTCAGCGCCGAGGTGAGTACGCGGAGCCCAGTGCTGTTTGTATTCGGTATGGATCGGGTTAAAGTACGTGCTGATAGCCTCTCGCTGTTCATCCGGATAACCGCCATTTACAGCAATACGAACAGATCCTTCTTGGAATGTCAGACGGTCAATCAAACAGTCAGACGGAGAAATCATGTAGTCAATACCACGGAACAAGATACCGCATTTGCAGTTCTTAGGAAGCGGATCGGCGATAATGGACTGATCTCCTGCTACGGCACCCAAACGTTTCCAGTTACGTCCACGATAAGATTCGGGAGCTTTAGATACGAAGAAGTCTTTGAAGATTTTATCGCATTCGTCGCAAACCATGTTAGTAACGACCGTTGTTTTGAATTTGTGTTGACATCCACCAGCTGTACCGTAATCTTCGATTGTCAGATACGGGAATGCTGCCTGCAATTCTTCTTTAGCACTATTACCACATTCATCATCCGGCAACGTGATTTCATAAGCTTCTTTCGAAATCTTACAAGAACCACATGCTTCCCAGCTAACAGTAGTAACAGTAGGATTGCTACACATATCTGCTGTTTTAGCAACGAACGTTACTGTGGCAGTCGGATTGGTTTCTACAAATGCATCGATGTCAGCCTTCGTCAGTTTCTTGCTTACGGCCACAGTGTACATACCTACTCCGCCATCTTGGGCTGCTGTTTTCTCGGCAGTGCTACTAACGGCATTCTTAATGCTTTCTACTACAGTAGACTGATCAACGCCATCATCCTCTAACGTTACGGCATAAATCAAACCGCCGTCTACCTTAGTATATCCTTCAGGACACTCTTCGCAGCCTTTCATTATAGAAGACAGCTTTTGAGTATAATCAGCAGGCTTACCACCTTCTTTCATCACCTGATATTTAGATGTAGAAAGATGACGTCCGACTCTCTTGATATCCAAACCAGGATAAGCAGCCTTAAGCTGAGCCAAGGCATAAGCATCACCGGTATCACACATTTCCATGCAATAGAAATTCATGTCGGTTTCCACCGGAGTTTTTTCCATTTCATTGCAAGAATGGATAGGATGGATTTCTACAAAATCACCTACCTTGCCACCACCTGCAATCGGCTGATTCTTGATACGTTCGATTGTTTTCAAGATAGCAGCCAAAATATCAACATCTTCGCAAGGATCACATTCTGAGCACATATCCTCACGACCCGGACAGTTTTCGAAAATGATGTAATCATCGATATTCACCTCACCCATCGGATAACCACGAAGCTCGAACAAACGTCCTGTCAGCTTAATATGGATAGGGATACGATCGCCTTTTCTTGCTGTAATAGCGGTACTGTCGTCAATTCCGTTATAACCGAAAATAACCTCATCTACTTTAATTTCTTTGCTCTTCGGAGCAGAAGCATACACTTCTATAATTTCATCAATAGCAAACGTGGGTGTAGAGAATGATTTATCATCAGATACACGGTCGTTAACCATCTCATTACGTCCGATTCTGATCTGAAAACGTTGTTCGTCCTTACGATATCCTTTCAAGTCTTTCAACGCTTTCAAACCATCTTTAGTCTGCTCACCATCCAAATCATAGATAGCGATCTGACCTTCTTGAAGCAACAAAGAATCTACGTCCGCCAACTTAGCGTGCGGAGGACAGATAATGTGTCTGTCATACGGTTTATGGATAGCCATAGCCTTATAATATTTTAAAAATTAATATTCTGTTATCTGTCTCAAAAATAGTGATAGTCATATAAGCAACAAAAAGCATTATGAATTAATTAATTCTTAATGCTTTTTGATAATCTTTAATTTAGGATATGCCTTTCTTCTGCTACAAAGGAGATTGGACGTTGTTTGAATCTATTTGATAACGTCCGTATTCGCTTTCATTCAAAGCAAATTGTTTTTCAATCATGTTAAGGATAATATCAATTAATTTATCATCTAATTCAGGATCTATATCGATTGAATTAGAACCATCTGATTTAATATATCCTTCGATGTCAACTTCCTTAGGATAGCGGTAATACGTAAGATAAACGGTGTCTACGTCAAAACCAGACTTGTACACCCTTACCGAATCTTCGCCTATAGTGTAGAACGTTTCCCTAAAATCAAAATCAGGTTTGTTAAAAAAGTCGGCAAGAAGCTCATGCGGGTTTTCGTTCTTAGCCTCCCACATGGTAAAATCAGTGACCGTGCATTCACCTTTGGTAAATACGCCTGATATGTTTGAAAAAGAAAAGAAATCAGAAGGCAATGAAAACAAAGTGCTTTCCGGATTATCTTTATCTCCTTTCTCGTCAAGTTCTTTTGAATACACAACTAACTTTTGGATATAACGTATATCCTCTTCGTTTTTCTTATCAAGGATATAACGAACAAGGCGGTTTTGTTCGTCATTAAAAAGCTGAACAAAACGTGCCTTATCAAGTTTTATACCACCGTTGGTCATGTTTTCTTCAGCCTTCTGTAATGCCCGGAGATAACAATCAACGATCTTCATAAATTATTATTTTTTGTCAGCGTATTGATCAACATCGAAATCTTTCTCATCTTCCTTTTTCTTCTTGTCAGACTTAGCTCCTTCTATTTTTTTATGCTTGTTCTTTAAAGCATTATACGCTTCAAGAACACGTGACTTGGTTTCTAACATCGACTTATTGGAAGCAAGAGCCATAGATGCAGAGATAGCGTCGGCGCCCAGGAGCTCGCCATTCAGATACAGTCCGTCGGTGTTGACGGTGACAGCCAGTCCATCAACCATTTCCCTAATCATACGATGGAATTTGATCACCTGCATTCCCTCAGAAGATTCATCATCAGACAAGAACCTTGAGCTTGCTTCTTTATACATGTCAACATTAGTATTCTTAGCATCAATCCAATTAGTGAATATGTATTGAACCATGCTCTGATCAAGCTCTACGCTATATATGATGTCAAGATACAAAAGCAGATCGTAGATGCTTTTCCTTTCAGCCTCGGAGCCTTTCAGCTTGTTCATGAACTCATATAAAATATCAGCCTTGTCAATCTGACGTTGTTTCCTTATATCTACGGCCGTAGTCTTGTCTTCTACACAATAATAAGATTCGACATACATCGGATTACCGTCTTCCTCTTTAGGAGTAAGAGACTTGGATAAAATAGCTATATACAGCTCAAATAAATCACGAACGTCATTAGTGTAGAACAAACGACCATCATACAAGTCAATTCTGTAAGAATCCCAGAAATCGAAGTTCTTTTGGTCCAGGTCCTCATTGACAGTTTCTTCAAACGGATACCGAATATTCTTAATACGCATATCCATTTCAACTTTCTTGTCTTCAAGTGAGTAACCTTTATAACATGCTGAATTGATGAAGAAACCGGTATCATACACCCTAAGATCCTTATCCCATCCACAACAAGATACTGTCTTATTCCCAGGGAAAGGAGTCTTGGAAATACCTCTTTCCTGATATCCGGAAGGAGCTTCTTCATCCATCTTACCTGTTATAACATAAATAGAGTCGGAATATATCTTCATTCCTCCTACGGTAGCCAGCAGTTTCTTGGACTCATGGCTTTCTTCAAAAATCTTTTTTCCCATTTTTATATATCCTTAAAAAACAAAATTTGCGGCCGGTTTTAAAGCCGACCGCAAGTTAATACTAAAAGTTATGATCACAAAGAACTCGGTAACAATTCAATTGTTACGAACCGGCTGGTATCTTTTACCCAACAAGCCGATACAGAGTGGCACCAGAATTGTTCTGACATACGAGGATGGCTGGATACAATTTCTTGAGCCGATACTCTGGATGACCATCTACCTTGTTCGTAGCCCCACCACATAGAACCGATATCAGGCTTAACGTAGAATACATTGCTGTTGATATTACCAATACGAGCTTCGGCTGAAGCAGGGATGCCGGCGAATGCATTGGAATATTCAGGAGCGGTCAAGTCTTCCATAATACATGAATATGATGTGATAGGAGTCATACCGTCTACCAACTGGCTTCTATCTACCATATCAACGTAATCCAAAGAAGGTTCGTGTTCTACAATGACCTTACCAATACCCGGAATAGTAACACCCTTGATCTTTACAGTTCCTAATTCAAGATCATCGTTTGATCCTGTTACCGGGTTATTGATGATACGTTCTGTACCCATAAGCGGAGCCAAAGCACCTAATTGAGAGAAGAACTCATCACGGAAGATTTCAACGATATTCTTGTAAGCCATAGCACCTACCTTGAATTTCATTACACGATTTTCAATCGGCATATCGCTACGACCACGGAAAATATAGTCAGCAGCAGCCAGGAAGTGTTCACGCTTGATACCACCCGGACGAGCGTAGGAAATAACGAAACCACGGCGCAATTGGTGATACAGGCCTTCGTTTTTCATCAAAACACCATTATGACCCTTGACTCTACCTCCACGCATGAACATAAGTTCGTATGCTTCCATCTTAGCCAACTCAGCCAGGCAGAACAAAGACACTGTATTGGCTACACGTGCTGTACGCATATCAATGCTTCCGTCACCAAGACGAGAACCGATGATAGCATAACTTGCATCACCTCCTCTGATTTCAGAAAGCTGACGAACTTTCTGGTAAGCCTTGTCGATGAAATTCTGTGTACGTTCGTCCGCATAAGCCAAAGACTTAATACCAGCGTACATAGTCGTTTCACCTTCAACACCACGGTGTCCACCAAGCGTAAATTCACAAGTCATAGAACCGGCCTTAGAAGCACCTCCTACACCAGAGAACTGAGTAGAGAACTCGCCAAGAACGTTTGTTACCTTCCAGTATTTAATACCGGCGCGAAGCATGTCTTTCGGGAAGTATTTAGCACGAGAACGACCCCACAGCTTACACCAATATCTCCAGTTTTCACCTTCTTGTTTCGGAGGGCGCTCTGTAGAGATAAGAGCCTGGCAACCGTTAATCACATCGTAAGTAATAACATCTCCTTGTTTGAATTGTGCATTCAACACAATTTCGAAGAAGCTTTCATCAATACCAGGTTTTGCATATTTCAAAGACGTGTCTTCTACTGTAACCACCTCATACGTTTCTGATACCGGAAGATCATAACGGAATGAACCATTGATACCATTTACGGTAATAGTAGCATCCTGTTTAATCATACCCATATACATAGGCAGAGGATAGTTTGTAATGTTAGAAAACAACTCAAGCATACCCAGATGGTTCTTATCCGGATCTTCGTAGTACCAATCTTCTAAAGAGCTAAGATCGTGCTCTACGATACTTTGCTTAACGACTTTAGCGTCGGTATATCCAATCACCGTGTCACCATTCATGGTGGCCGGGAAATTTTTTGTTAAAAGTACATTAGCCATGAACGAAAAAATGTTTTAATTTTTAATCTATACTGATTTCATCGAACTTCACACCTTGAACTTGATCACCTTTATCATCTACCGGAGCTACCCTCTTGTCTTTATTTGTGTGGCTGATGAGCTTATAAATTTTCTTCTTCTCATCAACTACAGCTTGATTCGACTTCTGTTTTATGAACTCTCCTGGGTTCATAAGAAACATAATCAAATCTGGCGCTTCTTCCGGATTCATCATCATCTCCCTTACCCTATTAAATGCTTTGGTAATTCCGGGATTCGATTCAGAAGGTTTTAGGGCAAAATCAAGAGCTTTAGATACCATAGTGTCATTTAGCTGATACTTTGCCTGGATAGAAGACTTAAGGTCTTTCTTATACCTTCTAAAATCTTCTGCATCCTTCGCCTTCTTTTCGGCAGCCTCTTTAGTACGTTGCTGGATAATATCATCCATTCTCTTATCAAGCTCAGCCTTATACTTTATAGCCTTTGCTTCAACATACTCTTCACCTTTATTGATAATGCCTTTGAAAAACTCATCAGCTTCATCTTTAGGCAACCCAAGAAGATCAACATAATGGCGAACGATCTTTATCTGATCTGCTTTGTTTTCAATGTCAAGCTTTTCTATAGGAGCGACATTCGTATCATATTGCTTAAGAATATCAACGATATTAGCGCCAGCCTTATCAGCCTGAATAAGCTTCTTGGTAATATCAGAAACAGAAGTAACATCTATCTTATCCTTAACAATATCCTCTTTCTGGCTTTCAAGGACTGTAGATAGTATGTCACACAACGAATCTTCTTTACTAAAATCAAGATCATTGATAGTAATCTCTTCGCCGTTTTCACCGCTAAATACCACATCTTTCAAATCGGGAATGATCCCTCTTGAAGAAAGGGCATCCAATACTTTTCTGTAATTGACAACCGGGGTCTCTACCGGATCCTGTTTAACGTCAACCACATTCTCTTCTCCTTTTTTATCCTCTTTAAGATCAGGAGTAGGATCGACAACCGGCTCTTCTTTAATTTGAGAACCTTCTTCTACAGGCTTCTCATCTTTTTTAGCCGGTTCATTACCATTAATAGGCAGAATATCTTCTTCCCTATTATAAACATCATCAACTGGACCGATACTAAAAATATCGTCCAATTCTACTATTCCATTTTTTTCTAATTTTCCCATACTGCAAAAATATTTAAATACCTATATTTCAGACAAAAAACTTATAAGTGTTTAATCTTCACTAAAAATTAAACATCCCCAAATTTTATTAGAGATTTTCTAATGAAATTTGGGGATGTTTAATCCTTAATTCTTATTGATTCCGGCTACATACCTTTTGGTGGCATCTTCCCTCGCTCGTTGAGCAAGCTCTTTGGATTTTAATTTTAACTCTTCCATTTTCATTCTCATTTCATCATCATGAAGTTTGGAATCGTTTTCAATTTTCTTATCCTCTATCCTTTCCTTGCTTTCTATATCAGCTTGCCTTACGGTCTGATCTGAAACAGAAGCCAGGAAGTTGAGGGAGGTGGCGTCGCTCTTGGCGTCTGCCGCCCTGCCTGCCGCCTGAATCTTCTCTTGAAGTATCCTGTATTGACCTTTCTTGTCTTCCAAAGCAAGTTCATGCTGACGTTGCTTATCCTTCTCAGCAGCTTCAGCTTGTATCTGTTGCTGGTTAAGCTGCATCTGATTCTGTTGTTGCTGCTGCATCTGACGCTCGTTGTATGCGCGAGTATTCCTTGCATTCTGTATAAGTTCCACCATAGAATCTGATGTGAAGATAGATGCAAGATCGTAAATATCGCCTCCGGCTGTATTTAGCTGCAACATGAAAGTTTTAAATTTCTCAAGCTCATCCCTTTTCTTGGAATTAGATAATGCCTGAACACCAAGATGCCTTAGACTAAGACCGTCGGTTCCTATAGATAAAAACGCTCTGGTAAGATCACTTTTTGTGTACATTACAGAAATATCCTTTCCTTCTTCCTGACATTGTTGAGCAACAGCCAGATGAAGATCCAAAGCGCGTTTCTTGAAGTAACCGAAGTTATCAAAGTATATCTGTGTTTGTAACATAGATGCTGTAACGCCCTGCTGGACCCCGGTGGCGGTCTCATACCTGTTGGGGCCGTTAATTACTTGAGGCGTGATACCAACCATTTCAAAACATTTCATCCTCGACCATTCAGCAAGTTCCATTCTTGTTTTAAGTTGCTCTGTCTGGGACAAATCATAGACAGCAAACTGGTTGAAAGGGACACCACCTTTCGTGTTTTGAGATGAGGTATCTAATGTAAGAGCACCTACAGACTTAGCTACATCAAGAAGGTTTGCCCATATATCAGCCACATCTTCACCCAAATCCTTGTATTCACTCGGAACCAGATTTATATCTCCTAAGAAGAATTTACCGATCTCCTTTTCAAGAATATTGTTTATCTGGTTTATGGAGAAATTATAGAATATTTGATATGGCTGAATCCTGTTAACCATAGAAGTACCGATATATCCGGCAACAGGTAAAACAAAGTCATAGATGTTGCTATCCCCTTTTATCTGGTGATCGATAGGTTCTCCATCCAGATACAGGTTGTCCTGAGCGAGGGCACCTCCACTTATTTTAACCCCGTACCTTACCTGTGGAACGTAATCTACGAAATAGGTATTAATCTCCGGGTTCTCCATTCCCTTACTCATGGTTCTGGTAATTTTCTTAATACCATTTTCCTGTAAAAAGTCCTGAAGAAGCTCGTCGGTTACCATTTCGGTAGTTACTAATCCGGTTTCAGTTTGGTAGGTAATTACATACACCTGAGCCGGGGATACCCAATATGATTCAGTTACCTGATACAAATCACTACGAACATGCTCGTCGCTTAAACTCTGGGCACGGTTATAATAATTACCATGCTCTAAATTTGGCATGAATCTGGTCCTATGATATTCATTACCATTACTATCATATCCGGTATATGTGCCGGCTGGAATACCGTAATAATCCTCATAAGCTTTTATAGAAGCATAATCATTATATCCTTTCCAAGGTATTACCTTATTCTGATATAACATCCCTACACTCGCCGATTTGGATAAACTTACATAGCTTCCATTATCACCATTGTTATAAGTACCATTGAAATTATCAGCACCTCCTATAAGCTTTTGCTTGTCTTTTGCCGTAAGAAGATGCCCCCACCTTACTATAATATCATTGGCAGTATAATAATGAACACGACCAATATAATCACCGTACTGCGGATACTTGCTATCTAATGTCTTAGAATAAAACGTATTCAACGGAGACCATCTCTCCGGCTTATAATAGTCGTACCCTACATGATAGTTTCTAAAACAACGACCGGTAAGAAGATAGTCGATGAAATTCTCGGTGTCTATCTCATCCATGTAAAAACGCCCCCTGTCTGCTTCAAGCGTATGAGAACCCCATATAACCTCGGCAGTCTTCCATTTTGTATTCATGAAATTCTCTATCTCAGGAGGGGTCATAGATGCTTTCACCTCTTGTATCTGTTGAGCATAAGCCTGCTTTTCTTCTTCGCTTGCAAAATTATTATAATCCGGATCCAATCCTCTATTTAATAACTCTTGCCTAACCCTTCTGTCTAATTCCTCTCTAATGTAATTATAAAGAAGATTTTCCTTCGTGGCAGAATACTGATTCACTTCAGATTCGTCCAATCCAACTACATTATACTTGTCAGAAAGGTTACCCAACCATCCTACAAAAGCGTTTGCGATCGTACCTATTATATCATAATGACGTAAGAATGATGGAATATTTACGTTGTCCCTTATAGACTGAACATCCTTAAGATAAGGAATTACGTCTTTCAGTTCCATAAATGACAGCTTTCCTTCCATCATCCTATAAAAATCCTTGAACTTTTGGTTCTCATCAAGCTGCTTCAAACCAATCAATTCAAGAGAATCCATAGTGGCTTTAAACCACTCCTTGGTTTTTCTCTTGGTAGGTATCGCCTGCACCGGCAAACCTGAAAATACTCCTCTGGCCGGAAAAGCCTGATCTCTATTGAAATATTCCATCCTATTATCCTATTTTTCACAAAGATAAGGAATTTGTTCTCGTCACCTCATTTTGTAAGGGTTATGTCTTCTTACCGTAAATCCTTTGACCTGTTCTATCTTCTTGCGCTCTCTCTTCTTTTGATTCTCCTTCTGAGTCGTACTTTCAGGCATATAACCCATATCATCATAATACTTAGCCAGAAGAAGAGCGTGGCCGAAGGCTATGATACGGTCGGTGTTGGTCCCAGGACCGAAGGCTATGATCTCATCAAGAAGCTCTATGTCAGGAATACGGTAAATACCCTTCTGTGTTATTTCATTACCATCATCATCATACCCAACAACAACATCCTCCCAACAATATTGAATAACGGTATTGAAAAGCATGCGCTGATTGGGAACCGTAGGGGCCAAACCGAGCTTATTGTTCTGACGGGCGCCAGCACGGATAATCTTACCGGCAAGACGTTCGCCATCTTCCAGCAACATAAGCTGCTTATTTCGTCTCGTAAGATAAAATTCATACATTCGGTCGGCATTCTCCATAAGACACTTGGCCCCATACGCTTCTTGAAGTATTTCACAATTCCTACAAAAATCATCGGAAGATGGAGGACGTGATGCGTATGATGCTACTATACAATAAGCAAATGGATCGTTGATTTTTACATATCTTTTAAGTACATAAAACGAACCAACAGAATCAGTATCAGCCTTGTCAGATTTATAGGGGTCGAGCGATGAGACATAAGTGTAATCAAAAACACCTCCTTCTTCTGGTGGATCCTCATATATAACAACAGGAGAATCTATGTTACCACCTTGAAACGGATAATCAGCAAGCTGCTTATCACTAAAATTATACCCCATTTTCATGCCGTCTATCTGATAAATATCCACTGTTTTACCAGGCCTACCTTCTTCAAGAAGACGGCTTTTGTGCTTCAACGCATCTTCTACAGGAAACCTATTTACGTTCGTATTAAGGAAACAATCATCTATAGACAAAGGGAATGCCATTCGTTCCTGGACGTATAAAGCTCTATCCTTTTTGACAAGTTCGTCAAGACGTGATTTTATTATTCCAGTATTTTTATCAAAGTCTGAAACTTTTATTTTTATCTTCTTAAGACCGGGAGCATTCTCTACTCCAAGATACTTATCAAGAGTCGTTTCTTTCTTTTCATACGCATGAGACATCTGGGCCGGAACAAAGCATCCGGATTTACATATACGCCATGTTGGTTTAATAACTCTCTTATTTAGAATATCATAATTCATTATAATGAATCCATATTCGTCCGGAGAGTTCATGATTTTCTGGGCATCTTGAGACTTTTCTACATTACCTCCAGTATTATGAGTTATAATACCATTTGCTATATAAGTGTGAGTATCTGATGCAGTGAGATTGTAAACAGGCTTAATTCCTATATACTCTATCTTATCTATCCTTTCTATTATCACTCCATCTAAATATTTTGACCTAAAAGAACCAAATGTGCTAAAATTAGAACTAAATTCCCTTATAGAATCAAGTTTTTCTCTTCTATATCCTATATCTGTTCCAATTATATCACAATATTTAAACATGGATAATTTATCCAATATATTACATACATATGAATCAAGAATAATAGATCTATCTGCTGGATTCTTAGATGGGCTATAAGAAATAGTACTATGTATTCCAAATTTAAAAAGAACATCCTTTATTTCTTCAAGAAGATGTTTATTACAAGATCCTACACTTATACGATGATGTCTTTTATCATTATTAGAACAAAAAGTAGCATCAGCATCAAAATACCCCCTAATCATCATAATAACATCCTCCCTTCTATATAAATGTATATTTAAAGGAAGTGTTTTGTTTTTTTTAGTCTGACCATATATACCAAGTTCCCTTAACTCATGGCATATACCTTTTATTCTTATTTCCCTATAGTCTTTTCCGTTCTTAGTCTTATACTGTTTCTCTATACAACACTCATATTTAGATCGTATATAATCATACACCTCATTATCACTGGTAGACACGACAGGAGTCTTATCAAAACCATAGCTCCCATCCCCTATTAGAATACCAACAAGGTATGGATCAAACATTTTTTTATCTCCCCATATATCCACACCATCCGATACACATATTTTACGACCAACTCTAAGAGAGTCAGCCCTTCTGAAGTCAGATCCAAAGTACCTAAATTTACCCTTCCTTTTCTTTACAACAGTCAATATGGGATGATCCCCACTACATTCAAGCACCCTGCCTATTTTGGTCGTTATTCTATAACACTCTTTCTCGGCAGGAGGTTTCATCCATGTTATGTCTTGACTTACAGCTTTTGATGATACATTATCGAATCCTACTATTCCATCCTCTTGCTTCAAATCCTCTATTCGGCATGGTTCACCATTTGATTTATATACTATGGTTCCAGCACAACAACATCCAGACATCAAACAAACGCCCCTCATTCTACCATGCATCATATGAGCCGGCCTACCGGCAAGCCATGCCCCAAGCACCGGAAATTTACCTACCTCATCATATATAGACGTATATGGAGTTCCGCCTGCGGTCTTCAATGAGCCTCGCGTCTTTCCATCATCAACGTTAGTGATTCTTATTCTGGCATGAACATCACGTTGATTATTGATGTTTCTTGTACCTAAAACAACTTCTTTAGTCCAGTCGTTACCGGTCCTGTTTATAGTAAGATAAGGAGGAAGATTATCAAGTCCAAACTCAAGATACTCTCCCATATTGGCAAGGTCTTCTTTACTTGCTCCAATAACATTATGCGTCAAATTGTACGTCATTGTAGCATTACGAGCCAGAAGAGAACTCATTATGGCCGTATTATGAGTAACGATGTAATTGGTGGTCAAAAATAAATGAGAGTCATTATCAACGGTTATACAAGTGGCATGCTCCTTTCCGTATATCGATATGGATCTTATTTTTAATTCCTTACGATTCCTTGATAGTATAAGTTTATTCCCCTCCAATTTAGCATACCAACCTGAAGCCCAAAACATACGTTGTACAAAATTTATGACATCCATGTCAATATGAGACAACGTAAGCTCTTCTTCTCCGGTTACTACGTTTCTGAAAGAACGAATGAAGTTTTCTATAAAATCTTTCTTTTGATCTATGGACGATCTTAAAAACTTCTTACAAACGTATTTATCAAAAAACATATCCCCTCCATAGCCACCAAGATAAGCCGCCAGCATCGAGGCGTAGGCCGACGGCGGAACCGGCAGCTTTGCCGTAGGGTAGTTCAGGGCCTCACCTACTGGAATAGACATACTCTTATAATCTAATCCGGCTATGGATCTAAGACTCCTAACATGCCATTTTCCGCCATGATTGACACGCCATTGGTGATTTCCGCAACAAATAACGTTACGACCGTCTTCGAATACGACTCTGTAGGTGGTTACTTTCCCTTGAGGGTAGACACCTACGACCTCTACCAAATTCCCTTTATCGTCATATATCTTATCCCCTACAACAATATTTCCTATCATCTTTTCCCGGTCCTCAAGATAAAGTATCTCAGAATCAAGAAGGGCTTTCCCAAAACGACGGCACCCGAACATGAATATTCCTTTATTCTCTTCTTCCGCCTGCTTTAGAAATTCGGCAAACATCCATTCATTATCACGAAGCTGTGAATTTCCTGGAATACGATCTTCTCCTACGTCAATCATCATCTTCCAGAAATTGATATGCCAGTATAGCCAAGGATGGATAAACACCCCATTTATGGTAACACCGTTAAGGAGTTTCATAGACTCATTCTCCCAGAATTGCTTGACGTCATCGTCTTGCTCTTCATAAGAATAAAGGTCATTCCATAACGGAATATCGTTACCCATATTTATATAAAGTTCTTTACTGCTAATATTCATGACAAAACTATTTATCGAGCTTGTTCTTAGCTTCATTCTTAACAAAAGACTGAATACCTGATACTGTTTGTCCTCCTTTTAGGCTTTTTTTGTTTTTGGCAGCCTCAAGCTGATTATAGACATCCATTATCCCACACATCTTAATATAAGATTCAGTCCATTGCATTAAGCTATCAGACAAGCTTTTTTGAAACCTAAATTCTTTCTCCCTCTTATCGGAATCTTCTATTTTATCCCAAGGATTTTCAGATAGATAACGTTCAGCCTTATCTATCTGATCCCTTAGCACAAGAAGTTTCCGATCTACGTAAGAGACATCATCGTTAGTCGGCTTTCTTACCTTCATTATTAACAATTTTTAAAAAAGCCTCATACTGAGACTTAAGCATATTAAACCTGTCTTCAAGAGAAGATGGATCAACACGATACTTACACATGTTTTTTATTCCTTCCTCAATAGATTCTTCCTTGAACGCAACAGAATCAGTATTATTATCAACGTACATAATAAAATCCGATTCTCCGTCGTTTACTATCCTGTCAAGAACCTTCTTGCTGTCATCATCTATATTAAGATTATGACCGGCGTTAATAGATAACCTGTAGACGGTCTTGACAGAAGAAGATACTTTCATTATCTCTTGTTGATACAAGTTGGTCATAAACGACTTTTCCTCCAAATCAATAAAGTCTTCTAACTCTATGTCGTTTTCCTCATCCTTCTTCCTAATGATATCCTTAGTTAGCTCTTCCATCTCCTCTCCCACCTTGTCTTGCGCAGACAGTAAATGGTTGTAATAAGAAATAAGATGTTTTATATCTGAATCAAAATCAATCTTCTTCATTGTCAAGAACCTTTTTATCATGAATAATAACGTCCATCAACTCCATTGATAAATTATAATCAGCCACTTCAAAAAGCTCGCTGTCTTTCAGCGTCCTTAAAAAAGAAACAGACAATCCTCTTTTCTTTGCAAAAGATCTAAGTACGGCATAGAGAATGTCCCCGGCAGAATAATCAGGGAGATCGTCACAAGATGCCTGCAACATAGAAAATAAGGACTTCCTTTTATCCTCGCATTGTATATGCCTTGCTTTACCACATCCGCCCATAACTTAACTTTTTTCAATTATAGTACCTTCAAAATTAAACGGAATCTTTTCCTCTTTTTGGGATCCATCTTTTTGATAGTGAACAGTCATATGTTTTACGAATCTTCCTATTCCAAATCCTGATGTATGTATCTCTATATTGAACTTAAAGTGACGGGAGTCTATGATATTCAAATTAGATGACGTACAACCACAAGATGTCTCTGATGCTGTTATCTTCATATCATGCTTCGACTCAAGAACGAATGAAAACTTTATACTGTTTCCTTTCTCTACCGGTTCAAAAATGATTTCAAATGATTTACCGTCTTTAGATAGGTCAATGTTATATTGCTTGTCATCTGTAGAAATAACATTAAACTCATCAGAATCCATTGTAATAAGCTCTAATCTGTTCCATCTTGACTTCTCATCATAAAAATCAATAGAATACTGACGGTCCATCCACGAAGGACGGGGAAGCCCCTCCCCAAGCGCACATTCCTCTGTCTTGCTCCAGGCCTTCTGCTTGATGAAGCACGTACATACCGAACAACGATTTTTACCTATTTTCTTGCTTACGTATAAAGAAAGAGGAAGCATAGAGTTAGGGACGTTCTTAGTATTGAATTTACATCCCTCACACTTTTCAAGACGTTCCTTGTACCAATCAGGATAATCTTCTTTTTTTCTTGGAAGTTTTTTTAATATCGTATCCATAAAAGCATCGTATATAACTTCCGCTTGCAAAATCTTTTTCATGACTTATCTGTTAAATTCCTGTTCTTGAATATTTTGTATTTCACTAAAACTATGACCCTTACGAGATTTAAAGATAGATAATTTGTTGTGTTTTATCAACATATCCCCACCTTTTATCTCACCTGAGTCATAAGCATCCTTTATCATCCTTATCTTAATATCAAGACACTGAAGTTCTTTTTCCTGATACTTAGATAATTTTTCTACCTTAGATTTAAGACGCTCAAGATTGTGTTTGCGCCTCTCCATCTCATGAAGGTTACAAACCATATCACCCACATACGGGAACGATACAGACACGTTATCCGTGTACGTACATAAGTTATTGGCATAAGAAATACTGGCTCTGAAAACGTCACGTATTTGGTTTCGGTCGTAAACGCCTCCGGTCTTATCCATCACATCATCTATAATATGTAACTCAAATGATATAGGGAAATTATTCTTCGCCATCGGCTTCAAAAGTTTTCTTTCTGTAAAATAAAGAAACCAACGCACATTGATCTCTGGAACCTTCCAATACAAAAAGACGGTGCATGTTCTCTATATCCGGGCACAAACACCTTGTCCTGTAATTCCCTTCACGGTCAATCAAAATACCACGCTTCTTCATCTCCGTATCCAAAACCGATACATATTGAAGATCGGTACTGAAACAATGAGAAAACTTCTTCTTAGTCTCATACGAATATCCAAACACAAAATAATAGGCAAGAAGATTTAAGTGCCTCGCATCTATGACATTCTTCTCATTGCCTGAAGCCATTAGGTATCCATTATAAAACAGAAGTATCTTCTTCGCCATATCTACCGTATTGGAATAAGGTACTAAAAGCCTATAGGCCCTATTACTAACATCTTTATTATCACTTTCTTTCATGAGATTATCGTTTTGATACAAAGATAATGATTAAGGATTTATAAATTTAAAATTAACGTATTTTATGACAATGGATTCAGGATTTGTCCCTATATTTGCACTGTAGCATTAAAAAAATAAGACCTTATTGTTTAACATTCATAATTTATTTATATATTTGCTGTGCGTTACAGGTTAAAGAATTATTAGAAATAAATTATGATAAAAAAAATATTACTTGTCTTATCATAATTTGTTCTTATATTCTTCTAATCTGTAACGGGATTTTGGGATTTTCCGAACGAAAGAAAGACATGAATCGGATGGATATCCCCAAAAATCCATCCGATTTTTTTTGTTACAGAATATGAAGCTACAATTAGGTAGAAATATTAACATAAGTCTTAGACTTTTGGAACAGTGGTCAGATGATTCGCTGTTCATGGAATTGTATGCTTTATACTGTATGATAAAAATCTCCCGCCGGGATTCGAGAATAAGATTCAAAAACCAGAAAGATCTTCTTCATAAACTTGGAATCGGGTATTCGAAGTTCAAGAACATGACAGGACATCCGATGTTTGACGAACTGTTCCGTATGACGGATAGTACGTTCGTTGCAAGAAGGTATCGTGTTAATGGCGTACAACTTACTCTCGGATGTGGGAAAGTGAATCTTCCAAAGAATAGGATTTTAATTAAGATAAAGAAAAATGAAATAACAAACCATGAAAAGGTCCTTGACAGGATAAGAGAGGCGATGTTTGTTAATTTAGTCAGAAACAATGAGTCTGTACTGAACAGTGGAGAGACAAACTCTCAGGCGGAGGTCGTAGACAGAAGCCACTCGTATTATGGATTAATTGATTCGACGATAAGTAATAAAACAATTGCCTTGTACTTGAATGTAGGACTAACAAAAGCGAAAGAGATTGTCGGTATGGCGATAAAAGACAAGCTCGTAAAAAGGTTCGAAAACGTACAATTTATAACATACGTAGATAATCCTCGTGCTTACATTGAAGCAAACGGACATAACTACCCAATAGGTAAGCTGATTCCGGTATATAGACACGGAGCAGTTTTCTGGCAAATAGCAAATACCTGGACCTTGTATAAAAAAGGAGCAACAAACAGATGGTATTTTGGAGAGAAGGATATAGAGAAAGGAGAAAAAGAAAAAGTAAGTAAGAAAGACGATTTCAATTTCTTCTTAAAAGACAATACTCATATCCTGCGTTTCCTAAACGCAGAAGAAGTTGTTTCCGAAGATGGGGAAATCCTTGGCATAGATCGTAAAAAGACAAAAGAAGAAGAAGCAAGGTCATTGGCTTCTTCTATGGCTAAAGAAGCGCACAAAGACTTCTGGGAAGGATATGAGCGAAGTACACAAAACCAGATTATAAGGAAGTACTATCGCGCTATCATAGCAGAAGATAAGAAGCGAAGAATGGACATGTTCTTAAACCGTCTTAAACAATCATACGACAAGGTTAGTGGGTGGAGTAAGGAGAAGGTAGCCACAGTAAAGGCAGGCATGGCTAATGCGGAAGCCTGCTGTGCTGAGGTGGGGACGTCCGTTGCCGGGGTCTGTGGTAGAGTAAGTAGGAGAATGAAAACCTATAACAATACCGATCCTGACAAAAAGGCAGGTTTTAATGAGGTACGGGATATGTATGCTGAGTTCGCCGGCGAGATGGCTAAAGCGGTGGGGTCGGTAAGCGAAGACATCTATACGTATGTTAAGGCAGAACAGTTTAAGGAAAAGATAGAGAATATGGATATATCTATCCAATCATTACCTAATATTAATACAACAGTAGATAATGATAAAGAATTAGATGGTGAATCTGTATTCAAGGATATACCATTAGAAGAACTATCATTCTATAATGATACCTATCTTTATCCTTCATCTCAGTATTCATCATTATAATGTTTGGTACTTGAGAGAGGGTCTGTTCTTAGTGGTCGCCGACAGAGCCGAAAAACGATAATCTCGTAGAACACCGACGGAAACACCCGTTAGCCACTATTATGCCATAACTGTATCAATACGAAACTACATTACTATCTGCCACAAAGCCACTTATCCAACTTATTATTTCTTTTTAATTCTAATTAATTCATTTTATGTTTTAAGTTTTATTTTATTTTCATACTTTTGTTTTGTAGAACAAAATCAGAAAAAAGATGGCTATAAGTTACGACAAAAAAATCATGGAGTGCGTTCTTCGTTCAGTTATGTCTGAAGGTAATGTCGCACAAGGAAAGGCTATTAAGTCTATTTGTAAGTCACCAAAACCGCTGTTTATAACCGGTAAAGGAGGAAGTGGAAAAACAACGTTCCTTAAGCGTATTATACCGGCATTAAAAAATGCGGTTGTTGTAGCTCCTACAGGTGTTGCTGCTGTTAATGCAGGTGGTCAAACCATTCATTCTTTTTTCAGGATCGGAATGCAGCCGTATATACCTGAAATACGAAAAGGTGCGTTTATGGATAACTGCGAATATAAATTCAACGGAGGTTCGGAAAAGATTTTACAGAATATAAAGTATCTTATCATAGACGAGATCTCTATGGTTCGCCCTGATCTTCTTGACAACGTAGCTGATATACTTCGTCATGCAAGAGGAGACAAGGACCCGTTTGGCGGCGTGAAACTTATTATGGTAGGTGATTTATTTCAACTTCCGCCAGTAATTAAGGAGGATTTTTTTAGAGAAATATACGATACATCTTATTTCTTTAGTTCGAAGTCTCTTATGGCTTCTGGTATGGAAATGGTGTCTTTTGAAAAAATATATCGTCAGAAAGATGAGAAATTCATTAGCATCCTTAATAAGGTGCGTGAAGGGCAGATGGATGATGATGTATTTGATACAATAAACAGCAGATGTATTCAGTCTGATAATAATCAAGGATATGTTGAGATTGTAACTACCAACTCAAAAGCTACGGCTATTAACGAAATGAGAATATCATCGTTACCAGGCTCTTTAAGAAAATTAGAAGCTGTTATAAACGGCGATTATCCTAAAGATGCTCCGGTTGAAAAAACTCTTTTCTTGAAAGAAGGATCAAGAGTTATGATAACAAGAAACGGAGGAGAATACTTCAATGGCTCTCTTGGTACTGTATTATCTATAAAAAAGGGGGAGATTGAAGTAGTCCTTGATAAACCAAAAGATGATGAGCATACTAAGGTTGTTATAACACCATGTTCGTTTGAGAAAGTAAAATATGTAAGAAACGGATATAAGATAGAATCTGAAGTAGTAGGAGCTATTATTCAGTATCCTATAAAAATAGGTTATTCTATCACGATCCATAAAGCCCAAGGCCTGACATTGGATGCGGCTATGATGGATGTATCTAATTCTTTTGAAACAGGACAGCTATATACGGCTCTTTCAAGAGTAAAGTCTCTTGATGGATTATATCTTCGTCAACCTATTCCTAATACGGTAAAAACCAGCGATCAGGTGGTGATAAACTTCTATAAAAGGACTCTTGGTAATGGAGGTATTGTGAAACCGGTTCCAATGGAAGATCTTGAAAAGTCAATGATTAATTTGTCAACCGGATCTGAAATAGATTTTGCAGAGTTTAATTTATAAAAAAATATAGTTATGAAATTTGGAGAAGCTTTAGAAGAAGTAAAAAAAGGTGCGTTGATTGCACGTGCCGGATGGAATGGTAAAGGTATGTTCGTATTCCAGCGCCAGGAAGATTGGTTGTCTACTGATATGATAGTTAATAAAGTAAAGTCATTGCCGGATTCGTTTAAAAAATACGTAAACGATTATTATGACGTAACTGAAACCAACATGATTAAATTTTGCGCTTATCTGTGCATGAAAGATGCTAACGATAATATCGTAAACGGATGGTTAGCTTCGCAATCAGATATGTTGGCTGATGACTGGATGGTGGTTGGTTAAGATAACTTAGTTTATCACCGCTTTATTTTTTTTTATAAATCAATCAATTATTCGCTTTTAAAAATTATAGTTATGAAAACAAAAGAAGAAAAACAAAAGAAGTTTGTGACAGAATTTGATATAAATGGAGAAAAGTATGGTGGATATATTTATGCTACAACTTTTTCCGAAGCTGAAGATTTTGTTAGACAAAGAAAAGCAACAGAGAAAGTTGTAGGTGGTCCGTGTTTAGAACAAGAAGAAATTAATCGTCTTTATAACCATTCTTCTTAGAATTTTTAATGATTCTTGTTTGTTGGCATAACCTTGAGATGGTGATACTATAGTATATAAGTACCTAATAAGAATATGGCAAGAGTAGATAAAATATTTCAAGACAATTTGGCTCTTATAATGAGCCAGCCGTGGGAAGAGGTAAAGCGTCCGGTCTACGGTGACGGGACAGGCGTCAAGGTGAAGCGTATCCTACAAGTATGTAACCAGTACGATCTTCGTCGGGAATTTCCTCTTGGTTCACTTAGACCTACTAATCTTAAAAACTCCATAAAAGAAATATTGTGGATTTGGCAAAAAAGATCGGTAGATATCAAAGATCTTGGTATTCATATATGGGATCAGTGGGCTGATGATAATGGAAAGATCGAAGGATGTTATGGAGATATGGTGAACAGACATGTTTATATGGGAACCGGAAAATCTCCAGATGGTATGACAGATATCCATGATGGTCTTTATGGTTTTCTTAACCAAACAGACTTCATTCTTTGGTCACTTAAGAATGATCGTTCGTCAAGAAGAATAGTAGCATCCATGTTCGATCCTGAAACCAATGGACTAAAACCTCTTCAAGAATGTGCGTTTCAGATCAATTTATCTGTTAAAGGAGATGAGTTGTATATGACGCTTTATCAGCGCAGCCAGGATATGATTACAGCTTCTTACTGGAATGTAGCTCAATATGCGGCGTTGATGATGATGTTCGCTCACGATGCTGGGTTAAGGCCCGCAGTTTTCACTCATTTTATACAAGATATGCATGTGTATGACCGTCACGAAGAACAGGCAAATGAGCTCCTTCGTCGATCTCTATTCGGCCCGTTTCCACAGGTTACTATCTCGTCTCGTATGGAAGGGAAAGGGTTTTATGATTTTGTAGCTGATGATTTTGAGGTATGGAATTATGAACCGAAGGAGCAAATCAAATTCGAAGTAGCAAAATGAAAATAAGCATAGATAGAAGGGTCAAGATGGTTCCTATCATGGAAATCAATGCCGGAGATGAAGTTAATATCGGAGGCTTTGATTATGTTGTTGAAAACATAATTCCATGTAGGAAAGGCTCTTATTCTGATACGTATGGAATTAGGTTGGTCATGTCTTCTTACAAACATGGCCAACTTGTAAGGAAAGTAGATAGTGTTTTTTCTATCGATTCTATTTTAGTATTTCTCCCTAAAGGAGATTCTGTTGTAGTAGAGTGCTCTTATAGAGAGCTGGAAGAATGTTTCCCTAAAATATGATGTAATGACAGGAGAAGACAAATGTAACCGATGCGAGCAGTTTGGACCGAACGGTCTCACTGATTACCCATGTAAAAGGATTCCATCAAGGAACTGTCCTTGGTTTATTAAAATATCGGATAAGAAATATAAGAAGATTCTTGCCGATAGGGTGAAAAGAATTAAGGAGAATGAGAAACTTAAGCAAGAGATGATGAAAGATCAGGATCTTGTTGAAGAAGTAAAACAAAATACAAAAAGGTTAATGCAATGAAAAAGAAAAATATAAAACCAGAAGAAGTGGAAGTCGTTATTCCTAAAGAAGTAGAAGCTATTAACATATGTGGGGATATCAATAGTTTTATAAAACATATTATATATGTTAGCTTGGATAAGGTAAGTAGTGATAGGGCGTTTGTCAATAATGATGTTCTGTATATGGTTACATACGCATCTATAAAAGGTGAAAATATACCTGTTGGGGTATTAGCAAAACAAAAAGAAGCTGAAACAGAAGATATCGCTATGCCGTTTGAGGATATTGGAAGGGATGTAAATGTTGTGTATCCTATTGAAATAGGAAAGATGTTTAAAGGATTTTACATTCTTAGTAATGGTGCTGTGGCTATTGATTACGAACTTACAGACAATGGAGGCTTTGAAAATGACGATAGCATTGGTAAAATCGACATGAATCTAAATTGATATATTATGGTATTATATATAGCAGCAGATCCTGGAAAAGACGGAGCTATAGCCTGCATCGATCAAGACAGCAAACTAATATCAAGAATATCCACTCCGAGAATATCAGCTTCAGGGCCGGTAGACTTGACTAAAGAATATGTTTTTTGTCGGGATACGATTGTAGAAAACAATCCTGATAGGGTAGTGTTTGTCATAGAGGACGTCCACGCACTGTACGGGGTCAGCACGTCCTCTACAGCCTCTCTCATGGAGAACAAAGGTCAACTGCATGGGCTGTTCCTCTCCCTCTGCATGGCATTTACGGACATAAGTTGCTCCGTTAATTTCATAGCCCCTAAAACATGGCAGAAATTGGTTTGGACGCATTCTGATAAGGTCATGGAGGCAAGTAAGGTAAATACTAAGAAAACGTCATTGGCTTGCGCTAAAAGGCTGTGGCCAAACGATACGTTCGTTAAAAACGAAAGATGTAAGACAGCCCATGACGGTATAGTTGATGCGATGCTTATAGCAGAGGCAGCAAGAAGAACCATTTAATCTATTTTAAATCATTTTAAATCAAATTAATTCGTAATTAGATTTTAAAATAATACATTTTCAGTGTTAGATAATCATAATCGTAAGTTTTAAAGAATGAAAGTAAGAGTTCCTGGCATACTAATGAATGAGAAACTTTCAAACATTTCAAAGATGTTTGATAAGGTTCTAAAGGATTGTGTCACATCGAATATAAAAATTACTTTATATTTTGATCATATCCGGATACAAGCCATGAACGAACGTATAACATATACGGATGATATTTTCGATGTGAATACTGATATTTCTTGTGACCAGAAGTTTTCTCTTTTAGTAGATGCCGGGACTCTTATTTCATTTTTTAAAAATCATAACCAGGATATAGAGATAGAGATTAAAAACGATTACAGTATCGTTTTTAAATACGATAGAGGATCTTTTTCTTCTATTTGGATTGAGGATAAGGCTTTCCCCGATTTCTTTTATCCTGTAGGTGACGGTATTCGTGTTATGAGTTCGTCTTTCATTCAGTCTATGAAAAGATCTTTTGCGTTTGTTGGATCGGATGAATTTAGACCGGCTATATGCTCGATTCTTCTTAATGTGAAGAAGGATTATATTGACATTGTTTCTACTGATATGTTCCGTCTGTTTATAAACAGGAAAGAGTATGCTAATGCATCAGAAGAAAGGTCAATTATGCTAAGCGAGGTTGCGGCTTCTATCTTGTACCGCTTTCTATCTGATAAAGATACGGAGATCAGTATTTCCACAGATGGCGTTAGGACGTTCTTATGCTTTGATAATGTGATTATATCGGATATGAACGTAGAGCAACAGTATCCTAACTACGAATACGTATGTAACAAATTCGAAAAATCTTCGAGTGTTAAGTTCGATAGGGATTTGCTTATATCGGTTCTTAATTCCATGACTTTAGTGGATAATGTTGTCAATGTTAAGGTAGATGAAGAAAACGGCATAACAGTAATGTCTGAGGATTTTGGAAATAGAAAAAAGATAATAGAATCAATGCCTTTTAATGCGCTGGAAGGCCCGTGTTTTAATTTTTCTATCGGTAAGGAAAATATACTGTCTTCCGTAAAATCACTTATAAAAGGAGATGTTGTTATGGATTGGTCTGATCAGTATAAGATGATAAAGATGTTCAATCCTAAATACGAATCAACATACGTCTTAAATCAAACATTGTATAATCTATAAACAATTAATAATATGGCTTTTAGAGAAAACAGAAGTTTTGGTACAACTTATTATTTGTATATTAATTCAGATGGTAACTTGTATGAAAAAAGTAACGAACCAAAAGAAGGTTTTGTTCAGCACATAAATCCTAATAGCGGTCAGCCGGCGGGATATTGGAAAGAGTATTATAATGGAGTAGTTGGATACATCAACTACATCGGGTTAAAGTCAAGTACTTTCTCTAATGGAAATACTGTTACTAATTTCCTTATCGTATTAAAAGATTACGAGCTTAATGAAAACTATTGTATTTCCATACCTCTCGTCAATCAAAAAGGAAATATCAAGGGCTTTGTTAAGAGCTTCGTGAAATATTACGAAAACATCGATTTCAGTCGTGAAATTTATTTCAATGTCTTTAAGAAGAAGAAAGATGACGAGTTTGGATCTTCGGAACTTATTATCGCGTATGCAGGAGTAGACGGAGAAAAAGATCAGCTTGTTGAACGTTTTTATAAAAAGGGCGTAAATGGCTGGCCTGATCCTGTTGAGGTTACAGGATTTGATGGTAATAAAAGCCTTGATTATTCAGCTCAAAACAACTTTACTTATCAGAAGATTAAGGAATATTCAAACAGGTTCAATGATTCTATTAAAGACATCAGAGCTGGTATAATGGCTAAATTAGGTTTAGGAAGTAATACTCAGCAAGAGCCTACAGCTCCTCAGGCTTATACCCATCAGGCGGCTGCTCCTCAACAGGTTCAACAACCTCAGTCTGTTCCGAGTGCTATTCCGTATCAGAATTACCAACAACCTGCTCAACAGCCAGCACAGTATCAGGCACCGGCTTATACGCCACAGCCGACTGCTCAGCCTGCTGCACCTGCCCCGGCGCCTGCTACAAGGAGCACCAAGCCTCAGCATCAGACGCAGCCGCAAGCACAGATGCCGAACTTTCCTCCTATGGAAGAAGATGACCTTCCATTTTAATATAAACATCAGCCCAGGAGAATAATATCTCTTGGGCTTTTAAAGATTGTGTAGAATGACAGTAGAAATAGTTACAAGATTTCCCCTTATTAAGCTTCGTAGGAAAGTGACAGAAGAAAGGATTATGGCGAAGCATGGGGATAAATTATGTATGATCTACTCAGAAACCAGAGAAAAATATAAGCAAGGAGATGAGTGGGTCGATGATCCTAATGATGCAGACATAAGTACTTTTCGTGAGTGCTATGAATCAACGAAGGACATAAAAAAAGAAGGTATTGTTTATTGTACTATAAAAATATGATTATGGATAAGTTAGAAGATATTGAAAGACTTCTTTCTGAAAAAGAAGATAATAAGAAGGATACTGTTTCTGAAAAGAATAACAAACATAAAAAAGAGGATAAGGTCGTTAATAAAATACCTGAATCGTATTTGACTCCAGGGTATCAGAAGACTGTTCAGGTAGGTATTAAGAAGCTGTATCCTGATGTCGTGGCACCTGAATACAAACATGATGGTGATGCCTGTTGTGATATTCGTGCATATAGAGTAGTGAAGATGATGAATGACATGGGAGTAGAAATAGATGTTCCTTCCGATTTTGAATCAATTACCTTATATCAAGGTTATTCTGTTAGAATCGGAACAGGATTCAAGTTGAATATACCAGAAGGTTGGTGTGTGAATGTGGAAGGAAGATCGGGATTCTCTTTTGACGAGGGAGTGGTAGTTACTAACGCTCCTGGCAAATGCGAATTTATCTACAAAGGAGAGTATATGGTTAATCTTACTAAAATCAATAAAAAACCGACCGTAATCCATAAAAACGATCGAATAGCTCAGATGGAAATCGTTCCACAATACAAAATGGTATTGGAAGAGGTGACAGATATTGAGGTAGAAGACGGAAATGAACGTGGAGAAAAAGGTCTTGGTAGTTCTGGAGTTAAGTAATGTTTAAATATTTTGAAAATGAGCATGTTAGGTTTTACATTCATCACAGACAGCAAGCTGTCAATGTACAGGGAGAAAGCTATTAAATCCGAAAATCTTGCAAAAGAAATTGAGGAAATGCAGGATAAGGCTGATTTTTACAAGGAAAGGCTTTCCGAACTCAAGTCAGATATCGCTTCAAAGGATAAAGAGATTTTATCTGTTGGCAAAGATCTTTCTGAGTCTAAGGAAAAGATTGACGCCTTGAAGGAAAATCAGAAAAAGCTGATAAAAAGCGTCAAGAAGAAAACGGAAGAACTTGATGCGGCCAAGGCTGATCTTGACAAAGCTAAGTCTGATCTTGATGAGGCTAATTACAAAATCAGTAACTTGGAAGAAAAGAAAAACAGTATATCATATGAATTAAAAAAGAAATCAAATGCGTTGATTGAAGCCAGGATCAGAATCGGAGATTTGGAAAACGAGGTTTCGGTTGGGTCCAAAACAATACAAGAGTTAGAATCGAAGCTGAAATTAATGCAAGTAGAATTAAGAGGCTACCAGATAGGTATAATCGGTAAAGACAAAAACGATGTCGCTGAGCCGGAATTGGATAAAGATGAGGAGTCGAATAAGGATGTGGCAGAACCAGAGAAGTCCGATGTTGTTCCTGAGACGGATGTGATTCAGGAAGAAGCCGGTGATATTGTGGAGTCTGAAAACGAAGCTGAACGAGTAAAAGACACTAAAAAGAAGAAGAAAAAGAAATAATTATTTTAATCCTTTTTATATTTTAATGTTTGCCATATTATGGGTTAGTACTTAACTTTGCGTTGAGAGAGTTTTTAGGATAATTATTGGTTAATATTTAGCTGTTATATGCAGGCGTCTGTGAAGGCTCCTGCATATTTTTAAGGTCCTGTAGCTTAGTGGTGAAAGCAGGCGGCTCATAACCGCAAGATCGTGGGTTCAAATCCCTCCGGGACCACTGTCCAATGGTGTAGTGGTAGCACAACAGATTTTGGTTCTGTTAGCGGAGGTTCGAATCCTCCTTGGATAACGGTACATATTTTGTGTAAAGTGTTAATTATCTCGGTGTTTGCGGTGTGTGAACATAGCAAACATTAAATAGCCTGGTAGTTAAACGGATATAACAAAAGTTTCCTAAACTTTAGTTCCGGGTTCGACTCCCGGTTGGGCTACAATATGGCCGATTGGGTGAATGGTTTAGCCGGAGGTCCGCAAAACCTTTTATGGCGGTTCGATCCCGCCATCGGCCTCTAAATTAATATAACATGAGAAGAATTTTATATACAAAAGAATTGCTTGAAGGTATAGTAAGGAATGTTCATACATATTCAGATGTATGTAGAGCTCTTGGATTGTATCCTAATTCTGGAAATATAAAAACGTTACATCATAAATTTATTATTTTTAAAATAGATACCTCTCATTTTTATAAATCTAAAGAATTGTCAACATTTAGGATAAATAGGCCGCTTAATGAGATACTTGTTGAAAATTCAAATTATTTAAATACTGATTGTCTTAGAAGAAGATTAATAAAAGAGGGATTAAAGGAGCGAAAATGTGACATATGTGGTATTTCAAAATGGATGGAAAAGGATATATCATTACAGCTTCACCATATAAATGGTATAAAAAGTGACAATAGGATAGAAAATTTGCAAATATTATGCCCTAATTGTCATTCTCAAACATTGAATTATAAAAATAAAAAATGAACTACCCAGAGCAACAAATGCTTAAGATCCTTAATAGGGATCTGTTAAGTAATCCGATGTATGTTATTAACAATCTTCATATATATGATTGGGAATCTGACTTCCTGGCCATAACAAGATCATTGTACGCTTATGAAGTAGAGGTCAAGATGTCTAAACAAGATTTCTTTAACGACTTCAAAAAGGATAAAAAACATAAGGTTCTTAAAGACGGCATTATTAAAGTAGGTGGTGTTATAAGCTATCCTCCAAACTATTTCTACTACGCCTGTCCGCCTAATATGATTGACGTAAGTGAAGTTCCGTCTTATGCTGGACTGATTTATGTCGATGTTAGTAAAAATAGGAAGAACATCGTTAAGGCCGCACCTTTAATTCATAGACAGAAGTTTGATGTAGTGGGCAGGAAACTGGTGGATAAGTTTTACTACAATATGCTTACTTGGAAGAAAAGAGCTATTTCAAACGTGTATGCTGACCCAGCCAAGGAAAGAGAGAAGGGCGTGCGTGCCGGAGCTGAGGCTGTGAGGAAGTCGGCCTGGGATGCGTTCAGGGCGCAGTGCCCGCACATCGCTTTTCCCTATGGAAAAGAATTTCCGATGTGTGACGATCATGAACAAGATCATCCCATGAGAGACTGCATACTTCAGTGTGAAAAAGGTAGAATATTTAAAAACGTATTAAAATGAGCACCCCACGTGAATTAAGCAGGATAGCTAATAAAATAGCCAGTAAGATGACTGATGATGGATGGGTCAGCCCCGGTAGAAAGAATCTTGTCTCTGATAAGAAGGTCATGGAATTAATAGATTTGATCTTTAATGAAATATGGAGGGAATTAGATGACGGGAAAAGAGTCCATATCATAAAACAGATGATTTTTAAAAAGATTTTTGTCAGTAGGCAAAAAGATAAATACTACATACAATGCATAGAAAAAAGGGACGCCAAATAGACGCCCCTTTTCTTTTTCTGTAAGTAATTGTTATTTCATTACTTTCCTTACCAACTTAGAAACAGCTTGAGTGATAGTCCACCTGATGTTTGCATTAACGTTGATAGTCTGAGGAGTACCGTTTGCATTCAAGTGAATTACCGTCTTGTCTATTTCCAAGAACGGATCACCTGCTGTCTGGGTAATAATCGTATTAGCCTTCTGACCTCCGGCGGCCGTCACCTTAAGAGTATTTACCAGATCGTTTATATCAGTGTTCGCAGCAATATCGGAGAATACGATACTGAAAGCAAAGGCTCCTGTTGCACCAGGGTCGTCGGCGATAACAGCGCCGTTGTTGGTAGCCTTACCTGCCGCCTGATAGGAGGTAGGTATTTCCAACGTCAGAGGATGAGTTTCGTCCGGAGTTAAGGAGAACGTTAATTTAGTTGAGTTACTTGTACCTTTGATTGTTATAGTACCACCTTCTTTCCCTACAGATGCAGTAGGATCTATTTTTACGAACTCAGCTACCGGATATTGGTTGATGGTAGCACTTTTCTTAACATCCCCTGATTCGGCACCAAATTCTACTCGTTGCGTGCGCTGTACACGACCTTCGTATTTTTCACCTGATACGGTAACCGCCTGATCACCATCACCTGATCCCGGATTGAAGGTTACAAAACCTATTTTCATTTCTGCCATGATATTTATTTTTAATTGATTAAGATACATACAAATATACGATTGTTTTTATTCTCTTACGTCATTGATCTATTTTTATTAAATACGTAGTGCTATGGTTTTTTTTTATCATGTCTTAATCCTATTTATTTCTTTGTTGATTATTTATTATGTATGTTTGCAACATCAATATAAAACATTATAACCATGAAAGTAGATTTTTTTAACAGTAAGGATTTTTTAGGATCTAAAACTAAAGAAAGCAAGATCCGGAAGTTGTCAATCAGCAAAAGTAAGAGAATGACTATCTCTGTCGATAATTTGAATTGGATGGGGGTAACGGATGCGGTTGTTATCGGCTTAGAAGAAGGGAAGATATTTGAAGGAGTTGAAAATACGGTCTTTTATCTGGCTGCTTCTGATGTTGAAGACGAGAGATCGTTTAAGGTAAATAACCTTGGTGTAAAATACAAGAGAGTTTACTTAAAAGACCTGCTCGATTATCTTGGATGGGATATAGGAGAAAATTCTTATGCTGTGTATGATATTATAAAAGAAGACAGTAATCTATTCCGTCTTCAGCTTAGGGTAATAAAAAAGAGTAGGAGTGAAAAATGATGAACGATTTGGATATTAAAAACAAAAGAATACTGCTATTCGATTTTGACGGGACGCTTATAGAAACCGCTTCTGGGAATACGTTCGCTACAGACTTGACAGATATGAGGATTAAGATGGATGTGGTGAATAAGGCTCTTGACCTCATGCAGGAGAACGGCGTTAAGGTGTTTGCTATCGTAAGCAATCAAGGAGGAGTAGAAGCTGGGTTTGTTTCTGGAGCTGATATTGAAGCTAAGATAGAATACATACTGAGATCCGTACATGATCTGGCGACAAAGAGAGGCATAAGAGGCGTCCTATATGAAAAAAGGTTGTGTTATTCAAATGACGAACAAAATCCGATGAGGAAGCCTAACACGGGCATGATTGATGATATTCTTATGAAGTGTAAAGACACGGTAATGCGTGGTATGAACTTTAGTCAACTTAAGGGATGTTCGTTGATGGTCGGGGACGCCAGTGGTCTGCCAGAGCAGTTCTCTGATTCGGATAAGGTATGTTCTGAGAATGCCGGTATTGACTATATGGACGTTATCACGTTTGTTGGTAAATAATTTTAGGTAGTTATGTGCAATATTATGAAGGTGAATAAAACGGCGATAGTTTATCATAAATCGGATTTAGATGGCGTTGTGTCGGCAGCCATCGCAACTATGTACGAAAACAGTAAAAACAAGGATGTTATTTATATCCCGTATTCGTATGAAGATGATGTTAAGAAAGTTGTTGACAAAGTGCGTGACTTAGATGTTGTTTATGTTCTTGACGTGTCTTTCGGAGCCGATTCTAAAACGGTTTTCAAAAAGTGGCTTGATGAAGGAAAGAGCCTGATGTGGATAGATCACCATAAGGGAATTATTGAGGACAGTAAGACATGGGGGTTCGTAGTTCCAGGGTTAAGGAGAGTCGGTGTCGGTGCGTGCGCTCTGGCCTCGGACCTGCTGATGGGGAAGGTGCCGGCGATCGTCCGGTGCCTGTCAGACTACGATGTGTGGAATAAAGAATCTGAATTAGGCTGGGATACGGTAGTAGCTGTCCAGTATGCCTTGAGATCAAAAATAAGACTCAATGTATTAATAGCATTGTCGTATTTGTATGACCATTTTAAAGAAAATATGAAGGATAATGAGGTTGATCTTATTTTTTATGATCTCGCTAAAGAAGGACGTGCTATAATTAACTACATGGCTGGTAAAAACGAACAAGAGGTAAGTGCGTGCTCGTTCGAAGCGTATGTTGATGAGGTGAAGGTCGTGGCGATGAATACCGTAGAATCAGGTTCTAAAGTATTTGATTCTCTTACACGAGACTGGTTAGACGGTAGGAAAATTAAAGCCCTGATGCCATTTTGTATCATGCCAGGTGGTAAAGTCCGGTTCTCTCTTTATGAATGCGTAGAAGACAGCGTAGATTGCTGTGAGGTAAGTAAGAGATTCGGCGGTGGAGGACATGCTGGTGCTGCTGGATTCGTTATAGACGTATCAAGTGACCAGTTTAAGGACTTTCTTGAAAGTAAAAAACTTTTATCGAAATGAAGCGTGAATTATATCAGTTCTATCCGGAAGTCTATCCTTTTAATCTGTGGATATACGTAGGAAAAGACGTATCTGGCATGGTAGAATGTTTCAATAACGATTTTAGTTACGTAGATAATAGCAAGGCCGTAACCGTATCCGTTCCATACGGAGGGTGTAAATTAAATACTAATACGGGATTTTTGATATGGTTTCTTAATAAGAAAATAATTGATTTTGAAACAGTTTGCCATGAAGCATCCCATGTTTCTACTGAAGCTTTTAATTTCTTAGGAGAAGAAGTAAAAAACTCAGAACCATTCTCGTATCTCAATGGATGGATAGGAAGAAAGTGCGAGGAAGTAAAGATCGGAATAGCCGAAGATAAACTAATATGGGAAAGTAAATAATTACCGTCGTAAAATAAGTATGGGGAACTTTGGATAGGTTCCCCATATTTTTATGTGATGGGAGAGATATGAAAGATGTTTATGTGATGGGAGAGATATGAAAGATGTTTATGTGATGGGAGAGATATGAAAGATGTTTATGTGATGGGAGAGATATGAAAGATGTTTATGTGATGGGAGAGAGGGGGTACCTATCACGAACCTCCCGCCCCCGAAACGCGTTTTCTCCCCCGCACCCCCTTCGCTGGAAAACCGGAAACGCGTTTTTACCTCAAACCTACAAACTGCCTGATTATCAATCACTTATTTAAATTGTTGTAAATCAGAATGTTATGATAACTCGTTGATTGTAAGCCACTTAAATAAGCATATATCCTACATATTAATGTACGCGTATAATACCGCTCTTGTGTGTTTTGTAACTTGCTGAAAATCAGATGATAGAATCGAAATTAATACAAGTTAACAAAAAAAAGATAGCATATATATTTGTAGTGCTTGAAAATGTTGTATATTTGCAATGTGATCAAGCGAGACCACAAGTTGACATGATGGCCCTATATAGTCCTACCGTTGGGGGGATACTATATTTGTATCTGTTAATCGCTCACGTTGTGGGCTATTAAGTTGAATACCATTTGTTTAACAATTAAAATATATTGACATGATGACGAAAAAGAATTTGGGAAAACTGCAAAATGCAGTTATCAAAGAGAATGCCTCCTACTTGGTAGGCGCGGTAAAGCTGTACAACGCTTTATTCGCCAACTGTTCCGATCTAAAGGCCATTTGTAGGGCCTTGGAAATCCCCGTTGAATACGCGGTAAAGGTTTCAGCTCTGGCAAGGGATAAAAAAAACCTTGTCACAGTGTGCAGCCAAATGTTACCTAAAGTGGGCGGCACCTTCGTAAAGTTTACCTTGTATTCAAAAATATACAAGGATAGCAAGGTGAACAAGGAAAAAGGGATCGCGAGTAAAGAGGTGAAGAATATCGCCTACGGTGAAGAGTATAAGCCTTTTGGGTTTGCTTCTCCCGAACCTTTAGAAGGTAAGAACAGCGCAAAGTGGCTCACTCGTGAAACCGACGAGTATAGAGCTACTTATGTAGCGGTAAAAATTACCTCTTATTCGATCCGAATGATTGCGAAGTGTGTAAGCGAATACCTTGCACACGAAAGCAATCAGCAGTAATGAGGCGAGGCGGACGCCGTTAAGTCCGCCAAAGGTTCGGCGCGTACCTTAACGCGCCTGTTCGCCGTTGGTAGTGGGTGCACGTCCCGCGAATGCTTTAGACAGAAGCTACCAAAACAAAAAGTTCTTTTATATATTGGGGGATAGATATACCGGCCCTTGCCGTTGGCAGTCAAAGGGTTGGTATTACTGCATGAACTACGTTGAATAAGCGCGGTTTATGTTAGGTATGTAAGTATAGTTTAGAAAGCATACCGTTGTACGAGGTTTGTCTCCATATCGGAACGTGTCTTACTGATTTACACGTTAAATAGAATCGGGCTGTGGAGAATCACAGGGCGCAAACATGTAGCCTACCATGTAGGAGCATGGAACGTCAAAACGCAAGGACACAAGAGCCTTTATACGTGGCTAAATTGTGTAGCAGACGGTAAATAGAATAACGGTATAACACGGGCCCACACGTAAGAACTACGTGTTAATTGTGGGCTGTTGGTTGTAGCATAATTCGTAAGAATGGATGCGCATTTGGTTCGATTCCAGAGCAACCTCTTTATTAACTTATTGATCAGGCAGTCGCAAACCTGAATAAAAACGCATGAAAACTATGACGGAAGCTATTTTGATTGAATCAAGAGTGACTGAAGAATTTTTCGTCTACTTTGAGAAAGACGGAAAATTCGTAGAAGGTGGGTTCACCTTCAGATCCAGGAGGAAAGCAAGGAAATTTGCTTTCTCGCACAAAAAAGTGCTTGAAAGCATGTGATATGTGAGAGATGGTATAACGGCCATCTCTCTTTTTTTATAATAAAATAATGGAAAAGAAATTCAAAAATCATTGGGTGGATGTTCGCGGTCTGTCCAGGAAAGAAGCTGCAAAGAAACGGAATGCGGCGTATCGAGAATTTATGTTGTATCGTGATCTCAAAGAAGCGTATCATGCCGGTACAGGAAAGGACAAATGCAAACGCAAAGTCCATACATCACGAACATACGTGAAAGAAAATATAAACAGTATTTAAACAGGAATAGGGTTGTTCCGAATGTCGGAGCAGCCCTATTTTTGTATCCTACTCTTTCTGTTTACGGGTAGGGTATTCTGAGAGTGAACGGCGGATGTAAGCTATATTGGTCTAAAACGAAACTAAAATAGGATAGTTTGGATATAATGCCGGTATTTTGTCTATATCATGTCGTTAAAATTGGTCTAAAACGAAACTTGAGGCGGTTTTCTGACCCAAAATAGGGCGTCGGATGCCGCCTTTTTCGTCTCTATGGATTGAAAATTAGGCTTATTGTATTTTTCTTAAAAATGAGGTGTGCTTGATTATCAATTAGTTAGGTTTTATAATCCCCGTATTTTCGGACATACTTATTGTAATTTTTTTTATTTTATGTGGTGGTTTTTATTAGTAGCTGACCTGTATTTTTTATCGGTTGGAGTAAGGTCTATATTAGAGTACGGACCAGATCAGTATAATATTGTGATGGTTTTTTGCTTTTCGTTTTTGGCTTTGATTATAGGTCTGAATATCTATCTTGATAGTAGGAGTAGGCGGTAGGGCGTGGGCTGAAGGTTCTCTATTCTCTCTATGGAATGATATTATCTCCAAACACCCCACACTTCATGCCAGAGTATAAGTTTGTAGCGCTCTCCGTATGCCAGTAGTGAGGCGGTAGGGCGTGGGTTCTATGCGGAAAGCCGGAGGATTAGCGGGAGTTGGAGAGGGGGATAGGGAGGACACTCTTTTCCAACAAAATTCAATAGATCAGAGCTTTAAGACAGCATTTTGTAGTTTTTTCCAACAAAATTCAATAGATCAGAGCTTTAAGACAGCATTTTGTAGTTTTTTCCAACAAAATTCAATAGATCAGAGCTTTAAGACAGCATTTTGTAGTTT